TTGGTAGCCATGGACAGTTTCGAAATGTCGACCCTTGCCTTATCAAGACAATGCTCTTCCTCTGAGCTACACGGCTAAAATCTGGCAGGAGATATAGGATTCGAACCTATGCGTGTCGGAATCAAAATCCGATGCCTTGACCAACTTGGCGAATCTCCAACAAAGCCTGGTGGTAATAGTTGGACTCGAACCAACGATAGGTTGCGTATGAAGCAACTGCATTAGCCACTATGCTATATTACCATATAGAGGCACTCTCAACAGCAGGCCTAGGAGGCAATCTAGTTGCTGAAACTTTTGCATCTGCAGATACTCAGCTTCTTCTCCCGCTTTGACTTACGCCAAGAATGCTTTTATATGGTAGGACGTATTGGATTCGAACCAATGACCAATAGATTAAAAGTCTACTGCTCTACCAACTGAGCTAACGTCCCACAAATCTTACCACTCTTATCACTGTCCATTTGGACTCTCCTTAAAAATTTGTTGGTGGAGGATAGCGGGGTCGAACCGCTGACTGAAGCTTGCAAAGCTACTGTGTTCCCAACTATACCAATCCCCCAAAAACTGGTACCACCTGAGCGAGTTGAACGCCCTACCCCCAAGTTCGTAGCCTGGTGCTCTATCCAAATGAGCTAAGGTGGTATAAATGGTGCCCCCACCATGAATCGAACACGGGACAACCTGATTACAAATCAGGTGCTCTACCAACTGAGCTATAAGGGCTATATCTGGCTCCTCGACCTGGGCTCGAACCAGGGACAACTTGATTAACAGTCAAGTGCTCTACCAACTGAGCTATCAAGGAATAAAATAGTTAACACACTCCGAGGAATGTATGTATTAAAGCACTCTAAAATACTTAGGCTGCCTGTTCTTAAAGAATGCTTTAATACGCTGTAATTTTTCACTTCACAAAAGAAGCTTCATCCTACAGGCCGCCCATTTGCCCATGTTTTAAGTGCAGGTCAGGCTCGCGTTGCCTATGCACACTTTATGCTTTGCTAGTTTCAATCACTCTATTTCGATTGCCTGTTAGCAGTTGCATTCTTGTGAATTTACCTTCAATCAATTTTTTTGTCATCTCGGGAGTGAGTGCGTACCCTAGTCCTTCGTTGGCTCTTTGATCAATTTCTGTGTAAACACACTTATGTTCAGTTTTACTTTCTTCTCTAATCATTTGTTCCTTAAAAACAAAACCCCAGGGTTTTTAGTCCTGGGGTCCTTTTAGAATTTGATGTATTTTTATTACATCTTGTCTCCTACGGACCCCTGCGTACCTGGAATTGTAATCCCACAGTTAAAATTAAAACCGCGTGACCAGGCAGATGCTGTCTGGTGCATAATGGGTTTCAACGATAATGTGAAATGCTTGTTCATCTTAGTTTCTATTGTACTTTATTTATGTCTTAGAGTCAACCTCTAAGGTAAAAATTTTGTGTTGTATTTATACAACACTCCTGTGTTGGTTGCGGGGGAAGGACTCGAACCTCCGGCTTCCAGGTTATGAGCCTGGCGGTCTACCACTGACGTACCCCGCGGTAAAAGTTAGAGTTTTTATGTTGGCGGTCTTAGGGGGTAACGATCCCCACTCTTACGGCGTGACAAGCCGTCGTGCGTCCATGAACACTTTAAGACCAAATTTTTATAGTCAAGCACCGAGAATGCCAATTTAGACGTCCGGTGCTTCCGTGTCAAAGCCGATGCAGTTATATCAGGATCAGTCGCCGGCCGCTGTGACCCGAATAGTGTATGCGTCCATACACGATACCTTATCGATGCTTGACTATAAAAACAAAACATTTTTAAGTACATTTAAACCTTTCTTCAGTGCTATGGACACTATCTCCTATTCCAAGTAGGCGTAGGGTATGTACTTAAAAATGCTCTGCATCCCCCGGCGGTAATTATAGAGTATCAAGATATGACGCTATCATACCCATCACACACTCCTTCCACCCGCTTCCCGACAGGAACCGTTATCGCATTGCCAGCGGCCTTTGGGTTTAAAGACTACCACCCGTAGTTGTCACACTACTTCTCATCCTGTGGGTCACAGTATCCAGAGACTAATCCGGAACGTTCTGGTGGAGATGGATGGATTCGAACCACCGCGCTTTTTACAGAACAGATTTACAGTCTGCCGCCTTCAGCCACTCGGCCACATCTCCATGTCTGGTACTCGATAGCGGAGTCGAACCGCTCTTATGCGGATGAAAACCGCATGTCCTAACCGATAGACGAATCGAGCAAATAAGGGAGAGCCACGGTTGCAGGACCTAGTGCTTTGTTACCAAAGGAAGTATCCAGGCGATGTGACTCTCAAAACTTGGCGGAGCGACTGGGAGTCGAACCCAGTCAACGCTTTAACACGTTGTACGGATTAGCAATCCGCTGCCTTACCGTTCGGCCACCGCTCCAAAATTTACTATATTAAAAAATACTAAAGGAACCATTGTGCATCTATGTCTACCTATACAACCGTCTTGTATAGGCCTGCACGGTCATTACTGCCTACATGCTCCGCCGCTTTTCTGGACATTTCTGCCCGGTTTCATAGACCTAGTTTGAGCGTGGGCGGCCCCACTGTCCTCGCTGTAGATCCCTAACGGTGTAGGTAACCTTTAATACATTTTAATATAGCAACCCTTGCGGGCTACTATACAAAAACTCTAACATTGTTAAAGAACATTGTTGATTTCTCAACGTATGCATCAATTATATGATACTTTGCAATTTTTGTCAACTACTTGTTTGTTGTATTTTTACAACACTCTGTTGTTGCCCGGAATTGCTTCCTTCATGTTTCTATTGTACTAGATCTGTCAATTCTGGTCTACCTACAAAAAGAAAACCCGCCTAGTTGGCGGGTCTTTATTAGCAGTACTTTCTAGTTATCTAGATTTCCCAAGACCCGCATTGCACATGTGCTCATAGTTGTAACTCACGAAATCTCGTGCGTCACACTTGGTGTACATGGACAATGATTGATAGTTCATAGTACTATTATATATCCATAATCTGTAATTGTTATAGAATTTTATCAGCGGTGTTAACTAGGTCGTCAAACTGTTTAATTTGCCATTGATGCTGTTTGGCAAGATTGAGAATATTATCAACATTATTGCAAGCTAATTTTATTAAATTTTGATGATTGTGTTTGATATCGTTAATTAAATCATTCTCTAGGGCATCGATGTTATTAACTAAAAATTCCACGTTTTCAACAATTGCATTTAATCGTTGTTCGTGGTTAAGTATGTTGTCATATTTAACTGGCAAATATTCTTCAAAGGTTTTGAACCCCATAGTTGATAGTTGTTTGAGTACACCAGGAATTCCAGCAATTATAAAAGCATGATTATTTAATATTGGAATCCAGGTTTTTTCTGTGAAAAAAACAGTATCAAACGAATTTGTATTATTAAATATAGTTTCGGGTACAATTGAAAAACCTGTACTATCATAAAGTTTAACGTCGTAAGGTACCGGAAGAAAAAAATAAGAGTGGCCAGACGGTTTAAATTTAACACTATCTGGTTGACGTTGATATTTGTTTGTAAAATCAATGTATTCGTCAACTGTTATTTCAGGCACAGTTGAATGTTCTTGATTAATTTTATCTTTAATTGGATAAAACGACCATATGCTGTTTTCTAACAAATTCTTCTGTTGTAACTTATATAACAATCGAGTTCTGTTGAGTTTAGATGGTTTGCCAGTTAAGAATAAAAATGGATTTTTTACATCGGGTATTTTTTTAAAATCGCATAGTTTTTTAACTACAACTTCGTTATAGATTCTAACCAAGAAATAATCAATTAACAAAACATCATCAACAGCTGGATCTAACAAGTCTTGGTAATATGGTTGATACCAGGAATCAAGTATAACAAAAATTCTTCCTTTTAATTTTCTTTTTGCTGTTTGTACTAGGTTTTTATACCCTTGTCTCCAGTTAGTAGACATTTTATAATAAGGTACTTCCCACACACTAGCTAAAATAGTATCACAGTCTGTGTCGTACTCTTTAAGAAAATTTTCAGCCTGTTCAACGGAAAAAGTATCTCCTTGAAAGATATATGCTTCACATCTGATGACTTGATGTTTTTTGTGCATTAGCTGTTCAGAACTTTGGCCACCGAATTCATAACACTGGCAATACGGCCAATATCACGTAATTGCTCTACTGTGTATCCTTCTTGCTTGAGTGTTTCGTAGTGCGCTTTCACACAGAAGTGGCACTTGCCCACAATACTTGCGGCTAAACTAAATGCCTCAAAGTTTGACTTGGTAGTTCCACCGTGACTGGCAATGGCATTCATGCGTAACTGTGCTGGCAATCCTTTAAGAGCAGGATCGTCAGCCATCTCAACGTAGGGATACCATACATTGTTCTGTGCCATAATTGAAGCGGCGGTCATTGCTGATTCAGCATGTACTGGTTGATCCGCTAACATAACAGCTAATACCTTTCCGTTACCAGTTGCGGCGAGTGCGGCCACAGCACAACCCATGGCCACATCAGCATCCAATGTGCTACGCACAAGAACAGCATCAAGGTTTAACTTGGTGTCCTTGGCGTAGTCTGGCAACGCAGTTTTAATTGCGTCAATAAATGCCATTATAGTGTCTCGCCGCCAACGGTACGGTTACAGGCACATAGTTCGCCAGTCTGTAACGCATCCAACACACGCAGAGTTTCTTCTGGGCTACGACCAACATTCAAGTTGTTCACAGTAACGTGCTGGATAACGTTGTCTGGGTCAACGATGAATGTGGCACGAAGTGCGGCACCTGCTGGAGCATAGAACACGCCCAACTGCTCAATAAGACTTACACCGCCACGTTCTTCGCCAGGTTGGTGACGAGCAGTATCAGCAAACTGGTGATGTATAATCTTGCGCAAGTCATCGTGTGACTTTTGCCATGCTACCTTACAGAACTCGTTGTCTGTCGAGCCTGTGAGTAAAACTGCATCACGCTCGGCAAAGTCACCTGCTAATTTGTCATATGCTACAATTTCTGTAGGGCATACAAATGTAAAGTCCTTTGGATAGTAAACAATTACTTTCCACTTGCCTTCAAATGATTTTTCTGTAATTGTATAGAAGGCATCTTCTGGTTGTCCTGGCTTGACACCTGTTACTGCAAATGGGGTTAATTTATCGCCAACTGTTTTCATGTTATTTTCCTTTGTTAAAATGTTACTCAGTGTTTGTACTGAGTGTTTATTATAATATTATATATCTATATAATCAAGCAGATTTATGGATTTTTCTTGAAATTGTTTTAATAACGACAATAGAAAAAATCAATAACTCTTGTTAAAAAGCCCGGACAATGTCCGGGCTTTTAGATTACATCATTCCCATTCCGCCAGGAGGTCCTGATTTATTGTCTTCGGGCATGTTGTTGATTGCGCACTCTGTGGTCAAGATCAACCCTGATACACTAGCGGCGCTAACCAACGCTGTACGTGTTACCTTGGTTGGGTCAATAACACCTTGTTCAACCAAATCACCATAGGTGTCAGTTGCGGCATTGTAACCATAGTTGCCTGAACTGTTGGCAACAGCATTAACTACAACGCTGGCTTCTGCACCGGCATTATAAGCAATAGCACGAAGTGGTTCCTCACAAGCACGTAGAACAATCTGAATACCTGCATTTTGTTCTGCGTTGATACCTGTTAGTCCTTTAACTGCCTGTTGCGCACGGATTAGCGCAACACCACCGCCGGCTACAATTCCTTCTTCAACTGCGGCACGAGTAGCATGTAGAGCATCGTCAATACGGTCTTTCTTCTCCTTCATTTCTACTTCTGTTGCGGCACCTGCACGGATAACTGCAACACCGCCAGCCAACTTGGCCACACGCTCTTGCAATTTTTCACGATCGTAATCGCTGGTAGCATCTTCAGCCTGTACTTGAATTGACTTCACCCGAGCACCGATTGCATCTTTGGTACCGGCACCATCAATGATAATGGTGTTGTCTTTGCCAATCTCAACACGGCCTGCTGAACCCAGATCAGCCAGTGTGACTTTTTCTAAGGACAAGCCTAGTTCTTCAGCAATTACCTGTCCACCAGTCAAAACAGCAATGTCTTCCAGCATGGCTTTGCGACGGTCACCAAAGCCCGGTGCTTTGACAGCACAGGTACGCAGAATACCTCGCATGTTGTTTACAACCAAAGTGGCCAGGGCCTCGCCTTCAACATCTTCGGCAATGATCAAAAGTGTACGACCTGACTTAGCAACCTGCTCAAGCACCGGTAATAGATCACGAATACTGCTGACTTTCTTGTCGTAGAGCAAGATAAACGGATTGTCTAATTCGACTGTTTGTTTTTCTTGATTGCTGATAAAGAACGGGCTTAGGTAGCCACGATCAAACTGCATGCCTTCCACAATCTCAAGCTCGTTTTCCAAGCTCTTGCCATCTTCCACAGTGATAACACCTTTGCTACCAACCTTGGCCATTGCTTCAGCAATGATGTTGCCAATGCTGGAATCGCTGTTGGCACTAAGACTGGCAACCTGTGCAATTTCCTTGTTGGTAGTGCAGTCTTTGGTTTGCTTTTTAAGTTCTTCTACAATGGCACTGGTAGCAAGATCAATACCACGTTTGAGATCCATTGGATTCATACCAGCGGCCACGGCTTTCATGCCTTCTTTCACAATACTCTGTGCAAGTACAGTGGCAGTGGTTGTACCGTCTCCGGCTTTGTCAGCAGTCTTGCTAGCAACTTCCTTGACCATCTGGGCGCCCATGTTTTGCAATGGGTCTGATAGTTCAATCTCACGGGCAACACTAACGCCGTCTTTGGTAATTGTTGGAGCACCAAAGCTCTTTTGAATTACTACATTACGACCTTTGGGTCCTAGGGTAACCTTCACTGCATCAGCAAGAATGTTAACACCTTCGATCAAACGAATGCGACTGTTGTCGCCAAAATTTACTTGTTTTGCGGTCATGTTATTTCTCCTTATTCAACAATAGCCAAAATGTCATCTTCTTTAAGAACAGTTAGTTCTTCACCGTCAACTTTTACCTTTTGGCCAGAGTACTGACCAAACATAATACGGTTGCCAACTTTAACAGTCAACGGAATAACTAGACCTTCTGTGGTAATTCTACCATTTCCGGTAGCTAGTACTTCGCCTGTTGTGGGTTTTTCTTTGGCTGCATCAGGGATAACAATACCGCCTGGGCTCTTGTTTTCTGCGTCTAGTAAGCGGACGAGAACGCGATCGTGCAATGGTGTTAAAGCCATATTTTTCTCCTTTAAATTAAGCAAGATTTTATTCATGACCCATGAATGGCATCACGAATCAATATTTATAATTCGTTATTTTATACTATACAAAAAATATTTGCAACCAATTAGGTAAAAGATAACTCGGTTGTAATTTTATGCAGTCGGTCAAATCTAAAACTACGCCATTCTTGTTTTTCCAAGTCATACACCCGCACAACATCCTCTGTGGGTTCTTTGCGTTCTTTCTTGGGGAGTGCCGATTCTGTAACAGTTTCCCATTTGATCAAGTCGTGATTAAGAGTACATTTCATTTGTCGAATTGTACCATCAGCCTTGACAAACTCAAGGCTGACAGAACCTGCTTGTAGCAAACTACGCACCCAATCTCTAATGACCATTTTCTGCGTGTCATCTGCTTCTTGGTACTGTGTGCCAGGAGCACTTTTAAGCAGTCGTACCATTTCTTGTTTAGACCAATCCATAATTACCTCACTTGTGTTTTAATGCAAACCAACTGGCAGTTGCATTGTTGTAAAAGAAAAAAATTGTATATTTAGGTTTCATTTCGTGACCATTTATTGCATCAAACTTGGGAGGATGATATTGAAAGTCAAAGTCGGAGCCTTGTTGAAGACCGCTGTCTCTCAACTCTTGTACTATTTCCATAACACGAGTTGGGTTGTGTCCTTCGAGAGTTACTTCGATCATGCCCACCTCAGTAAGAACAATGTTAACATTTTTTCATCTCTAAATTCAAATACACCTTCTCCGATGAATCTCCAACCATCTATTGCATTATTTCCAAATTGCTCTTTGCACCAATCTATGCAAGGTGTCCACCCCACATATACATGTTTAGAAACGCGACCGTTTACAGGAGGCGTAATACTGGCCACATACCACCCTGATAAACTGTTAATCATCTTCCCATTCAATTGGCGTCCATCCAAGTTTACGTAGATCTTCTCGGATCTCTTCTGTGACTACACCTTCGGCAACGTAGTCTCTGCCATCAGAATCCAATGTGGGTTCGTACCCATCTAATCCAAAACCGTTTTCTTTGTTACCAATGCCGCTACAGTACCAATCAATGTAGTCGCCTTTTTCTTGCATGTCTGCAATGATACCACCACTATGACGCCAACTACAACTCCACCGCTGATTCTTTAAGATAGGCCAAGTTTCTAATTTTTGAAACTGCATGTTACACATGGCCGCATACAAGTTCTGTGCATAATTGTCGCTGGCTTTTACTTTGTCACAGATCCATAAAGTACTGCGTAGATCGTACTCCATATTGTCTTTTTGCCACTCAGGATCGTGGATCTTGTTAGCATCGTCAATCTTGATCTGTTCCCACATGTCAATATAGTCTTGGTCAGGCTCTTGGCCTGCTTCTTCTGCCCGCTTGATAGCACCTTCTACTTGGAAGGTATTACGCTCAGGACTGCTGTTTATCTTGGTCATTGCAGTTTTCTTGTGGGCTCGTCGTTAAAACTGTTAAACAGTTTTTCTGCCAGCGCAGGATCTTCTTCCATGAGTTCTTCAAAGTCCACAGCTCGACTTTGTTCTGCTAATTCTTCTGGTGTTAGATTAGAAAACATTTCAACAAGCTCTTTCTGCAAAGCATCAAGTTCTTCTTGTGTTCCATCAAAATCATCAAATGCACCAGGTGCAAACTCTACTTTTGATTTCTGCGAATTAGTCATTGTAAATCCTTGTTATGGTCCGGCCTACAGGAATCGAACCTGTATTGATAGCTTAGAAGGCTACTGTTCTGTCCATTGAACTAAGGCCAGGTTGTTGGTGCGACTGGCCGGAATCGAACCGGCATGCCCTTGCGAGCGAGAGATTTTAAGTCTCTTGTGTCTACCTATTTCACCACAGTCGCAATTGTCTGGTGGGCCGTCTGTGAGTCGAACACAGCACCAATGGATTATGAGTCCACTGCTCTAACCAACATGAGCTAACGGCCCTATAAACGTAATTATATTAGAATTTGTTTTTGTTGTCAACAACTGAATCCATACCCAGCAGACCCAATTGTTCTCGTAGGACTTGTTCGACCATTTGATTAAATGTAATGTCGCGTTCGTGTGCCATTTTCATCAGTGTAAACATGCCATCATCTGACAGATCAATAGGCACACTCACACGGGTATCATACACTTCTCCGGCTTTGATAGCAAGACATTTTTGGATAAAGTCGTCGTCCACTTCTAGATCCACATAGTCAACATCGTCCCAGGCTTGGTTCAGCATTTCGCCGCGAGTCTTGGCTTCTTTGTTGTACTTTTTAACATAGTCGGGATTGATCATGCGATATGCACGATTGTTGGTGTAGTCGCAGACTGCTACTTCGTAGACCTTTTGACTCTTGGTACTGAATACAATATTGAAACTCCACCCACCCTGGTCGTGAACACCGTTCCAGCTACTTAGCTGGTAACTATTTGATCCGTAACAGTCCCAGCCAAAATCACCACCTTCGGTGATTTTATAGTCAACTAGTTCCATCCATTCTTTCATTGTGATCATATGATATACTCCTGGTTAGATACTGATTATACACTTATGCAATTTTAAAGTCAACAAGACAACAACGTGTTTGATGTTTTTCATGTCGTTGGTATGCCGTTTTTAATTCTTCTTTGCGCATGCGATATTTTGGTGTGCGCAAATCTTTGGCAACAAAGTTTCTAGGTTTGGATTGTTTGATTTTCATACTGCACCATTAAAAGTTAACTCCACGAACATCAGTATTTAAGTTGGGCTTCATGCTACGGATCATGTCACGCTCAAAATTGTGAGCTTCTGTTTTGCCACGCACCACAGCCATCACACGAACAGTGAATGAGTCAGTACCACGCTCACGCATGGTCTCGTACAGCATCCATGACTTGTCTTCAGAACGCATACGATAAATGTGTTTGTTGCAACGAACCAACACACTCTTTTTAACGGTGCTCATGGTCTTGGCTGTGACACCAATGTAGAAGTCTGTACCGCTTTCGATCATATAAATGATGTGAGTGCGGTCTGTACGCTTTTTACGGGTTACTGTTTTTGTGTTCATGTATATATTATAGCAAAATGGGCATTTCCAGTCAACCAAACACAACTGTGGTAAAAAAGCCACAAAATTGTGGTAAAAAAACAACAAAATAAGATAATACTCAAGTATTACCTTGATAATCCGATAATATTATCAATAATATCTGATAATATTATAGTGGATTATAGTTACCCGGAATAACTGTCGAGAAACTTTTGTAAATCCCCGTATAAAGTTGCCAACATTGCTTCCTTACTAGAAAACATAACTAGCTGTTTATTTTTTGAATCAATATAATAAGGAAAGGTCAGTTTACGGTCTAGTGCCAATAGACCTTTCTTATTGAGATTTTTAAACTCAATCGGCACATTCCAACTTTCAATCTCTAAGAATTGAAAAGCTTTGTAGCCGTAATCAGTAAGTCGTAACCCACCATTGGATCGAATATTACAGTACCAAGTCTTGAGTGCTTTTTCTGTGGTTACAGATAATGAATTGGGTAATAATTCAACTAACGTTTGTGTTAGTTCATTTTTGTTTACCATCTGGAAAAATCTGGGGACCTTGCTTTAATAACACCACTGAGAATTTGTCAGTCTTGAATTGTGTGTTAAGTTTTTTTGCTAGATTAATTGCATGGCCGCTGTTGGAAAAACTAACCTTCTTGTACTTGGGGCCAGGATATTGAATTAGCATATTTGATGTTTTGAGGTTGATAGGTAGCCCGTCAAAAAACACAGCCCATATCCCTTCAGCCGCAAGTACCTGTTCGGTCTTGTAATTGACTTTGTTGGTTAGTTCTACTAGAACTTTAGGTTTTGGTCTGCTCATTGTTAAACTCCTACTTTTATTTATCCCGTTATGTAGGTAGTTTTAGGTAGTTTTAGAATGAGCCGCCGACAACCTCAATGCTGGTTACGGGTTCCACAGGGGTTGCAGTAGACTGTTCACGTAGTACTTGAAGACTTAAAAGTAATTTTGTAATATCCCCGTGCAAGTCCCTGGCTTCGTTGATGGTCATGATCAAGTCACGTTGACTTCTGCTTTCTGCCGCTTTGACTCGATCGATGAATTTGTTAATGTGTAACATTATGTTCTTTTTAGATAAGGTGCTAGATTAGGAGGGGTCCACCCCACTGGCTTTAATACCTTACCATCTTCACGTTTACGCACCTTGCCAGTTAACTTGTCGATTTTGGCAAAGTTTGTACTCATGACTTCTTTCCACGCACCTTCACCGTCAAACCCAGCTGACTGTATGGCACCGATAGTCACAACCAAGATGTCGATCAGTGCATCCAAGCACTCCACATCATTGTTATCGGCTAATGCTTGTTGAAGTTCTTTAAACTCTTCTTCGATTAACGCACAATACATATCATATTGTGTACCATTGAATTCACCCACTGTTTGGTCGCAGGCTCTCATAAATTTTTCTTGATCACGAAACGGATTTGTCACAGGCTTCTTCCTCGGTATAAAATGGTCCAGTGTATGGATAACGCTGAAGTGTAATAAGTTTTGGACATTGTACAACATTCCAGACTCGTCCGGTCTTTAATCGATACCATCCTGCGGCAAACCACGACTTGGATTTTTCTTCCTGCGTCCAAATAGGCAGTTGACGTTTAACATCAAAAATTGGATTATATGGATGGTCTGTGGTTGGATATCCGTGTACTTGGTTAGGTTCAGGTACAGATCTTTGTTTAATAGGTTCAAAGTCAATGCCAATACGTTGTTGCACCATACTCAGTGTTTTAAAACACGTGGTTAGATCTTTTATTTTAACAGAAAATCCGTCAGGTCCAGATTCAATGTTACCAATCTTACGATCGTTTTCTTTCAAGATCCAATATTGATTTGGAATAACTGCTTTAGCTATGATCATTTAATACTCCTTGATATGTTGCGTTTAGCCAGCGAGCAAACTGTTCGGGATTTTCGCTGATACGACTAAGCTCGTACTTGCCACAAAACTTCATAAATCTGACACCAACTTGTCCAATGTCTCGATGACTAATCTGTTCACATATTGCTTGATCGACTTGTTGTTTAATTTCTTCTGGTTGTTCACCAAGATCAATTAAATGTCGATTGCGTTCGTAGTCATCTAACACACGATGTTCTAGACCGTTGTGGTCGGTCCAACGCTGAAGCATGAGATTGTTCCAAGCATATCCTTTTTTATTCATGTCGTCAAATGCTTCTTGCAAGCCAATTTTGTTTTTAGTTCCTTTAAGGCGTACACCCGGGAAGGCACTAAAAACATTATCGGATGTGTCACCACGCATGCATTTTTCAAATAGAAGCCACTTTGGATTTGGAATAGTTTTAGGTTCTTTTGTTTTCTTATCAATTACAGGTTTACCCTTGGCATCAAAGATACCATTAATTGTAAGAAGTTCATCAGTTATGCCATTGTACTGTTGCACATTGTCCGCCAGTAACTGCACAAAATCTGTGTCGCTTGAAATGATAATATGATTGTCTTGTGGGTGCAGAGCAGTCCAACGTGCAATTACATCATCTGCTTCTGCATTAGGGTGTCGGATTACTGAACAGTTTGTTTGCTCTAGCAAATATTTAGTCAGATTATCATAAGTTTCCCAGAACAATTTGTCTTCTTCTTGCTCTTTTTCTGACATGGCCGCACGTGATTCTGCACGGTTTGCTTTGTAGGGCTTGTAAAAATCCTTACGCCAGCTACGACCTTCGAGTGCAAATACCACATGGTCTGCATTAAATTGTCGTGCTACTTTGTTAATTGAAGCCAGTGTAATGTGTAATGCGTATCCAATTTTTTCCCAAGCATCTTCTGCCCTGTAGGCCACATGTCTAGCACGAAAAAACATGTTAGAAGTATCGATTAAAAGATATTGCATTTTGCCTCAAATCAAATGGTTACTGATAACATATTGTAGCATATGATTGCTCCAAAAGCTATGGGCAGGTTTACCAAAATGATAAGAACTGGGTGCTACTGTATCAAACCCACGTTGTGTAAGTGTATCCGAAAATGTAGATTTTGGTTTGTAAGGATCCATGTAACTTACTCCCCAACTGCGTTGATCAGTAATTTTAGAAAAATCTGAGTTACCATTAAAAAACACATGCTTGACATTTAGATCATTGAGTCGGCAATGCAGTTGCCATATATCGTTGTGTGCTTGTTCGGTTTTTAATTGCCAATCGATTCCAATAATATAATTTCTGTATTTTTCTTGTAGCTCTTGTGGAACGTCGTCAATTCCACTGGCGTTCACTTGATAATAAACACCGTTGTGTAACCATTCTTCTCGTTCCCAGGTACTCCATTGAATAATCATCAATGTTTCGTACAGATTACTGGCATGCTCTGTTAGGTATTTTTCTGTGGTTCTAATAATACGTGCATTTGAACTAGCAGACTCAGCATCGTACCAAAAACCCGCTTTGATTGCATCAGCTAATGTTTTGCCCCACGTGGCAATAATATTTTCAGGATGTGGTCTACGACCCATGTAGACATAGCGTTGGTCATCCTCTGCAAATGCATATGGTGTGACAATTTCTGCACCAGCTGTGTGACTATCGCCGTTTACATATAAAATCACACCAGTTCCTCAACAATGCCAAGCACTTCGGCTACAATTAACAATACACCAGCATGTACTATAAAGCCGGAAATTAACGCACCACCTGCTGTAATGCGTAACACACTTTTGACAAGGCTAACATAAAAATGTCCCTTGCTTGTGTCTTTAGGTTGGATTTCCATCTTTTAATACCTTAAATGTTTCTGCGTGAACTACCCGCTTCCTTAAACTCGAACTACTGAAACTATGATCACGTTTGTTAAACACAATTTCAATGCCTCTGTCATAGCATTCGCCTTGTCCTGAGAACTCTTTCTCAGCATATTCTACACCCAAGATACGCACATCCAGTGGCAGGATCAACAACAGGTCAATTAGATCTTGCTCGGTTTGGTACACCACAACTTCGTCTACATAGCGGCAGGCTGCCAACTGTATTTGTCTCTCAACAATACTTTGCACAGGATGATTTTTAGTATCAGGACGATCAATGGTAGGGTCTGTTTGTAGTCCGCATATCAAGTAATCGCAGTGATTCTTTGCTTCACTGAGCATGGCAATATGCCCTGCGTGTAGCATGTCAAAGGTCGAGAACGTGATGCCAATTTTTTTACCGTCTGCTTTGAGTTGTTTAATGTGATTGAAAATCATGAAATTTCTTTTCTTCCGCCGCCTAGGTCTCGTTCTCTGGTGTATGTATTGGGATTCATTGCCTGCTCTTGTTCCCATGTTTCCATCACCACATGTCTGCAGACATTTTGGAACCATTGGTCGACTATGTCAGCATCTGTTTTTCCCGCATATCCTGCACGTAGCAGATTGGCTACAAATTTTTCATTCCAGTCAAGGTCAAATGCACCTTGATGCATATTATTGGCATCAATTTCTAAACCTAGTATTGCCACATAAGGCTCTCCACGTTCAGTAGCTAACTCTTTTTCTGTTTTCTTAGGAGCCTTTGCTTCTTTTGGTTGCTCGGGTTGTTTTGTTTTTTTCTTAAAGAACTTGTCAAACAGTTTCATTTATGCCCACCCTCCTGCTCTAGCAATCCCAATGATCCCAACTAGGATCCAGAAAGCATTTAACAGCGTGTATGCTGGATCTCTCTTTAGTCTAGCACAATATGTTAATAGAATAGCATCTAAAGTATTGAATACCCATACAAACATAAACGGACTAGCCGGGCCTAACCATGACACCAAACTAAAACTAATGATACGCATGATAACCCCAATCATTTCCATTTGTGGCACATGAGACTTAATGTAATTTAAAACAAAATTCATTTTATTTCCCCCATCCGTTGCCCCATAGGTCAACGTGTAGTCTTGGACTGTAGTAATAACCACGACTGCATGCCCAGTCTGCCACACGAACACGATTCTGCGCATAAGGAGTAACCACACCACCCTGTGGCATAACGTAAACAACACCGGTAAATCCACCTGCTCTAAATTCTTTAACTGCACGTTCTACTTCTGCAAAATGTTCGTTGGTTTCAACAACAAATTTGAGATATACTGTGCCTAGTGCTTGATAGCTGGCAACAATGTCAGGACAGATTGCTTCCTCCCAACTCTCACCGCTGGCACTGAGCTTGGCACTGACTGAAAATGTAATTTCGCGATCTTTCTTGCCGCCCAATGGAGCTCGTTGCCATTCGTGCATGAAATCTTTAAAACTGGGTTGCAATTTTTGAGTACCATTGGTTTCAAATGTAATGTTACGCAAATCTCCCATGTTTGGGTTACTAATTAATTCTTCATATGCACGTTGCCATCCCAACAACGGCTCACCACCTGTGATAACCAAATGTACATCATTACCATTGTCTTGTACCCATTTGTGATTGGGTGTCAATGCCAACATTTGATCTACCAGCTTATTGTTATCAATAGTTGGACTTAGGTCTTTAAAGTCCGGATGCCAGCTGGCATAACTGTCACAGCCGGTATTGACCAATGGCAAGTCTTCAAACTTTTTAAAAGGCTGGATCAATTTGTGAGTTGCCGCAATGTCAGTGGCTTCATGACTCACTTCCCCTGGGGGCATACCAAATCCTGCACATTTAAAGTTACAGCCAAATGTGCGTAAAAAAACACTGGGTACACCAACAAAGCGTCCTTCACCTTGTGCGGAGTAAAACAGTTCGCTTACTTTTATTTTCATATTATGTTCCACATGATATCAAACACTGATTGTGTGTTAGATCTAGTTTATTATACAGTAATTCGTCAATGCTGTCAAATTTTTCTACTGGAGCAAAAAAACAACATGTACTCAGTTTTCCTGATGCGGCTAGATACATCGAAGGCGGCAATAAATGTATACAATTTTTTGGATCAACCACAGTTGATATTTTTGGCATACGTATCAGATGTTGAAATTCCACCGGTGGTAAAAGATCAAATTCCTCTCCAGTTCTATAATTTTTGGCCAATTGACGATTGCGATATAATTTAACCAATTTAAAATGTTTAAATCCTAGTTTTTGGCTAGTGCGTATACAATCTTTAACCTGATGTTCGTTGTGTGCATATGGTATAAATTGCCATGTTGCTGTTCCACCAGCTGATATAAATGCCTTGGCATTTTCAATTACTTTGTTATAGTCTGTGCCTTGCCGATATATTTCGTGTACACCTTTTAGCCCATCTATACCAAACCAAACGTCATGATTGATGTCAGTTAATAAATTTGCTAAATCTTTCCACCATGCAGTAGTTCTTAAGCTACCGTTGGTATGTATTTGTATTTTTTGAGTGTGACGTTTAGCAAGTTTAATCAATTCAATAAAATTGTGAGCTATCACTGGATCACCGTAGTTTCCGCAAAATTGTATGCCGTCCAACATTGGCAGTTGATTTAGAATATCAGCTAACCGATCAGTTTCAAGATCTTGTTCAACCAGTCCTGGCTTCAATCCATATCCATTGTTGTTTCTGGGACAAGCCGGACACCAAGCATTGCATTTTGAACTAGCTTCAACATGAAGCCATTTGATGTCACTGGCTTTCATATATGGTTGACCACTGCTGTAACTTTTTTCTTTTATTTTGAACAGCGGCTTGTATACTAGCATCATCAATAATTTTAAGTTCTCTAAGCAATTCAACCATGCACAGTACATCGCCTACTTCTTCGCACAACATTTCTCTATTGGACATTCCACGTTTCAGATGAATTTCATCTATGCCAAATCTACGTATCTTGCTTACAATTTGTATAACCTCAGCACACTCTTCCTGGAGGATATCCATCACTTCGTTTATTTTTGAGTTCATAACTTCTTTGCTTTTACCAAAAGATGCCAGCCTAAATATTCTTTAACTGCTTCTCTCATTAATTCGGGCATTGCTTCAAACCACGGCTCAAGTTCAAAAATACCCTGCTTGTATTTTTCTACATTATACATAAAGCAATGACTTTGTCGTAAGCGTAACACATCGAAATCTTCTTTTAGCAACTCGTGTATTTCTTCTGAAGTATATGCTTCTGCATAAGGACAATTTGCCTGAGCTTCAAATTGATCTAGACCTTTTCGAATCATAGCATACTTCCAGGAGTTTTTGGCATAGACCATAAATCTAAACTCGCCGTCGGGTGTTAACAAACTGGCAACAGTTTTAATATGATCTTGCATGCCTGGGTAATGATGCAGGACTCCGTAGCTGTAGACCAAATCAAATTGTCCTAAGTCTAACACTTTGCGGTCAGTGATGTCAATATTGTAAAACTCACCTTCGAGGTCATAGACATTGAATCTTTGCTTGCACAAATCTAAACTGGCATCTGACAAATCAATGCCCACGTATTCGGCACCGTGACGAGCAAACTGTTCAGCATCCGTGCCAATACCACATCCAATTTCTAATACACGTTTACCTCGCCAACTGTGAAATCCAGCAAAATCAAGGATGTGTGGTTCAGCACGATATCGTTTGCTTGTTACTTCGTCAAAGTACTGTTCAGAGCCAATGGTAGCACTACTGTGCCCAACATTACATGGTTGTGTGTTCCAGTAGTCAAGAATTCTTTTTTGTAAGTCCATAATTAATTAAATTTTGCCATTTGTTTATTTGGGTCAAACTCATCAAGCATTCTAACCCACGGGTCTTGTTTGTTTGCCAGTACATTCATAAACCAACTAACATCTTCACCTCGAGCATGCATAAACCAAGCAATTCGACTAGCATCTAAAAAGCGTTGACGTCGATGGTCAAAGTGATTAAAGTCTCTAGGATCTTCAGGCCGACCCTCGTACATAATTCTATTCTGAAAAGTTTCGTCGTTATTATTACCGGTTAGGTCGTGTCGATCGTGTAGTACATCAACGGAAATAGTTTCCATGATATTCAATATATAGGCAATCTGACTAATCCATGCGTCGGAAAGTTGATGTGCGCTTAGATAATCAAATAACATTAACCAATCTCTTGGCACAATTGGAAATACAGCATAAGGGTGTTCATTGTGTGTGGGCATTCTCAACACACGAAACTTACCGGTGTGCTCTTTTATTCGACTGTCCCAGCCCTGTGTTTGCATGAGTGCATCGTCGTTCCAGAACATTAACCAACGTGCATTGCTTTTTTTAGCCAGTGCTGTTACATATTCATTCAAGCGAGTGTAGCCAACCGGTTTAAATTCCAATATTGACGTTGAAATACCTCGACTGTCAAAATCTTTAAAAATATTTTTTGCCGCCCACTCAATAGACTCTGTGTCATCATCATCCATGCCCAGTAAAATTTGTATTGATTTTACATCATCGGCGTGGTCAATCAGGCTGTTTAGACTATCGAGCAATGCAGTTGTGCGTCCTCGTGTGGGTAATAATACAGCCACATCATATTTTGGCTCTAAAATTAAAGCTGGTATTTCAATTAATTTCATTCAAATAAATCCTCGTTCCATTCTCTATGGCCTTCTCTAAAAGCCATGTTTGCTTGTGTTTCACGCACTTCCACTCGGTAGCACCATAAACGACTTGCTTCGTACTCTCCCCAAAAGTCAGGAATGTAAACACCGTTCACATACTTGTACAGCATGTCTGCAAGTGATTCACATCCAACTCGGGGCAAGATTGTGAGCTTGGCCAGTTTACGACGTTCCATTTCTTTGTAGAATTCTAGTTCCGGATCATCGGCACTGACCAAGGTTGTGTGATCAAATTGATCTTCTAAAATCTTTTTAAGTTCTTTGAGACCACCATAGTCAGCGGCCCAGTTGCGGACGTCAAGGTGGTTGGTACCAAAGTAAAACTTCATACTAAACGAGTAACCATGATTCAAGTTACAATGACTGTCGGCTCTCCACTGTCGGTAGGCACACGGAAATGCATCAATGTACTCTTTGGTACTGGTAAACTTGTAGGTCACCGGACGATACTTTTGCTCGACTACTGCGTTAAAATTGTCTGACATGCTTTTCTCCTATGTTAAATTATAGCATAGACAGCAGAATTTGTATAGCGGGATGATGCTCTAAAGACCGCTGAAGCTTGACTACTTGGCTTCTACCACAATACGAATATTTCCGTCCATTTGTTCATTGTGAGTGCTAATGTCAACGTCCACAATCAAATAATTACAATCTATATTTGATAACGCATCACGGATAAACTGATTGTACATTGCACCGTTGGGCTTTGCTGTGTTAAAAAGTTTAATTAAATCAGTTTCACTTGTAAAGTCAGTGAATCTTTGAAAATTTAATGCCAGATATCCTCGCCCGCCAGGTTTGATCATTGAAACAAATTGTTGTATTTGATTCTCAAATTTAGTTAATGAACAAAAATGCAAGGCACAAATTGAAAATACTGATTCAAAATATTGTTGATGATTTTTAACATATTCATCATCAAATTGATCATCAATGTCTCGATAGTCATCATTGAAATCTACACCAACAATATTAGGTATATATTTTTTAAAAATATTCCAGCCACATCCTATATCATATATTGTGTCCGGAGATTTTTCCAACAATGGTTTTAGATAATAAAAAGGTGTTAGAGAAAAATAAGTCTCTCGTAGCCGATCTCCCCACATTTGTCTAGGAGTACTTGCATGTTTTTGATACGGCCAGTGTTTGGTCCAGACTAAATGGTCAAAGTCTTTTTCGAGAGTCCGGTATAAATCTGTATTCAGAAACTCTTCTTTAAATTTGGATACATTGTATTCGTTTACGTTATTCATATATTAATTTCTTTTACACGCATTAACAATATTCATAAACTCGTTACGAACTGATGGATCACTCTTGAATACTCCGCCAAGTTTGCTAGTAACTGTTGACGATCCTGTGTCCTCTACGCCGCGACTCTTTACACAATAGTGTTGAGCATCGACTACCACCGCAATATCATCAGTGTCAAGAATGTATTGTAGAGCATGATATACCTGTTCTGTCAGACGCTCTTGAATTTGTGGACGTTTGCTAAAGTATTCAACAACACGATTGATCTTAGATAAGCCCAAGACTTTTTGTTTGGGAATGTAACCCACAGTTGCTACACCATCAATCACAACAAAGTGATGTTCGCAATTGCTTTGTACGTTGACATTACGTTCAATAACCATTTCATCGTATTTCATCTTGTTGTCAACTGTAGTACATTTTGGAAACGCTTCATAGTCAAGACCCCAGAAGATTTCATTAACATACATCTTGGCCACACGCTTTGGTGTATCCATTAGACTATCATCACTAAGGTCTAAACCCAACACTTCCATGATATGTTTAAAGTCTTTTTCGATTAACTCAATTTTATCTTTACGATCAACTGCATGTTGAAATGTAGGAGTTTCTACACCACACTTGACCAAGTGTTTGTGTACTAGTAGACCCAATTCAGGGTCGCATTTTGTTTTGTTGTATGACATATTGATATCCTTCCTTACGCGGATTTTAAATTTTGATATTTGCTACCTTTGTGTAGCAAGAATATTTATTAAGTTTAACAGATTTATTTAAAAAAGTCAAATCCTAAAGCCTGAAATTTGGAGAGTATATTTGTCTTCCATGCCTGCATTACAGCTTAGATGTTGGATATCACTATCCCACATCCAGCCCTCGCCCTGTTTCCAACCAACACTGGTTTCAAAAGTATTGTCCGGGGAAATGTATTGAATCATTTGCCCAAATTTGTAATCTTCCAAATAGACATTGGCTCTGACTTTTAGTTCAGTACGTTCAGGAAATCGTTTTTTAATTTGGTAGAATGTATCTTTGTGCAAGGTGGTTATACAGCCAGGTTGTTGTCTAATACTTGACATAGTGACAATTTCCATACCTAACTGTTGACCAATTTCTATAAAGTCTATCTGATCCGGAGTCCACCAAAGTTGATTAATTTTAGTATTTTCATAACAGTAACTTTTTGGCAATCCACCATAGGATGCATAGATGTCAGCCATTTCGGTCACCTGATGTTTGATACAGGTATCTTCGTGTGTGGTATAGTCGGCATTTAGAAAAATACCAAAATTATAGTCTAGTTTAATTTTTTGTACAAACATTTTTTAATCCTCAATGGTTATTTGTCTACAGTCTGGATAATCAACATACACGGGTTGCGGCCTATTAACCTTGATTACGTTGAGCAGGTCCAAACCAATTTCTGCTTCTTCTATGGTGGGCTTGTAATGATAACCCACCTTGAACACCTGCTGTGATTCCCATGGCTTGATAGCTAAGTCTCTGCCGTCGTAGCGTTGAGCCAGCATGATATTGTAGGCTTCGACATCATCCAGCAAGATAGCACCACCACGACCAATGTGAAGTGGTTTGCCATGCCCAAAGCTCAGGCAGGTCAATGTGTCCGGACGATACATATCTTGTTCGAGTCTACGTGCTGAATCCCAAATGCGTGTGCCTACAAAAGGGTATTCGCCGACCCAGCGTTGCCAGGCATGATCAAGGTACTCGTATTTGATACCTAACTTGTGCATGGTCATTGGAATACTCAAATAGGTATAAGGAGTAAACTTGCACTCCTTGACTTGATCGTATCGCAAACACAGTTCAATAGCATGCGTACAACAATCAGTCATGATTGCATATGGCGCACCGGTAAACTCTGCTAGAGCTTGTTCAAATTTTAATATTTTGTCAAACATTGTCAATTTTGTTAATTCTGTTTTTTGATACTGATGCTCGTCGACCAAAATATAATTGTTCAAAGAAGTCCTGTTTGTTTTTATGCTTAAATGGATACGAAATTTCAAGTGTGTTTGGAACGTTTAATTCGTCAGAGTTGTTGAACACATAATCGTAAATGTTGTATTGATAGTCAACAGTATACGGGTAACTACCTTCATAATGATGTAGATAATCAGATTGCAACAACATTACTTCTTTATAAATTTCAGGATCCAACTCGCAAAATTCGTTGTTAATAATTTGATAAATTTCTTCAAGCGTCAAATCAACATTATCAAACAATATGTGGATACTGGTCCAAAGCGCACTATGCCCATCCCTGTTTGGAATAATACTTTCGCCACTTTCTAAAAAAGAAACAATAAAATTCTTCATTCTATAGTATTCTTGAGTCAGTAAACTAGTACTAGGACCGTTAACAATTTTATTTTCAATTTGAGAATAGAAATCGTAGTAACTGATATTTTTATGTTTTCTTAGGAACCTACTTAGAATATGCGTGATGCCACTATAGTGATAAGTCATTATAATATAACTAAACAAATAACTCTTAACAAAATCCTCAAGGGGCATGTACTTTGTGGCTTTGACTACTACTTCTTTTTCCATAATATCATCACCCTCATTAACTAATGCACCAGTTACAAACTTTGGAACAGCAATACTTTCAATCTGGTGCAGAGTCCGTTGCTCATAGCTGTTGAGTTCTGAGTTTTCTAATAATTGTGCAAGCCAAACATCCAGGCTGTTGTGTTGCCCGGCCTCGAGTATCAGCCCATGATTTTGTTTCCAAGTTTCATAGGTCTCATAGGGTAGTCCGAGGATCATTTCAGTGTATGCTGGAATACCATTTTTAAAACATTCTTCTAGCATTTCTTTAAGATCGCTGATTTCCATATTCTTTCTTTTGATAGCATCGAGAACTTGGTCGTTCATGCTTTGCACACTGACAGTAAATCCTCTATTTTTATCATTACTAAAAAATATTTTTGCAATTTCTATAATTTTTTGTTTTGCATTTTTAGCCCATTGGGCAATAACAACATGCGGAAATCCCTTTGTGTTTTGTAATTGATGGATGTGTTGTGCAAACTTTTTATCTCTTTCATAGAGCATGCCAAAATTTGCATCAGCAATAAACAAATATGCAACACGATTGTTAGCCATCCAAGTAAGCTCGTCTAGTACCCGATCTTCTGCAAATTTAAGAACCTTGCTGTATGTTAAGCTACCCCAATCACAAAAAGTACATGAATACGGGCATCCACGGTTGGTTTCTAATACTCCTTGCCAGTAATACTCAGGATTATCCTTGACTATTTTATCAAACACACCCGATGTGTATGGGCTTGGGTACTCTAAGTTGGCCATTCTAGCAAACGTACTAACTTTTTTAATTGGTTTATTATGATATAATGATAATAGTATATCTAAAAATGCCGGCTCACCTTCACCATTGACAATTGTATCAACATATGGATGTTTCTTAAAGAAAGATTTTTCATAGGGTAATTTAGTAACTTGTGGTCCACCAAATACAATAAGACACTTGGGCCATTTTTCTTTAATAGCCTCGGCTAGTTTTTTACAATATTCGTAATTCCAGACATAACAACTAAATGCTGCCACGGATGGATTATCAAAGTTTTTAATTGTTTCGTCAATTGACATTCTTTTAAAGACCAACTCTTTAAGTGCAAAGTTATCTTTAATCACCGGGTTTTGTACAGCAAAACTCCAAAGGCATCCTACAGAATACGGCAACCAATACCCTTCGGTTCCGCCAAACACATTTCCATGTGCGGGCTGTAGTAAGTAAACATTATGCATTTTTTGATTTTTTTATATAATTGTAAATATGCTCTGACCACATTTGGTGACCATAATCATTAAGGTGACAATCATTTTTACTTATCGCAACATTGTTGTCAACAATGAAATCCAACATATATCCAGCACCAACAAGTTTTAAATCTTGTGTGCTTTCTTTGCTAAAATAAAACGGAACATAAGTCCCAGGACACCGCAATTTTACACTATCGGTGTAACTTAGAAAATTGCAGGTTTGTTCGTATAACGAATAATAATTGTCAAACCAATTATCATAAAAATTGATCCCAGTTGACGTAGGAGTCAATGTTGACCACTTTTTTTGTGTGTTAAGAAAATTGTTATTACTGCGAAATAACTGTTTTGTTTTGGTGGTATACACTAAACTTTTTTTAATAGCTTCTGTGTGTACTGGGTTATCATTGTCAATGATAAAGGATTTTCGTGATGGGTGACTCCATCCAATTATTACCAAATCGTTGTCTGTAATTCTGTTAAGATTTTCTAAAAACGTATGATAAATGAAAAAATTATCTGCTCCTGCTTGAGCATAATTTTCGTACTCTATATTTAGCTTTTTACTAAGAAGATTGGGCCATCCATGTTCGGGTGACCCAATATTGTAAGGCAAGGACATACTTTGTCCAAATACCCAAAGTTTACTGTTTTCTATTATACCAAAGCCAGGCATGTTTAATTATATCATCTAGTGAAAACTGCTGTTTCCAATTGGTTAAAGAACTAAATTTATCTGCGCTGGCAGTCAGGATCTCCGGATCACCATCTCTTTGTGGACCTATTTTTACCTGTAGTTTTAATCCTGTAATTTTTTCTGCTGAATTGATAATGTCCTGATTACTTGATCCTGTACTGGTTCCAAGATTATAAGTCCCACTAGGAAGTTCTGCATCAATTGCCAATATGTGTGCATGTGCAATGTCCTCAACATGAATGTAATCTCTAATGCAGGTTTTGTCAGCAGTGGGATAATTGTTACCATTGAGAGTGAATTCTTGACCATCCCGTAAACTCTCTAACACACGAGCAATAATGTGTGTTGCATTGGGTGCTTGCCCGTGCTGTATTTTACTATCTGCACCGCAGGCATTGAAATATCGGAATGCAACATATTCTAATCCATAAGCTACTTTATATCCTTCTAAAATCCATTCCATAGCCCGTTTTGTTTCTCCATATGGACTAATTGGTTCGCAAGGATCAACTTCGTGACAAGGAGTCATAATTGGATTACCATAAACACTAGCACTACTACTAAAGATAATTTTGGGACGATATTCTGCTGGAATACTACAAATTCTATCCAGAAATTGTATGTTCTTTGCAATGTTATTATTCCAGTATTCTTTTGGATTCTTAACACTGGGTCCAACTAGACTAGTTCCTGCACAATGAATGACCGCGGCTGGCCTGGCGGCCTCGATGACATTGATGATTTCCTCAGATGCAAAATCCCCTCGATGGAATTGATTTGGTACCAACATTAAATGTTTGGGCAACGTATTCTGATCAACTCCAAGAACTATGTACCCTAACCGCTTTAACGAAATCATTGTTTGTCCACCGATATACCCGGCAGCACCAGTAACTACTACTAATTTATAAGAGTCAACATTCATTCAACTTTCCTAACTTTATATTTTGCGCCAGCCACATGGTCTCGATATCGATTGCCTGCACGATTCCATTGCTCTCCTTTGCCTTGCATGATATCGCAGATTCTATCAATAGTTCCGTTGTTCCAGTCACTGATGAGACCAATGTTATGATGAGATTTTTCTAATAGATTATTAAGTTTTCTAACTACATCATCCTCACTCCAGGGAATGTACAGACGGTCTAGGTCGTTAGCAAATGTTTCTGGAAAACTACGATAAGCAGGGTAAAGCACATTAGCGCCAAGTGTGTCAGCTTCTGAAACTGTGTTTGACACCCAGTCTTGAAGAGCACAATTGAAAAGAACACGAGTGTCATTAAGAAGAGAGTAATACTCATTTTTAGTTAAGTTTTCATGAATCTCAAGTAATCCACTAGCTTGTAATTTGCGAGCACGTTTTACATAATTATTATTGTTTGACCGCAACGGACCTCCAGAGAAGATAGCAAAGCTAATCTGAGGCTGTTCTTCTTGAACACGTTCAGCCAGGTCCATAAAGAAACCTGGTTGCTTTTCTTGGTCAAATCTTGCGGCAAACCCTACCCGCATTTTACGATCGGCAAATGGTTTGATATTTGCTGTGCCACCTATGCGTTCTAACACTTCTTCTTTGCCAAATGCTAAACCGCTAATATTGTAGATAGGTGCAGTCCAATTGGCAATACGCATGTGGGCTACCATTTCTTCGTTGGTAGCCAGTACACCTGTAACAAATTCATTGACCATTTGTTCATACAAACTCATCCACTTGCTCATGCCCCATACATGTACAAAGTCGTCGGGATCAATAGCCTGTGCCAGACAACGAACATACACACGAGGTCTTTGTTCTGTTGGAATCTGATTCATGATATAAGGCAAGCTTTCAATGCCTGGCTGGAACATGTCTTCAAAGTACACAACATCTTTTCCTGAGCATTCACCATTACGCATCAGCTGTACAAGATTCATCATCTGACTCATGCCAAAGTAACTGCGCCCGTGTGCGTCTAAAACCTGTCCTACACTAATACTTTTAGTATTGTCTATAGTGGATCCAGGAACATACACTACATCAATGCCTCGACGTTCAAATACACGTCGATTCCATTCAGTGAGTTGTAGTGTGTAACGGGCTTCGTAACTTTCCAAGCCCATGTAGAATAGTTTTCTCATATTAACCCTTAAGGTCTTGTGTCAGCAGTCCACATGTCCTTGGCGTTTTTGCCTTGGGCATGTTTGCTGTATTGTTGCCATGCATAACTCTTCCAGTTATACAAATCGGTTTCGTTGTAACGATAGCCAAATCTAATACAAAAATCTAGAAATTTTTCTAGCTCTTCAAAAATTTGATTAAGACGAGGGTTGGTTTTAAATGTAGGCTTGGCCATACTATTTCCTATTAAATTTTGATTGACAAACTTGAGCGAGAAATTTCATACTTGATCAAAGCGCCGTTCTCACCATCTTCGGCCACTTCAATCCAGACCGCACGGTCAGGATACCTTTCGGCAATCTGCAAGTACAGATCGTCTGAGATCATTTCGCAACTCTTGTAGTCTAACGACAGTACACCTTGGTTGCTAGAATACAATTTTTCGAGCCAACGCTTGAATTGTATAAACTCCACATCTCGGTCATTGTGGAATACGTCAATCCAAACCCTGAAATGAAAAATATGACGATGAGGATAGCCCAAAAACGAAACATCATATTCATCTCCTGTTGCTAGTTGCGGGTCTTCCAAGGCTGCCGGATACTTGTGGATGCCTTCTTTGCGGAACGTGACCCAGATTTTTCGTTCTGCATATTGTTTAATTCTATCAATTTTTTCTCGTTGCTCTTGATTCATAATTTAAGACTTTCAGTAGTTATAATTTTACCTAGTGATTCAGAAAAATTCTCATCGCTGTTGATAATATAAGTTGTGTGGTTTGTTCTATCTGTTCTTTGATCGTAGTTCCTAAAGATTACAATTTTACCGCCAATAGCAGATTTAACTTGTATATTTAGGCCGCCGTCTGGGTAATCATCAGTACTATTCATTAGTCGACTGTGTTTGCTAATATTACGAGCAGGCACAGCCTCGCAATCAGAGCCAACTCTATCTATTTTGTTAAAAAGATATCTCCAAAACCATTTCATGTATTGTCCTTGTTCATGCTATTATATTGCTTTTTATCAACAATGTCAACTAGAACTGGGCCTAAATTATTAATTTTATCAAGATTCTCTGGGAACCAACTATCTACCAAATCAGGATCAAAAAAATACTCAATTAAATCTCCGTTGAGAGATTGGATATGATATATCTGATTCATTTTTAGTTTGGAAATGGCCAGTTATTGCTGGCAGCGGGGCGAGGTTTTAATTTAATATTTTCTTCAATCACTGTACCATCATCTTCACACAGACTAATCTCAAAAGGTGCATATATCACAACCTGATCATCCTCGACACCCCATTCGTGTTCGCCATCAAATAACCAGGCGGCGCCACCTTCGTAGTAGGATTCTTTGATTTCTTGTTGCTCTGTTTCAGTGATATCATCACTAAATTCCCATTCGATTCCTATACTGTCGTCAAACTCACAGCCCCAACCACAATCGGTTCGAGCATAAGCAATGTCGTCTTCTTTCCAGGGAAGATTGCAATCTAGATCCTCTTCAATAAATCCTTGTCCCCATCGATATGTTTCACGCATGGTAAACCAACTGACAGTATCATTGTCGTTTTGGCGAAACATTTCTACCACCCACTGAACACTTTTCTTTTCCAAGGGTTTGATAAGATATACACTCATTTGAATCCCCGATAAGCGTCAAACATAAGAGCGCCACCAATTGTAAATCCCACTATGGCAAGTGCATAGTTACCTGTGACCAATGCACTTAGCCCAGACAGTAGATTCAACCCGCCAATTGTAAGGCTAATTGATTTACTGTTGCGATTACACCATTCTAAAAATTTACCCATCATCATTCTTCTCCTGAATATACAACATTGCCTTCTTCATCAGTCAACTCTAGCGGTCCTTGTAAGATGTAATCTGTGTCATTGTTTGACCAACCTAGTTCTTCCATGCCATCAAAGTAATCTTCATCCCATGCTGTTTCAATCTCTGCTTGTTCTTCTTCCGTCATGTCCTCAGGAAAAGTCCAATCAGCCCAACATCCATCGTCAAGACTTGACAGTTCCCAATCATAATCACTTTCGCTTAGATTGTATTCTCCATCTTCAGGCTCAATAACAGGTTGTTCATCGCTTTCGCAATAGAACTCGCCCCAACGATAACCTTCTTCACGAATGATTACTTTGCCGTCTTTGTACCAGAACTGTCGTTCAACAGCAGACTTTTTGTGTAGCGTTTTTAGCGTCCATGTTGCCATGATTTGGCTCCTTTACTTAGTAATGCAAGCGGCCCAGACAATGTAGCCACCATTGGTTTTGCTCCAGGGACAATGTTGTTCCCATAGTGTGTTTGCTTCTGCAACATCAGCATGAGACTTCATCAACTGATCCAGTTGCGGTCTTGTTGCATAACCATCTAAACTCCAGTCATGCGACTCTAACGCCGTTGCTAGGTCAGTCACAATTATTTCCTATCACCAAACAACTGCAACAGGTTCAAGAACAAGTTGATAAAGTCCATGTACAAGGTCAGCGCACCACGAACTTCGGCCACGTCGCTGGTTTCGGTACTGAGTTCTTCACGAATCTTTTGCGTGTCATAGGCAGTCAATCCAAGGAAGATAATAATTGCTAGTGCGGAGATCACCATCTGCATCACAGTTGATCCAATAAAGATATTCACAATACTGGCAATAACAATAGCAATCAGTCCAACAAACATAAACTTGCCCATGCTATCTAGACTTTGTTTGGTGAAGTAGCCATAGCCACTCATCACCCCAAACAGAATGGCAGCACCCATAAATGCTGACACAATTGATCCCATAGTGAACACAGCAAAGATCATTGCAAAACTCAGGCCCATCAGGGCCGCAAAGCCATGCAAGCATAACTGTGCCACACTCTTAGTAGGATTGTTACCTAGTACCATAGCAACACCAAAGATTGCCGCAAGTGGTGAAAAGATCACAATCCATTTCAACCAACCTGTAAAAAAGAATGCCAGCAACTCTGGACTAGATCCTACAAAGTAACTCACAAACATTGATACTATTACAGCAAGACTCATGTGTCCATACACACGACCCATTGCTGAATTGATTTCTTCTGCTGAGCGGTAATTTACAATACCATTATCAGTATAATTTGCACCAAACATATTTTTCTCCTTAATTATCTAAGTCCATTGAAATCCACTCTTTGACCACTGCAATAAGTTCTTCTTCTGTATTGCACATAACCTTGGCGGTCTTCCATTCTTCTTTCTTATCGCGACCACCAACTTCTACCATGAAGCCGTTGTCATAACGATTAAGACTGATGTTTTCATTTACTTTTGCAAGTTTAGTTAGTTTTGCCATTTTTATTTCCTTATTTAAACGTTGAATCATTTTTATACTGAGTCCAGTCAGTGAATGTTTCGCGCCTTGTTAACTCATGCAGACTATGACACCAGACGCCAGGATTGGTAGCGGCAAAGTCTTTATCATCTAGTTTAATTGTGGCATTGTATCCTAGTTGTTGGATGTAAGGTAGTTTAACACTGATCATTGGAATGAACAAGTGATGTTCAACTAATCCGCTTTCCAACAGTCCTTCGACATTTTTTTGGTCAATGTCAAGAGTACACCAATAACCTAGGTCTAAAAAGTATTGAATTAATTTTTCCCAAGGATTCCAAAAAACAGCATCATTGGTTTCAATATGAATTGGAAAACTCATATTTGCGCCAAAGTAAATGTGTTTTATACGCTGGGTAGAATCTGAGTGACTATTTTGCTCATCTAATATTTCTTTAATGTCATTGGGCGATTGTAATCCAACTACAAAAAGAGTATTCATTCCATAAGCAGGAGTGTGTTCAACTTCTTTGCCAAAGAAGAACTTGATATTATTGTGACCTTCGCGATTCATCGTTCATCATCCCAGGGAATCTCTTGTTCGTATTCGTATTGTTGTTTGCGTAGTGCTGACAGTTGATCTAAAACTGTTAGTTTTTGTTTTTTAAGATTTTGCATTAACTCGTCGGTGTACACACCCGACTTTTCTAATGTGTCAATCTTGTCATGGAGCACACGGTGTGACTCCTCAAGCATGCGAATTTTTCCCTTGTGCATTTAAATTCTCCAATTGATCTAAAAGTGATTCATCAAACTCATCTGATGACCGGGTGCTTTCAACTTCAAACAAGTTATTAAATTGTGTATGTGCGTTGGTTGTTTTCTTACCAGTAAAACCTCTAGTGCCTATGATCTGATCCCAAAACTTCGAATGTTGGTTAATCAAGTCAAGACTCTTTTGTCTGTCTTTAAGGCTAAAGATTTTATCTATTAAGTCCCTAAATTTTACACGATCAAAGGTTTCTCGGACAAGCATTCCGGGCAACAAGCCTGCATCATATTGCCTATTTGCTTCCTGTACTGCTCGAATGTGATGCCAAACATTGTGCCCCATCATCAAAGCATAGCTAAAACTATCCCATGATGTGCGACCTTCTTTGCCAATCTTATTAAGATCACCAGGTTTATAAATGCAAACATCCTTAATGCCCATTCTTGAACTAATTGGACTGTCTTCAAACAAGCTGTGTACTTTGTCTTGTATTACTGCATCTCTAAAACTTCTTGTGTCGATAGAATATTTTTTATCATCTGCAGTTGGTTCCATTTGATAAGACCACTTGCCTCTATCTTCCACACGTAGATTGGTGTAGATTTGTCCATTGGCTGTGGCAAGGAAAGGGCTGGCACAGTCAAAGCTGATGGTGAACTTGGGATTGTGATAACGTCTAACTGCACGTTGAACATCAGTAAGCAAACACGCCCACTCAAGTTTGCTTGTACCTAAAAAGTGCATCCAATCATGTAGGCCTTCTTCTAATAGACCATCGTGAATTAGTGTAATTAATCTTTTTAGAACCAAGTGAACATCACACATGTTCTGACCACCCATGCCCCAGCCGTTAAATGGTCGTTCGTATTTGGAAGGGTCGCAGTAATCCTTCATCAAACTGTACCAGTGGTCGGCCTCTCCATGATTACCACCTTGCAGTACATTTAGAATCTTGACATTGCCGTGTCTATTTTTAATCCAATATTCGTTGTTGTACTTTGTGGCACTCACTGCATCGTCGTAGCTAAAAATACCACATGCGGCAGCGGCCTTTGGATCACGGAATGTCCAAGTTGGAATATCCATGGTCATTCCGTATGTGCCCAGACCGCATTGCCATTCTAATACTGCTCTGCGTTTTTTCTCTGCGGCTTTGTCTGTGGGATCAGCCCAGCGACCGGGCCATACACCCTTGGCTATCTGGAATCCGCCGGAGTCCAAAATCATGAGACTGTTTGGATCCCTGTTTCGAACCATGTCTTCTTTTGGATCTACCTTGGCCAGATCTAGGTTGGCATGACCCGCTGAGTAAAGACTGTACTTGTATGGAAATAACCCTTTTTGTGGACTGAGCCAATTAAGCATTTCCATGTCAGGGATTGCTGTGGGCATACGTGCTGGTTCAATATATTGTTCAGTACGTTGCCTGCCCACATACGAAGCATAGAAACTACTAATAGCAGGCAAAAACACAGCATAGTCACTTTGCTGTGCTGTTAAATTGTCCTGCGTGACTGAGCTATTATTTTCTTTAAGATCCATCAGAATAACAATCTTTTATTTGCTATGTGCTGGAAGAATATAATTGTATTCTGCAATGCCACTGTTTACAGTAATCTGTGCGGCACCGTCATCGCTGATTTTAAATGTTTTATCACCAGTTAGATCTAGAATACTGATTACCTGTGACTTGGGCCAAGACCATGCACGTTTCAATTGTCCACTGATACCTGAGTGGAACACAAATTCACCAGCATGTGTTGAGTGATCACCAAAATATAATTTTAGATCTGTACCTTCGGTACGTGCTTGAAACGATGGCTCTTCTGCATTGGCCTGACTTTGCATCTTAAGACGTTGAATTCCTGCATTGGTTGGTTCGAATTCAATGTGCCAGTTCACACCCTTGAACTTGACTGTTTTAAGTTTTTCGGCAATTATCTCACTGGTCATAAAACGATAGTCGTTTTTAAAGTCGCCTACTTTGTTTTTAAAGTGTAAGCCCACCGGCACAGATTCACCATTGCGGTCTTGTCGCTTGACAGTGATCTCAGCATTTTCTTTATACTCTTGCAAGTTTAATAGAATTTTAAGTTTGCTTAGATTAGGCATGCCAAATGTGCCAATAAAGTCAGGAACTGGATTTAAAAATTTAGCCTGGACTACAACTGAACGATCTTCGGCCATGCCGTCGATGACAGTTTCGGTTTCTGTTCCTGTAATCTTAATTAGGTCGATACAGCCAAGATCGAATGTGTGTTGTACTAAGTCTAGTAAGTGGTCTTTCATATTTTCTCCAAAGTGTTAAAAGTATTATACAAGGGTTATTTAGATTTTGCAACGATTTCGGCCAAACTTTGTCCACCTCTAATACTGGACAATGTACCCGGCTTACGCAATTCTACCCAACAGCTGGCCGCATCTACATGAAATGTTTGTCTCACTTCATACCCTATTGAACGTGCAAGATTTAATACCATTGCGCCGGGTGTGTAGCACATAAAGCTACGCTCGGTCAATTCAACTCCTGCGGCACGGTCGCAATCGTTAAATGTTATAGCAAATGTTCCACCATTTTTGAGTTTTTTGTATATTTCAATAAGGTAACATTTGATTACTTCAAATGGTTTAAAATTAAAAAAGTTATAAGCAAGACAAAACCCAAATTGATTGTCAGGGATGTTATCCAGCATAGTGTGTTCACATGATTCTTGGATCACATACGATCGTAGTCGACGTTGATATTGTCTACTAAATTTTAATACAGCAGGATCTAACAACTCATTGGTAACATCAACAAGATACAACGGATCGCAACCAACCAATTGCCGTATCCAATCTTCTCGACCCGGACGAATAATCATACCTGCATGATGCCAGTCACCATACAGCCCAATTCTTCCTTTGATAAAATCAAATGCTGAGTGTTCCAGAGTAGGCCGTCGATCTAAAATGTATTCAGCTGAGTCATGCACCATTTCTTGATCATATAGTCTATAACTTTCTTGAAAATACGCCGATTCCTGATTGGAAATTATTGATGCAAGTTCTTCTTTGACTTTCTCAATGGTGTCGTCAAATTTAGTAAACGCTGAATTAATATTTTTGTAGTCGTCCTCTAATTCTCGAATTAAATCGTTAAATTGAATTCCGTGGGTAGCTACTGTATGTAATACTGGTCCAAGTTTTTCGTGCGTGAGCGGAATAACATCAATTGGTGTTAAATCGTCTAGCAAATTTTTGTATGCCACAAGAGAACTTAATTTCATGAGAAGTCAAATAATGTTTGAAATGTATTTTCTGTGTTGGTTGCACTAGCAAGATCCCATTCTAGTACACCCAACAAGTTATCAATTTTTTGATCCACAACAGTGGCCTCCATCTCGCCATCGTTGAACGGCAAGTCTTTGAACCATTGTGGCAAATGTAGTTCGTCTGTGGGATAACCAATTGATGTCCAGCCCAGGGGATTTGATTTTAGTTTGCACACAATGGTTTTCATACCGTCAACCACTTGCATGGAATAGTTGTCCCCGTTCATCTTACGCATGTTATTCCAGTTGATGGCTGCTCTAACATGCCCGGGCATGTTGGCTTTGCCCAAGCGGGCTTCTTCTGCCGCATACTTGGTCAAGTTGTTCACACGCTTGGGCGAACCTTTTTCCCAACCTGGACGATCAGCAAATATGTACTTGAAGTCTCGGATTTTTTCAATGATGATCTCACGCTTGGTACCTATCAATACTTCGTTAAGAATGTCACTGAGAAATTCTTGAATGACCTTGGGCGTGTCACTGCGCTTCAAATCCAGGCCCATGGCCTTGACCTTGCCTGGCTTGCCTGCCACATCCAGTCGCTTGCCTTCCTTGTCAATGATCATCACAGCATAACGCTTCTTGGTAATGAATAATCCTTTGCTGGCAACAATTTCTCGACCGCCCTTGATAATTGATCCCATTTCTCTTGGCACATGAAATGCCTGTTCCATAAATCCTGGGAAACTTTGATTCACTTGTTCAGCAATAGAGTCATACAATGCAATGGCAATTTCTTTTGACCATTCCATGCGACCTGCTTCTACTTCGGCTTTGACAGCACTCCATGCACTAAAGTAACAGGAGTCTGTGTCACCATAAATGATGCTTTCGCCTGTGTGATCATACTTGCCATGTATGCACTCGTTCACATGAGCATCCATGTGCCGGGCAATGCTACGCCCAGTCAAAGTGGTACTTTGACCAATTCGTTTGTCAAAGAATCTACAACCAGGATTAAGAATAGCACCATACAAGCTGTTCAAGTTAATCTTCTTGACCAACTGACGCTTGTCCCAGTATTCTTCATCTTCTTTTGTTTTGCATTCTTTTAGTTTGGCCTGCATTTCTTTACGTTCAGCATACCAACGTTTTAACAAGCCTGGTATGATGCCTTCTGTGGCATAGGTAAAGATAGTGCCATTGGCGCTCAAGATCCAGGGTTGATTTGAATCAAAGATCATCTTCCATATTTCGGCGGCACTATGCACAGTCTCCTCGCCCGACTGCCAGTCAATGGTGATCTCTGTGCCACGTTGCTGTTCCATCACTGCTGTGTATTCCATGGTGGCAAACAAGCCCTCCCAGGCACCGGCAAAACTGGAACCTTTGCTGGTCTTTTCTCGAATCAAATGATCTGTCATTATCGGTCGGAGTTGACCAACAATGGTTTCGGGTCCCATGTTAAGAGCACGGATTGCTGACGGGTAGAGCGAGTTGATGTCGATACTACCAATGTATTCGTGGACTCCTTTTTTGGGATAAGCAACATAGGCACCTGCGGCTTGCGTGTCTTCATCTGTGAGTCTTTCTTTACGGTTAGGAACTACCATTCCACGTTCGTGGGCTTCATTAATAATTGCTTGTTCTGTCACTGCCACAGCACCCATGGTGGTTGGCAGTAACACAGTATTCTCATGTGCCAAGGTATTGGCTAGGTCTAGGAAACGCAGTTTCTTGTCAATGTCACTCAACAGTTTTGTATCTTGTCTGTTGTACTCAATGAATGTTTTGAAGTTTTGATTGTACAACTGGTCCAAGGTACCTTCAAATGCTGTCTTTGATCCCAGTTCTTCGTACTCACCAATTGCATCTAGACTGTATGAATGTCGCTCTTCGTATGTGTATTTGCGATACAATTGCATGTAGTCTAGATGCACACGGCCAATCAAGTCAAAGGTCTCATTTTCACTGCCAAAACGTTCAAACATACGCTTCTTGGGCAGTTGCCCCCACAAGCAGAATCTCCTGGTGTCATCTTTGCTGAGCACACGAGTTGTTCTGTTGATTGTATATGGTATGTCGTAGCCTTCTGAGTTCCAGCCACTCAGCACATCTGCGTCTTCAATAAGATTTAAAAAGGTATCCAACAAGTCTGCTTCTTTTTCAAACACAAAACAGTTAGGGAATTCTCTAGCAATTTCATTTGCAGTCTCTGCACTCATGTGCCTAGGTGGAACAACCAAGGTGACCATCTGGTCCAGCCAGTCCATGTAAACACTGATAGCAGTGATAGGATTGAATGGATCATCGGGTCTGCTGAAGCCACGTTCAGGATCAAAGTCTACTTCAATGTCAAAGAACGCTACATTAAGTTTAGGGCCGTCTTGCCCTTTGTAGTTTTCTTCCAGGCATCTAAACACAGGTTTGATATCTGCTTCGTACAAGTTCTTGTGACTTTGTACTCGCAGTTCCTTACGAAACTCTTTGTTGTTGCGTGTGGAGAATCTACTGACAGATGTGCCATAGATGCTTTGAAACTTGCCTCTAGGGTCATCATAATAAAAGATGTAGTTGGCAGGGTATTCTTCGTAGTACCTTTGTCCATTCTTACGACCCACAATGTGAATACGATCGTGCTCACGATCAAATAGTGCGTCAATGTAACTCATTTATCTCCACTTAACATTAAATATCACGTGTAGTTATCACTTTGTCGGCAAGACCGTAATTAACTGATTCCTCTGCTGACATAAACTTGTCACGATCCATATCTTCAGTTAGCTGTTCAAAAGTTTTACCCGTTGAGTTGTGCTTGACATAAATTTCAGTTAAACGTTTCTTCAAATAGGTAATTTCTTTGTAGCTAATTTCGATATCGCTTTGCATGCCACGAGCGCCACCACTAGGTTGGTGTATCATGTGTCGTGCATTAGGCAGGATCATGCGCTTGCCTTTGGCACCCGATTGTGCCAACAAACTTCCCATGCTACATGCTTGTCCCATTACAATGGTATTAACATCGGGTTTAATAAACTGCATGGTATCATAGATAGCCATACCAGCAGTGACACTACCTCCAGGGCTGTTGATGTACATACTGATATCTTTGTCTGGGTTTTCGCTCTCGAGAAATAGTAGTTGAGCAACAATTAGATTTGCCATTTGATCATGTACTTCACCTTCAAGTAAAATCACACGGTCACGTAACAAGCGGCTATAGATATCATAGCTACGCTCACCTTTGCTGGTTTGTTCCAGCACCATTGGTACTAATGCCATATTTTACCTTTAAAGAGTTTTGCCGGCAGTTTCGAGAATAGTTTCCAGGAGCTCGTGGTCCTGTCGTGTTTTTCCTAGTTCAGCTTTGTGTGCGATCTTGATTGCTTTTTTAAGAACAGCTGGTTTGATTTCAAGTTCTTCGGCGATGGCTTTAATGGTATCGTTTAGGCCGCCATTTAAAGTTTCAACTTCGTGCATGACTTGCATGCCTTCATTGATAATTTGAATAAGTTTAATCTTTTGATCGCCATTAAATGTTTTGTTGTCCACGAGAGTTCTCCTAAAAACATAGTATAACAGGTTTACCTGCCTAGGTCAACAATATATGGCTGTTTTGGTAGAATTATAATCCGCCAAATAAAATTACTCGGTCAAGATTTTTTATTTGATCTAAGTTTTCTTGTGCTTGTGGATATTGACTGTGTTTGGGATTAAATACATCAATCAACTTAAATTCATCGTTGGAAAATGTACCCCAATTTCCAATTCTTCCATATTCGACTAAATCTACGCCCAGTTCCTGTCCCATGTTGTAAAATTCTAGCATTTCTTCAAAATTATCTTTTTGAACAATCATTCGAATTTTAAACAGCATGCCATTTTGTTTTTTCTTTTCAGAGATCCACAATAATGCATGTTGTAGGTCGTCCCAGCGTCCACCACGACGCAATTTTTCATATGTAGCGGGCCTTGCGGCATCAGTGGTAATGGTAATTGATTTTACTTTTTCTTGCATGCTCTCGAGTCGATGCCATCGTTCTGGTACCAGTAAACCATTTGATTGTATAGCCAATTGTACGTTTGGAAAATCCTCAGTTGATATTGTGTTAACAAACGACAACAACATTGGACTAGCAAACAGTTCCCCACTGGTACTCACGTGTAGTACAATTGGTCGATCAGTGGGTGTACAAAACAGATTTGATTTTAGCGTTTGCCCTAGGTGTTCTAGATGTTCGGTCTGTGCATCATTGTTTTTTATAATTTCCGTTCGACAACTTGGGCAACTGAGATTACAGGTGCGATCGCCGGATACCCAAATCTCTTTGGGCATAATGTAACGAGATGCATCAAGAAGCAAGGGCTTAATATCATCGCCTACATTTTCTTTAACATTAAGTAGATCACTTTTTAAAACTCCACAGGTGTTTTCATTGCAAAAGTCGTAGGTTCCGTTGATGATGCTTTGACGTATATTGGTACTGCCAGCATTGGACAATATTTCGTCTAGTGAATTGATTAATAAATTTCCAACCTTGGAGGGCATCCAATCTTGACAACCACATAATGTTATTCCACCATCTGTATCAATGCACATGCCCACAAAAGGACTAAGACAAACAAGATTTTGAAAATTTTTTGCTGGAAATTGTACTAGTGGTTTTTGTATCCAATTTAGTTTGTATTTTGACATATAGTAATTATGCTCACTTTTGGATTCCTGGTAGCGAATCAGGCCGTCCAAGGCAGCAGCCGCCTACACCACGGTAACAAGTACCGGTCCTAAGGTGTGTTCTTAAAAAAAGTAGTTGATAATTTATACTGGGCTGTGGGGATTGAGAGGGCGATCCCATTCGCCCTCTTGTTCAGGATACACTGGGTACTCGTTGTTTTGCATTGATTTACTTGCTGGATTTATAACTAGCGTAGCCGCGACCGTAGCCGCTTCGTTGACCTTCCGCTACACCTTTGTTTTTCTGAAAATTTACTTCAGTACTCTTATCTAGTTGATCAGCAAAGTGAGCCAGTGCCGGACTCTTGCCTGCCATGTATGCGTCTACAGCAGGGCCTTCTGCCACGCCTTGCGATTCAAAAGTACCTATATCTTTAGAAACTCTACGCTCACTGCCTTGACTTGGAAAATTAGTTTGTGATTTCTTAGATTGTTGCATCTTTTGTGCAGCCGCATCTTGTGCCTTTGCCTTCAACACATTCAATGTTCTTGTGTCTAATTCTCTACCATCTTCTTTTGCTCGTTGCACTAAGACCTGAAAATATTTGTTTGCTAATTCTACTTGTTGACCATTCATGCTTGGCATTGTTTGAGCGCCAACACCTAGTGAACTTAATGCCATTGCACTACCTGCAACAACATCTTTCCAGCCTTCCGCCACACCTTGAGGGTTATCGTTGGGATTGGTAGTCAACATAAACTCTTTGCCCTGATTGAACAGTTTAGCCTGCATTGTTAGTGCGGCTTTGTTTGCGGCAGCCTTACCGCGGAATGAATAAGGATTGCCTTGTTTGTCTTTGATGATTTTTCCATTGAGACGAATGTACCATGTACCGGACTGCACTTGTTGTTCACGGCGACGATCGCTTTCGTGATCTTCATCGTTGGCACCACCATCAGCACGATATGCTTGTGAATTCTTACCAAAACCTGTGCGATTGTCATCGTAGTTTCTGTAACCAGCTTCTGTTACACCTTGCTGGCCATACATATCCATCAGTTGTCGAACATAGAAATTGTAATGACCACGGCGGCCGTTGTATTCTCTATCTCCAAGCACAGTCTTTAGAGCTCGTACAGCATCATTTACGTCTGAACCCTGCATTATTTTTAGTGCGTCGGTCACAAGTGAATCAACTCGCTGTGAACCTTCCGCTACAGCTTCTTGCATGTTCTTCAGCAATTCTTGTGCTTTTTCAACACTGATCATGTATCTACCAAATCTATTTGGGTCTGCTGCCTTTTGTAGATATTCTTTGCTAAATCCTTTTGGTGCTTCTGCGGCCGGTTTATTATCAGCAGGTGCTGTCACTGTTGTACTTGGCTTTAGCCCGCCAGTGAAACCGCCTTGGCCATCAGGAGTAACTCTGGCATTGGCGCCTGCTGAGCCAAGAGCCATTGCTCCAGCAAGACCTAATCCAGCTAACTTGGAACCCAAGCCTTCGTCTACATCTTTACCTGCAAAATTATCATTCTGGAAACTACCAACAATGTACCATTTTAAATCATGGTCAACATCATTATGTTCTACACCCATTACGTTAACATTGTAACCTTTGTCATCAAACCATGAGTTGGCATAGCCCACTAAATTCTTCTTGGCCTTTTCGCCGTATGCATCAATGTTAAATCCATCGTTGCTGACATCAAAATCTTCAAACCAATCATCACCAATGATGTCTGCCAGCTCGTCATCTGTGTACCAGCGTCCCGAATCACCGTTGTTCCCACCGGGTGGAGCAAATTCAGTCAGGCCTTTGTTCTTGGGTTTTTCACCAGCTTTTTTCTTTGCTATAGCAATGGCAGCTTGTTGCGCCGGGTTGGCAGCTTCGAATAAGTTATTGAGATTCATTATGCTTCATCCAGGTAATCAGGTGTGGCCTGTGAAGTTTCCATAGTACGTGCTCTACGACGTGAGCAGTACATTTCGCAGGCCATCTCGGCATGTTTGAGTGATTCAAACTTTGCACTATGTGGTTTGTTTTTAATTGTAATTCTGAAACCATCATCCTCGTTGCCGTGGATTTTAATTTCTTGACCGTCGTCTGTGGTAATAGTTCTAACTGAAGAACCAATTTGATCAACTTCTTGTGGAATCTTGTCCTTGAGATCAGAGTCTGACTTGATTTCTTTTGAAAGGTCAGCTAGGTAATCGCCTAGTTTTTTCTTCACTGTGCTGACTACATCTTCGGATGTGACCACTTCGGCGATGGTTTCTTGATCTTCGTCTTGTTCAACACTTTCTGAGCCAACAAAGTATCCCTTGGTAGGATGCTCAGGATCGGTTTTATTGGTTAATACATTGATACTTCTTGGCTTGAACAGCGCAGGAAGTTCAGGTACTCGCCTTTGTTGTTTATTAAGTCCAGATTTAACATTCACGGGAGTAATGTCTCCCTCGGCAATTTTATCTAGCTTTGCTAAAATATCTTTTAAATCGCTCATGCCCGGTCGCCTTTTAAGAAACTTCTCAGCATCCAGCCATGCTTGGCCTGTGCGTCCAAGCGTTCAGCAATGAAGTTGGCAATGCCCTGGTTGTTTTCTTGTTCAGCACTGACAAATGTCTGATTCAACAGATCAATTAGGGCGCCGTTGTCTGACAGCAATTCTTCAATCATCAATCGAGCACGTGGGATCTTTGTTTGTCCTTGTATAATAGACAGTTCTTGAAAACGCTCAAAACTTCCCGGGCTGTATTCTTGCAAGGTGCGAATGTATTCAGCGATTCGATCAACTGCGCTGTAAACCTCTTCATAGAAGTTGGCAAAGAAGTCGTGGTATTGAGCAAAGTCAGGACCTTCCACATTCCAGTGAAAATTCTGTGCTTTGATACTCAAAGCATATTGTGTGGCCAGCAAGGTCTTTAAATCGTCCGATAACATTATTTTTTCCTAGGTTTTACAGGCACCATTTTTTGTGCGCTATTAGCATATTTAGCCGGTTTAGTACTCTTAGTCCTAGTTATCACTTCGCCCATTGGTTGAGCCACAGTAGCAATACCGCCTGAGCATGTGCCGCCCATACTTTCAGTTATTTCACGTAGTCGCATCGAATATAATCTCCAAGGTTTGTTGATCAACCCAGCGAGCCGATCCGTGTTCAATTCCATAATTTTCCATCTGGAACGTGGCCAAGTTGGGCTTTAGCGGCTCAAACTTAACTGTGTACATTCCTGCCGGTGCTTCTATTTGCAGTATTTCTTTTAGGTATTCATTTTCCCAATAGAATGTACGTTCAGCAAATAATTCATCGTTGACGTAGATTCGATAGGAAGGTGGTAATCCTTGCCAGTCGCAATGTAAATCAAAAAAAGCTTTTACAAATTGTTTTTTCACCCAGTATTTAGTTGGGCGTTAACTGAACTAAACTTTGAGTTCTTTTGGCTGTCCAACAACCACATGCTTGTTGTTGTATTGTTGTCGGAGTAGTCTACGAGCCATTTCTGGTGTGCGAGCCATCACTGTGGTGTCGATGATATTGGTGTAGCCTGTTTGCTGTAATTTTATCTTTACAACATAGGTTTTCATCTTGGTTTTAACAGGCTTGATTTCGTTGTAGCGCATATCAGTGGAACATCAAGTAACTGTCAATTACATCCTTGCGATTGGCTGCACGGTCACCAGCACCCGGTTGTACAATAACATTCCACTTGGGCTCTGTGCCCACTGGAGTTGCTAGCATTTGATCGTAGGTAATAATTGAATCAGGAGCAACCTTGTACTGTTGTGCAATACGTTGCTTAAATGTGTCAAGTGCTTCGGGGCTGGCAAATTGTGTGCGACCCTTGGCGTCTTTGATCAAGCTAGTGCCTTTACGTGCAATTAGATCAAAGAACATGTCCTTGGGAACAGTAACACCTTGCTTGACTGTGGCACCAGGGTTTTGTTGTTTGTAGAATTCCACTTTCTTTTCTTCACCACGCTTGCTGCCTGATGAAAAGTTCATGGTAAAGTTAGCAGGTGCGGCACCTGTGGCAACATCGCCCATCTTGGTGTAGGCATAAAACTGCACATCAGGATTGGATTGGGCAACACCATATGCTAGATCCAAATACTCCTTGGAGAAGAAATCACCAGCATCGTGCCAACGAACAACTAACTGTACACCAGCTTTGTCTGTTTTGGCTTTGATTGTTTTGATTTCTTGATTGACTCTGGCAGTATAACCTTCAGGGTCATTGACCAGGAAGTTTAGTGCCTGCGCCGCACTCATACTGCTAGCAGGGAACATAACATAGCCACCTTTTCTAGCATAACAGAATAGTTGGCAAGCACCAGCACCCGGGCATGTGGTAATTTCCACAAAGTCGCCAGTATCTTCATCCACAACAATACCTGATAGTGCAGGCAATGTCAGGTCATAAATGATTTCGCCTTCAGTTTTAGACTTTTCCATTTTGGCATTAGTGCCAAGTATGGCCCGGGGACGTGTGGTAATCTGCTTGGACAAATCATCCAAGTCCCACTCAGTGTTCTCATCATCTTTGGTAATGGCCTTGATATTGCTGCCGTGAATGATAGGGCTAAACTTGTCACGTTTGGTTTTGGTGCCAGTCTTGATACGGTCAGCATAGCCCTGCAATTCATCACGTGGTATTGTGCGTTGTGGCGCATTTAACTTGATTGCTTCGGCTACACCTTTGTCTTTTTTATCTTTTTTATATCTTGGTCCAGCCAATGCATCTAATTTTTCTTTAGGTAAGTTTTTGGACCAATTGGGGTCATTATAGGGTTGCGGCTTTTTAGTTACAGAGCCTTCGGCAATACCGTTATCTGTGCCAATGTAGTGATGATCGTGTACTTTGTAGCCTTGTTTACGATACCAATTGACAGCAGTATTAACAGCAGATTCACGATCTAATGCACGTACCTTGGCCTTGCGTTGTTTTAGTTCTTGACGTTGTGTCACAGCTGAACTGTGAGGATCACTGACAGTGACCGCAACTATGTGTTTGTCAAAGTTATGCTCAAGCTCTTCACTAACACCGGTGTTCTCAATATGCAACGGTTTTACTTTAAATCCGCCTAGGGTAGTTTCTTGAAGTTCGTTAAATCTCATTTTTTTTCCTATTTGCAAAGGCAATCTTTATTGATTACTTATGATTTCCAATGATCTCTCCAAATCCGCAATAATCGCTAAACAAGCATCCTACTAATAAAATAGATTTTGAAGATGCTGACATTATTTTTTACGACCAAATTTCATGTAACAGGGCCGCCTTCTACCCAGGCATCGCAAGTTCGTTTGGCGGCACATTTAAATTTCAAAAACTTACAATATCCTAGTTGCCCAGCATCTATTGTATCGTGTGGATCTGACCCTGGTTCCTCACCAATGCCTTTTGCAATACAATCTTGCATGGATTCAGAAATGTCAAAGGCTGCACAATTCCCACAGCGGTTTTGTTTTACTGATTTAATGTCATTTGTGTTCCATTTGTCTGCTAATTCTTCCCAATATTCATCGTTGGGCTCGTTGGGATTGAGAGGTCCATAATGGTATTCGTCTATGGCTTTTTGACGATTTTTTAAATTTAGTTCAATGCTTTGTGTAGCAAGCGGGCAGCCTTTTTCTATAGCTTCCAGTAGATTAATAAAATTTCTCATTTTTTCTTTCCTGATTTCATGTTGGCACACCAATGTGCCATTCGTTGTCGTTCGCCTGATGAATTGGCAGCAATACTACGCAGTTTGGCAACAGGTTGTTTGCAGTTCACACCCACACGTTTGGCTAGGCCTTTGCGTCCAGGATTCTTACCGTCGGCAAAGTTCTCTGCCATGCCTTGTTCCCAAACAGTTTCTTCTCCGCGATTTTTGTTCCAGAAGTGATCACCATCGGGTGTTAGATTCGAACTTTTTTCTATTGTATAACCTTGGCTCTTGGCATAGTCATACATGGCCGCCGCAATGCCTTGTCCACGATACCGGTCATCCACTTCTACCATGTCTGCTTCCAAGGTATCTCCGTCCATAAAGAACTTGACCGAACCTAGTGTGCGGCCTTGTGCTCGAGCGGTCACTGTTGCAAACGACCCGGTGTCATCGTCAAACTGCATGTCAAAATCTATACCACTGGCATCTTCGTTCATGATCCATGTATCAGGTACTTGTTTGTACCGGTCCACCCACAGGTCATGCAGTTTCTGTCCACTGATGCTGTGAGTTTTTGCAATACGTGTCATGATCTTGTCAATGCTATCGTACACTTGATCATCACTGGCAGACTGTAATCGTTGTTTGCGATCTATCAATGCTGCCTTGAGTTCTTCCACAGCGCGACCATCTTTGCTGTGGTCCATGTTTTCCGCCACACCTTGTTCGGGCTTGGCTGATACACTACGCACCATTAATTCATATCCACGCTTGATCATTGATGCTTTAACACCAGCAATGGCCTTTTGTTTTGCTTCTTCTGAACTGCCGGCAACAACTGTTACAGGTGCCAACACACCGTGATTGATTGCGTCAATGGTAACGGCGTACTGTTGCTCAGAGCCTTCCGCCACGCCTTGCGTTTTATTAATCAACATTGTTATTCTTCTCTTAGCCGCCATGATGTCTTTATTGGTCGGGTCTGAAAAATCTCCAGGCTGCTTATGTACCACATCGCCACCTTTGTAGATAAACATCCCATTGGGAGTGAACTTCATTTTGTAACCCTGAAACATTCTTGAATCTGTACCTGTCTCTGAATTTTGCCAAGAATGAATCTTGTCAATTGCTTCGGGCTTGTGAGACCAACCAACTCCAACTGCACCTTCGTTTGATTTTTTCTTGGTGTTGACATTGATTGCTGGACCACTACGCTCTGGATTGGGATCTTGTCTGCGCTTACGACTTGCCGCACTTGCACGACCCTTTTTACCTAGACCGTGTGCCTTGCTTTGTGGCAAACATTTTGGCTTGCCTTCACTATCATCACCCCTGGCACAATCTCCACGAATCTTGCCATCTGGACCAAAACGCACCCACTTCTCTTTGAACCATTTGCGTAGATCTTCTTCTAGTTCTTCGTTGGTATTTTTCACGCAGTTGGGATAGCGTTTGCCAAACATGGTTTTCATGCCTTCTTTGTGATAGCCTTTCCAGCAGGCTTCTAATATTTCACGATATCTCATTTTTTGTTCCCCCAATTGGCCGCACCTTTTTTACGACATTGCACCAGTGCACCACTGGCATAAGCACTAGGCCATACTTTGTAACGGCTTTTAACTTTGTAGTAACAGGCATCTTGTTTTTCGTTGATCATTAATTCACTGAACATTGCTCCGCCACACTCAGGACATTGTTCATGAGATTCTGCCACTGGTGTACCCAGCCCAATCTTTCCCGGAGCCATTGGCCCTGATTCAATTCTTTCACCACCATCAAAGTAACGTATTTCAATGGGCATGTCGGGCCAGTTTAATCTGTAGGCAGCCATGATACGATGATTGCCTTCGTTGACCCAGGCTTCACCATTGTAGGCCACCATGATGTAGGGCAGGTATTCCTCGTTGGGATTACTGCCCATGGGCGGCAACTTACCTGTGCGTTCCATGTAATCCATTAACCACTTTAGATCATTTTTGCGCACATTCATTTGTTCGTTGCGCATACCAGGCAACGAAGCTAGTCGCATTACACGCACTCTAGGTGGAGTTCCAACAACCCCAGCAGTGGTACTGCCCATGTAAGGAACACCGTAGCTGTTACGCCCTTTGCTCTTGGCATAGTCAATCTTGTCCTGCAACCATTCTTCGTTGGGTACATCCACACTCAACTTGCCTTCTGTTACTGTTTGCTCTTTGATTTTGGGATTTAGATTCTTTAGATGTTTAGCATCACCTTGTTTACTCCACTTGGCCCACATGGCCTGGCCGTCATCTGTTTGAATGGTAGACGGTGATATGTTAGCACCCAACATGCGCATCACAGCATACATGTTTGCGGCAATGCCTTGACCTTGCCACTCGGGCTCAACGTAAGTGTTTAGGCTTTCTAATCCTGGACGAGTTTTGTGCTTCCAGAATGCCGCTTGAGCAATTACTTCTTTGTTCTTGTCAGTTACAGTGACCACAGGACCCGGGCCCTCATCATTTGTTACTTCATACGTGACACCGTTGATTTCTTGACTGAACTCAAAACCGGGTTTCATCACAGCCTGGTTAAACTTTTCTCGACCTTCCGTAGTATCCTGTGCAAGAGCTTCTCTAGCCTGCCGTTCATTTTCGGCCTTGAATTTTTGCAGGGCTTGATTATCATTGATTTGACCACGGTCCAATTGTTGCCAAATTGACAAGTCAAATTTTAGAATTTTTCGTTGTACTGCTTGTGCAAAACTAATTTCATCATTGCCTCGGCCTTGCCAATCAGGTTTCTTGCCCCACACAACTGATATAGAGCGGTCAGTGTTTGGGACGTTGATACGCATACGCTCACCATAAAACACATAAGTAAGCCCTTGCCAAGTAAAGTAAAGATCTCCATTGACTGTTGTGCCCGTAGACCAGCCATGCTTTTTTTGCAAAGCACTGACTGCGGCTTGATCTGCGTTTTCAACTATAAACTCTGTTGCTCTCATTACATTCTTCCTGATGTCTTTAATGTAGGTGGTGTTCCAGCGGCAGTGGTGCGCCAGCCCATTTTTTTGGCTTGACGTTGCACTTCGCCAGGCTTGATGTCTTGTGTGATGGCCATGCTGTAGCGTGGATCACGAGCTTCTTTGTCGTTGACAGGAATGTATCCGGTGGCTTCTGCTATTACTTTTTCATCAGCAGATTGAAAAGAAAAATCAGTGGGCCTAAACTGTGGATATTTGTCTACCACTTTGTCAATGTATTTGTCTAATAGATTATAAGACACATTGGTTGCAACCAGTTTGGGTTTTTTGCCTGCTCGCACGTAGATGTTGATTTTATTAGGATGAACAATTCTTTGAACAAATGGACCTTCTGCTACTACAGGTTGTCTTCTGCTTAGTTCGTAGATGACTTTGTTGCCGGTATCTGCACGGAAAGCTCTATAACCCCAAGCTCTGGCATAACGCTGAACCAAACTATCGTAGAGTCTGGCTCTGCTTTGTGAGTTTTGTCCCGGTTCAACTTCTTTTGAGGCCGAAAAGGTCATTCTATTAGGCTTGTACTTTTTAATAAATGTTTGTATAGCACTTAACACAGTGGCAAATACTCGTTGAGAATCACCTTCACCTGTGACTTCTTGGCTGTTGTTTCTATAAAACTCAACACTCCATGCTTCCTCTTTTGAATCTTTACTAAATCCCTTGTTGAACATGATACTTAGAAAAGTTCCGTCATCTAATCGTGCGATTGCGTCTACATCACCAAAGTCACCCTTTTCCCATCGAAGTAGTGGATAAGGTTGATCAAATGCTTCGTTGACATTGTATGTAGGATCTGTCTTCTGGCGAGGCATGCCTTTGGGTCGATTGGGGTCAACAGGATCAATGTCAGTTGTGGTCAATCCTGTTTTCTTTAATGCGTCGATATACTTGTGTTCTTCTTCTTCGCTGCCAAATGCCATAATAGTACTAGGAGGACCACTTCCAAAGTCATGCTGACCCAGCCCTTTTAAATCACTAATGTGTTGTCCTAGCTTGTACCAATCGTAGACATCGCTGACATCTACTTTGACTGTGCCTGCTGGCATGGTGGGTTTGAATTCTGGACCGGGTGGTTTTCCGTTGGGATCATAATCTTCGTCAGTGACTGTTTCTGGCAACTGCCCACGTTGTCTACGCAGTTCATTCTTTAGTTGTTGTATTAATTCTTCTTTTGCGCCTGCGCTACCCATTTGCTTTACTGTTTGTGCAGTTCGGCCAACAGTTTGAATACCTTTCAATGTATCAGCGGTGGACATGCTTTGTGTGGTAGCACACCCGGGCGTGCCAGCTATGCAAGCGGCAGCGGCAGCGGCAGCCAATTTATCTTTTAAAGATTCCTCTAGTGGCGCATCTTTGAAGAATTCAGGATACTGATCAACCCAGTGTCGCATAATTTGGCCTGCTTTGGCATTGGCTTCGTCTTCGTAAGGGGATCCTGTTTCGCCTGCATCCACGGGCATGTCAGCTAGTTCGTTTTGACGAGAGTGTGTGAGCTCATGTGCTAGAGTACGCAAAATATCTAGCACATGACGGCCACTCACTGCCAGTGTGACTGAACGTGTTTCGGGATCAAATTGACCAAATGTGCCGTTTCTACGTGTCCATTCTGGGTCACGTTTTAATATAATTTTTGGGGCTTGTTCAATTCCAAGATACTCAACACAACTATCAATGAATGGTTGTAGTACTTGCCTAATGTCTTGATTGATGTCTGGGGATTCTGTGTTTTCTTGTACACTTTCGCCACCACCACCATCGCCGCCCTCGCCGTCGCCAAACGAGAATCCTGGCATCCAGTACCCACCATATCCGTAGCGTACTTTCTTTTTCTTGCGCTCTTGTAAACTTAGTTCATGATCTTTTGCGGCAAGTCTGGCTTCACGCAGTCGATCAATCAAGCCACTGGCTCTCAACAGTTTAAATGCTAGATTTTCTGGACCAAATTCTCCAGTCTTTGCCAGGCCGGTTGTGCGCATTTCACGTATCTTTTTAGCCAGCGACTCCATGCGCTGTCTATCACCATCAGCAATGGCTGACTCAATTCTGTGTCCTAGATCTTCGTACTTGCTACGTGTGCTCATGTCATCAACCACAGCTTGTTGACGTTTGGGAACTTGTAGCCAGTCATTGTTCAACACCGAATACTCGCCTTGGCTCACCGGCGGTTGATTGGCATTCTGTACATACAACTCAACATCGTAACCGCCAATTTTAAAATTGTGTTGATCGTTGTACTGATATTTTTTAGCATCAAACAGCTCACGATAAACGTCGCTGGCATCGGCCCTGGGTAAATCTACTACCAAGTGTAGATCAATGTCGCTGTGTGGTGTATATGTGTAGGCGGCGTTTGAACCAGATATTGTAACATCTTTTAGTTCAAGGTCTGTTAGGCCAAGGAATTCGCGAAAGTCATCCGCAATTGCCAATAAGTGGTCACGAACATCAGGGAGAAGATGTTCGTCCTCTCCCCAAATGCGTGGGTTTAACTTGTCGTTAAACTTGATTGCGTTGCTTAAACGATAGGAATCTAGTTCATGAATGTTCATAAACTATATTTACCGCTTTGATTACTTAGATGCTTTTGTTTTCTTTTTAGCTAGAGCAGGCGTTTCTATTGCCTTGACTGGTTTAGCCACTGCTTTAACTGGCTTGGCTACTGCTTTACCTTGTTTGGCTGTTTCTGCAACAGGTGATTCATTACTGGCAATCACTCGAGGAGTTACAGGCACCTGTTGCAGAGCTGCCTGTGCATCTGCTAGTTTTTTAGCGTCTGCATTGGCTTTGGCAATAACACTTAGGTCTTCGTACAATTTGTCCTGTGTGTTAAAGTCAAACACATAGGTGCCTGTATGCTTGAGCAATACACGCTTGTCGACCCAGACTTTACCACCAATGTCGCGCCAGTTTTCACAGAATGTCCAGTCTTCTGAATAGTAGCGACCTTCGCGAACTGCTGTGTCGTAGTATGTTTTCATGTATGGATCTAATTCTACAGGCAATCCAATGTCGTTCTTAAACGGCTTGACTGCTTGATGTACATTGAGTTTATCAAACACATCACGCTTTACTAGCATAAAGCCTGTGCCTGTTTTGCTAACTTCTTGAAGATTACCATCTTCACTGACTTCTGCATTTTCAAACCCATTAACTACCCATTTAATTGGTAGAGTTTTCATTGGATATAGTCCACCGACTACATCTTTTTGTGCATTAAGCAGTACTAATAAATGCCAAGGTTCCCAACCAATATCAGCGTCGATAAACATCAAGTGAGTTGAGTCTGGATTGTTTAGGAATTTAGCAACCAGTGTGTTTCTAGCACGGCTGATCAATGATTCATTGGTCATGGTTTCCATGGTCCACTCAATGCCAAGTTGTCGGCAAGTGTTGGCCCATTTGATATAACTCATGAATGTGCTTTCAGTTAACATGCCACCGTAGCAGGGCATACAGATATGCACTCTAGTGGTGCGCAGGTAGTCAACGTTGACTTGGATTTGTTGTTCAGCCATATGTTCCTCGTAAAAATATGTACTTCTATTTAACTACGTACAAAACCCAGGCTATTTTTTTGTTGGCAAATTTATGATGCTATTTTTAATCCAATGCCCAACTGCATTACCTTACTGCAATTTCTTAGTGGAGTCATTAATACATTGGGAGATCCGTGCTGTACTACTTTAACCGGTAGTTTCGGCGGATAGACGCGACGTTTACTTGTTTGTTTCATTGACGTAGTCATTGTTTTCGCCAATGTCAATTTCTCGCCCACGTGCAACAGGTCGTCTTCCTTGTTTGTCAGTAAAATCTTCTAATCGGGCCAGAGCTTGGACTTTACTTTGCATAGCACCAGCTTTGTACATTAGATGTTCCACTCCGCGATAGTTGCCAACTTTGAGCATTTCTGCTAACTCAACCAGTTGTCGTACTAAACTCTGCTTAAGACTACCTTCATCCCAGGTACCAAGACCTCCAGTAGGGCGAATTTGAATTCCTTCGTCGGGATCATTGACCAGAGTAGCTTCATCAACTTCTTTATCTGGACCATTTGGCATTGGCATTCCTGCATTTAATCCGCCTGCACCAACACCAAAGGCTGGACCTTGTAGTGCTTCTTTCACATCACTGCCCATGCCTGCATCAATTAGTTTAATTGTTACATTGGTTAATTTTTCGTTGCCCTGGGTCTGTGGATATAATGAGTTAACCAATGTGGCTTTTTGTTCAGGTGACATTGCAGGCCATTTGGCACGAATTTCTGTGGCACTGGTCATACCTGAACCAAACTGTACCACAGGCAAATATGCTATGTAAGCATGCTGAGTCATTGGCTGTAGGCCTGTGCGCTTGTATGGTTGTAAGTAGCCAGCACTACCATCCTTTTTTACACCACCGGGCACGGGCTGTTCGTTACGATCTTTTTCACTACGTACAAAAATCAGCTGTGTAGTGCTGGGATCGTAATGTTGTGTAATTTCATTGGCACGGAAAGGATTTTTGACTTGAATAAATCTGTGTGCAGGAATGCCAGCTAATTTTGCCAGCTTTTGCTTGACTGCAAAAGGAAAAGGTCTTGTTGAGGTGTCTGCTGTGGCAGCAATGTAAACATCGGCGCTGGGGAAAGCCGCTTGGGCCGCATCATACAGAGCTTTATGGCCTGCGTGAAAGGGGTGGAAACCACCGGGCATAATGACTAGTTTTTTCATACCTTATATTTAGCCTACATGTTCTCTAAGAGCCAAAGGTACGATGGTGCTTGAAATTTAAAAATCACTTGACCGTTGCAGCCAATTGCACCATGGAAAGAGTCAACAATGTTGTCTTGAGTCCCATTAAAGTTGTGGTGATACGTGGCCTGCTGAAATACTATTTTGCTTACGTCAATGTCTTCAAGTTTAAAATCAGTAACTGTAACTAGCACATCTTTTATAATATTTCCAAATTCATCTACCTTGGTATGATCAATGGTTTTTCCAGACATTGTAATAGTCAATGTGTATGCCTGATCAGTGTCTACAAATTTGTGATTAACAATTACAGGGTCAACGCTGGGTTTTCCTTGAAAAATATTGACATCATTTAAATGAATTGACACGTCGAGCTCGGGTTCTGTAGCAGAAACTCGCAGGCTCAATGTTGAATTGTCCATTAATAGCTTAACATCAACTTGGTGATTGTTCCAGCGGAAAATCCCTCTACATTGGCTCTAATCCATGTAAAGTTTCCAGTGACGTTGACACTAAAATTGTTAGTGGTTGTGGTAGTTAAAGAATCAAATTCGTATACTTTGAACCAGTCAGCGTCGGTTGCTGGTACTGAGTCAACTGTGGCTTCAATTTTAATTAAACCCTCAAACCCATTTAGATAAAAAGCCAACGTTTGCAAGGAACCAAAGCCACCATAATAATTAGACGCTTGTTGCTTTTCTCCAGACCAGTCTAAACTGCTACCATCGTAGTTGCCCGAGGGTGTGCCATATGAGGTAGTTGGCAATAGCTGGAGGGTTGTGGTTTTCATTGCTGTTGACCAACTTGTTCAATTTCTACAACAACACCGTTGCCGCCAAGTTCTTCAGCCACAGCCGCTAAACTTTCTATCAGTTCCACCGTGGCAATTGTGCCTTGATTTGGTGCATCATCTTTGATCAATTTTGAAAGTTTGATCACAACTATTTCTTCGTGTATTTTTGCCATGGTAATATATTTATGCTTTTATTAAGGTTACAGTCTTTCTAACTGTGCTTGGACTCACAAGACTAAGCATACTTACAAAAGATTGGTGATCGTATTCTACAAAAAAGTTTCCGTACAAATAACAGTACTCGTCTTTTTTTACCCAATGTTTAAGTGCTGGTCCTAGTCTTATTTGCCCTTCGTGGTTCTTTAAGAAATTAACCAAATAACTTTTTTGTTGTTTGGTTATTTTTCTATCTTTAAAATATAAACGATAAGAATGCTTTGGATTTTTTAACCTAATGGTTCCTTTTGCAAACGCTACATTGATTTGATACCCGTAGACATTTTTAATAAATGGTAATCTAGCCAGTTCTTGTATGTATTTTTTATTGTTAGTGTATAGATACCCGTAACCACCTGACTGAATCACTAGTTTTTTAACGTCGGGCTCTGAAGAATAAAAATCATAAAACAACAATAAATTTGGTTCTACTTCATCACCAATGGGTATTGAACTATTTTGGTTGTGCCAGCTTCCTCCCCAGTTAACATGTCTTAGGTGATCTTTGAATTTTTTTCGCTGATCCACATTCCAGGAAATCATCTGACGATCTTTGTCAGGATCATTTTTTAAATTTCGTAGACAAGGCAACTCTTGAAGGTAAAACACAGCCCTATACTCAAATTGATCAAAGTATAGCTGACTTGAATTAACTACTTCAAATTCTGGGTTTGAATTGGTCAAGGACAATGTATCCATCACTGTTAACTGTAGGTTGATTTGTTTCTTGCACAGGCACGGTTATGTCTGTTTCAAAGTAAATTTCTCCATCCTTTACAACAACATTTATGTTGCAATCAGTTAGACGGTCAAATAAAATTTTTCTACTTAACGGAACACGAATAAGCTCATCAATTTTTCTACCCAGTGGGCGAGCTCCCATCAACGGATCATATCCACGGTCAGCTAACAGTTCAACTGCTGGCTCTGTCAAGTTTAGTTTAATATTTTTATCAACTAGACTGGTTTTTAGTTCATCAACGAATTTAATAACAATTTTCTTAATTGCTAGCTTATCAAGCTTGCTAAACTTACAGACTGCATCCAAGCGATTGCGTAATTCAGGTTTAAAAAATTCTTTAAGAGCACGATCATCTTCGCCGGTTTTTGCCATGTCTCCGAAGCCAATATTATTACGTTCACTGTCGGCGCTGCCAAGATTGCTGGTCATGATAACAATGGTATTTTTACAATCAACTGTTTTTCCGTTGCTACCTGTAATTTTTCCTTCATCAAGCAATTGTAAAAAGATGTTGCTTACATCAGGATGTGCTTTTTCTACTTCGTCAAACAATAATATTGAAAATGGGTGCTTGCTCAGATCGCTGATTAATTTGCCGCCACCAAGATTGCCATCTTCGAACCCAACATAGCCCGGTGGAGCACCAATCAAACTTGATACAGTATGCTTTTCTTGGTACTCACTCATGTCGTACTTGAGTAATTTCATATCAAGGTATTCGGCTAACATACGTGCTAATTCAGTTTTACCTGTGCCAGTTGGGCCCAAGAATAAGAAACTAGACATGGGTTTTCTTGTTGTATTGATGCCAGCAAAACTTACATAGATACGATCTAGTACTGTGTCAATTACTTGGTCTTGACCATATACTCGTTGTTTGATATTACTTTCAAGATCAATAATACGTGTACTCTGTTGATTGGCCAAATGATCCATTGGTACGCCAGCAACACGACTGACCTGTTGCATAATTAATTCTTTTGTAACTGTTAACGTACCTGCATCTTTGACTCTTTCACGGGCACAGGCAGCATCAATTAAATCAATGCTTTTGTCAGGATTCTTTTTGTCATGAATATAACGACCACTTAGTTCAACTGCTGACATAATAGCATCTGTATCAATCATCACATTGTGAAACTTTTCCAGCCGCGGACTCAGTCCAATAAGAATTTTTTCTGTGGTTTCTTTGTTTGGCTCGTCAATGCTGAGTCTATAGAATCTACGCATTAATGCACGATCCTTTTCAAAACTTTCGTAGTACTCTTCCCAGGTAGTACTAGCTACAACTTTAAGTACACCTTTGGTAATGGCTGGCTTGATCATGTTGGCAAAGTCCAGTTGACTCTGTCCTGAACTGCCTGCACCACGCATGGTATGAGCTTCATCAATGAACAAAACACAATTCTTTTTGCTTTCTAAAGCATCAATTACCTGCTTGAGTTTTTCTTCAAACTCCCCGCGATATTTTGAACCTGCTAGTAAACTGCCAATTTCCAAACTCCACACTTCATGGTCCCTAAGGAAACTAGGAACGGTGTTGTTGACAATACGCTGTGCCAATCCTTCAATGATGGCAGTTTTGCCCACTCCGGGATCTCCTACCATTAGCACATTGGCTTTAAATCTACGTGCTAACACAGTGACCATTTCTTCAATGTCTTTTTCCCGCCCAATCACTGGTTCAAGTTGATCTTTTTTGGCCTGGTCAGTAATGTTGGTACAATGTTCTTCAAGTATTTCTGTGGCCTGTTGATTGGTGATTTTAACATCGCCGTGCTTGTAATTTTGTTCCCAGAATTTCACAAACTCTGCTTTTGTTACACCGTACTTGAGCAAGAAGTAGTGTGCATGACTATTGCTCTCACTCATGATTGCAAGATAAAGATCAATTGTGGTGATTACTCGGCGACCAGTGAACAACACCTGTGTCAACGCACGATTAAAAATACGTTCTAGTGCATTTGTTTTTCGAGGTTGAACATCTTCTTTGTCACTGCGTAGATTGATCATATTTTCTAAATATGCAGTTAATTCTGCTTCCAGCATGTCTACTTCAGAACCAAACTTAATTAATACATTTCTGAATGGATTGTATTGTAGTAACGACAACAATAGATGCTCAGTTAACACATATTCGTGTTTTTTATCTCGGGCAATTCTAACTGCCGCATCAATGATTTGTTCAATTTCGGGATTATTTTGCATAGTTTTCCTATTGGGTACTTCGATAGTTTTTAATTATAAACTCAATGTGTTAAAAACACAAGCAGTACGGTTAAATTATTTATTTGACTGATTTTTAAGAATATCTAGTATTTCATCAGGAATATGGTCGGGCATGACTGCATTTAATTTAATCATTATATCCCCAGTTGGTCTGTTGCTTGAGCGCAGACCCAGTCCTCGTAATCTCAATGTGGTATTTGGATTAGTCATAGGGGGAATGGTCACTGTCATTGCTCTGCCTTTTAGGTCGTGTACCACTGTGTCGGTTCCTGTAATTAATTCCCAAAAAGATGCATCGTGCTTGGCAAAAAGATCATTGCCTTGTCTAGACCAAATTGGATGCGGGTGAATTCTGAACTGCACAACAAGATCAGCATTGCCGGGTCCTATGCCTGGATAACGTATGTTAGCACCATCCTCAATACCTTCGGGTACGTGTATTTCAATTGTTGACGTACCTGAATTTGATGTTACTGACACAGTTCTTGCGCCGCCTGTGACCACATCATCTAGTTTGATCCACAAGGTCATGCGTTGAAACGACTGTCTTGGTGCATGAGCATTCATCCTGGCACCAAACATGTTAAAAATAGCATCCATATCAAATGGATCCTGGCCGGCGCCCGGACCACCAGATCTAAAATTAAAATTAGTCTGTGGAGTATCGTATTGTGCTCGCTTTTCTGGATCGCTTAGTGTTCTGTATGCTTCTTCTACTTCCTGGAACTTTTTTGTGTCGCCACCTTTGTCTGGATGGTGTTGGCTGGCCAGCTTACGATAAGCCTTTTTAATTTCATCAGCGGCAGCAGTTTTGGGCACACCTAATGTGGCATAGTGATCTGTCATAAAAAATCCTGTACAGTTAATTATACAGGATTGTTAACCGAGTGTCAATAATTATTTCTTGCCATCAGGAACTTTTTCACCTTCAAATTTCTTGTGTACTTTGATTTTCTTGCATTCTTGTACAGGTTTGCCGTCCTTGCCATTTATGACTTTACCGGCTTTGTCTTTTTTGTCTGTACAAACTTCTTTAATTTCGCCGCCAGCTACTGATGGACCGGATAATACCAAACATAGACCTGCTACAAATATAACATTTTTCATTTTTATGTTCCTTTCTTAGCTAACATAGCTTGAATTTTTTCTTGAATAATCTTTGCCCAAAACGGCTGTGGGAAATTCCATCCAATAAATGCTCCTACTGCTATCCATAATAATGTATCTAACATAACATACTCCTTTTAAATTTCTGGGTCAAATTGTGGTGGTGGTGCTTTTTTGCCGCCAAACCCTGATACTACTTGACCTGTTGCTGAATTACCAGCAAACCCCATGGTTGGCCCTGACATTGGAGGTACTGCTCCAAACCCAGGACTTGTGGTACCAAAGCCACCGCTCATGGAGGGCGTGCCCCAGGACTGTGTGACTGTTGTTGCTGTTGGTGTACCAAATGCACCGGGCATGGACTGTCCTGGCGGTGGCGGAGGCGTATATGTTGTTCCGACATTTGGTGGTAATGCAATACCGCCATTGTTTGCACCGCCCAGCTTTTCTTGTGTACGACCATAAGCGGCAATACCTAGAACAGCACCCATGGCAATGTGATATAGCCCTGCGCCTTGCAAGGTAATAGGTTGCCACTGAATGTTAACTTGACCTTTGCTGATAGATTGTAATACACTCCATAACACTGGAAATATGACAAAATCTGCAATACATGTCAACATGTAACTCCAACCCATCATTGGACGCCATTTGGAATTCATCCAATCTTCTTTTTTCTTTTCGCTTTCGCTTTTGATTTCTTTTGACATTATCTAGCTCCTACTTTCCTTTAGCTTCTGCTCGGTCTTGTGCTTTAATTGGCAAGCTCACAGGATACTGAGCACAAGCTGACGGGTCGCCTTGACCGGCTTCTGTTAAGAATGATGTTGCTGGTGGTACTTGACCTGTAGGACATGAACATACGGCTATACCATCAGCACCTTTTTTACAATTCCAACTAAAGCAATTGCTACTTTGTGCGCCAAGATTCAAACTAGCATCACATTTTTGTATAGTAGCTTTTTGTTTCCAAGGTAGAGGACTAAAGTTACTAGCCTCTTGTGGATAAAAGATTTTAGGTGCAAACAAACTCCAAACATGATTATTATCTGTTGCGGCACATGAACCCTTCATATTACCAGCTGAAGTATCAGCAATAGACGTGCCGTTGAGAATGGGACACCGGCATTCTACTTCAGGATAAGCCACACCGTTGTTGCCAGTGATTGTTCGACCAGTGGGATTGCAAGTACTTGCGGCACATAGTGCGTATTCACCCGTACAAGTTGTAATGCCATCTTTGGATGGCTGAGCAAATACAGGGGTTGATAGCAATAGTGATGCTAGTATAACTAATAGTTTTTTCATTTGTTTCCTTTTATATCAATTTCATTGCTATGTTGCAGGCTTGAACAACATAGCGGAATAATTCTTCGTTGCCGGCACACTCTTGTGCGGCACGAATGTCACGTATCTCAGTAAGAAGATAATTGTGTTCATCTTCAGAGATGTTGCCCATTTGGCATTGTTCAACAATGGCCTGAATTTCTTGTTCTAATGTATGCATTATCTTCCTTCCCAGGCCGATCGAGCGGCTTGTATACGTTGTGCGGCAGTTTTCTTGCCAAGATCGCAAAATACTTGACTGCCACCTTGACTCATGCGCTCTGTGTGCGCTTGTAGCCCTTTGAGGTTTGTGGCTTGAGGATCACCGCGCCACTCACTAAAACGTGCCAACCGAGTGGACAAGTCAATGGCTTTGGACCAGTCCGGTGCGTTGCAATTAACACGTTCAACTGCAATGTCTACGTCAACCAATGCACCAAACATTTCAGGATCGTGCGCTCTTGGCCAATATTCTTTGATAGTACCACAACCAGTTAATGAAACAACAGCCAATGCTAGCAAAATGCGTTTCATTTAATTTCCTCGTAGATTTTCTTTTGGTCCTTGTACCAGTCCTGCCATCCGTGTGTTTTTTCGGCACATTGATAATAGGTAGCATAGTTTTGAATAACTACTTTTAACATTTCACGCAAGGTATTTTTGCCGTCATCAATCAGCATCAAGTCTGGGCAACGCTCTAGTAGAATTTGTGGTGCCACAGGAAATGCCGGCTTGACTGGTACAGTAGTTGAGCAGGCTGTTAATGCTAACATCAATGCTAAAATAGTGTACTTCATTTCTTGGCTCCTTTACGCATTTCTTCAATGGCTTGATTCATACGTGCGGCTTCGTTGTGTACATCAATTGCTTCTTTGGGAATAGGACAGGTTGTATCAAATTTAACAATCTCTTTTTCTCTGTCAACATACTGAATTATAGTATCAGCTTTTTCTTTGATAACTTTAGTCTTGGTAACAACTTTGGTTTCTACCACTGTGTTGACTTTGACAGATTCTTTTTTAGCTTCTTCTAACTTTGCTTCCATGTCAGCAACTTTGGCCTGCCATTTTGCTTCGTTGGCAATGCCGCCTTCCATCCATACACCCAGTAACAAAGCTGTTATACCGACTAGTTTAATCAGCAGGTTGTATTGGCTAACAAATGGAATACGACTCAATGCCATAGCAACCACTAGTGCAACAGCACCACCGATAGTGATTACATGCCAAAACCATTCTGGCAGTAATCCAAGTATCCAGGTAATTTGCCACATTTTAGTGTTCTCCTAATATGTGCAGGGCATGATTGTAGTGTTTGATACGATCGTCGAGACCAATGGTTCCACCGTTGATGCGTTTGGTAGCAGTGAGCACGTCACCTTTGTCAGCCCACTGATTTAAATTGTTGGTTTCCCAGAACCAACAGGCTGATTGTACTGCACCTTCAAAGGTTGCCAAATATTCAGGAACATCCTCTACTGCGGTTTCAATACTCATGGCAAAATTTTCATAGTTGGACTTGCCGGTCAACTGAATTAGTCCACGCCCGCAATAGCGATAGCCATCTCCAGATTCTTCTGGGCCATTGCCCATTCTGCTGGCATATATTCTATTGGCAATGGCTTCTTGCTTGTTGGGCAAACTGGCATAGCGATTGGCTATTTCATCGTTGGGAAAATATTTTGGGAATATCTTGCGTAAACTTGCTGCCTTGTAATTTAAATTTTCTTTAATGGCTCGAAACCCGCCTGATTCGTGTGCGCATTGTGCAATAAACATTGCCACACGAGATTTAGTATTGATGTCGTAGTCGGGTAGTATTTCTGCCACTGCTTCGAACCAGTGATCTATATGGGGATTACCCGGAACCATTTGATTTAATTGTTGCTGTGTAAATTCAAAGTCAAAGCTCATAATATTGTCCTATTTGAAAAGTATTTATGGATCCCAGAATTTTATAAGTATGTTACAATGAATGTTTTGATTCTCACGCCCGATCGTGTTGGCAGTACTCTACTACAAAGATTAATCACAGTTTACATGAATGCACACGCATTTGATCAGCCTGTGATTAATTTGCATGAATTAACCAACGGCATTATGAAATATTATAGCCCTACATTTAATCAAGAAGTGCTGGGCAAGTTTGAAGATCGACAAAAATGGGGGTATTATCAAACACTGGGGGAAATCACAGAACTTCTTGGCTCAGTTAAACATTATAAAACCACAAGACTAGCACATTATCATATTAAAAAACGACAGGACACTATTGCTAGTCAAGTTCCTTTTTACGAATATCTAAATCAAAATTTTTACATCATCAGTGCCCAACGAGACAATTTGTTTGAGCATGGATTGAGCTGGTGTATATCAAACGAGTCAAAGAAATTAAATGTGTTTAGCCATCAAGAAAAAGTTGATGCATTTTCTAACATTTATAAAAATAAGATCAACGTTGATCCATTGGCACTAACAAAATACCTTGACCAGTATGTTGAGTATCTGGCCTGGGTAGACAATCACTTTGACGTTAACTCGTATTTTAAATACGACAAAGATATGTCAAGACTAGAAGAGTACATACTTGGGCTGTCTATCTTTGGCCAGCAACCAAATAAACGGTCCTGGAAAGACATCTTTGAACTAGAGTTTGCTGACTGGAATAAGTGTCATTACTTGATCAGCGATCTAAGCGGAATCAGCACACAACTGCCAACTGTTGACCATCCACAGTTGACCTATGACGGAAAAGAATCCAACTTTGATAATGTGCAACTACAAAGCCTGGCAAGAACAGAGATACCAAAGTCTTTGTCCGTGATTGATCAACGTTTCTTAATAAAAAACGGGCCTGGTTATCAAAAAGCACACAATGCCATCAACGAACTGGTAGAAAATAAAGTGTTGGTCACGCCTGTACCAATAAAACTGCAGACAATGCTGGAAAAGAAGTTATTAATTAATAATTTTTCTCAGTGTGTTGATGTTTACAATAAATGGTCAGAAGCCACAGGCAAGGGTATTCAGTACTCTGATGAAGATATTCAATCAACAATAAAAGAAGAAATCAAAACCTGGCATGCCACAGCTTTGTTAAAGTAAATCTGTAATCTTGTCCACAAAGGCAGCGGCAGTTTTGATATCATAATGATAGCCGTCTCTAGCAAGATCTAATTTTTCAAATTCAGGAATAAATTGTACATCAGGTAATTGCTCGCGAAACATTGATTTAAAACCAGGCGCAGAAAAATTAGGAATAACGCTGTGAATTATGTTACAGTTGCCTTTGTTTTCTTCAATCTTGTTAATACAATCAATGGTCAATGCTATGTCTGCCTCATCTGTGCTTCTAGTAAAATGCAGTTTCAGATCCTCATCACTGACATTTGTCCAAGATTGATCACATGTTTTTAATTCGTCAGATATAAATTTAGGTAAGGTATCCATGTGGTTGATGTTGGGACATGCGGGCCAAGAAGAATCTTTAACATTGTTGTAAAAGTCTCTCCACTTTTTATTCAATACTGTTTGATAACTATTTTCTCTACGATGTAGATAACTCCAATGTATGATTACCGTTTCAGGAACAATTTCTTGAATAACTGTTAATGCTTTTCTTTTAATCCATGGATTACTACCACCGTCCATGCTTACATTTATAGTTCGTTGTTTTAACTGTGACTGTAGTATATTTGGCCAAGTGTGAGATAACGGACTTCCAATGCCCACAGTAAAGCTATCACCAATACACCAAATTGACTTTTTTAGATCCACAGGCCATTCAGAATCTCTGAAGCCTCGACTGTTGTATTTGTAATCTACTGTAAATTTGTATCTAGTAAAATGATCTCTATCTAGCGCAGAGTTAACGCTGTCAATGCCGCTGTATTCCCAACGTTGATTTATCCTACTAGGTAAAATAAAATCAGGCAGAATCACTCAAGTCCCATGCTCTTACGAATTTTAGTTGCGCTGATATCAGTTACTGATGAATCAAATGACTCTTGTTCAATTTTATAGCCAACATCGCGACCATATGTAATGTTTACAATGTTTGGGACAATTTGTATTTCATATTGACCCTGATATAACATATCTAAATCACGTCGAATAAATGACTTGACTTGTTCTATAGCAAAAGGATTGGATCCTTGCCAACCTTGACAATCACGTATCTGAATTACAACTTGCCCAGTTTTAGCAATAGCACGTTCGAACAACGCACGATGGCCTGCATGCCACGGTTGCCAACGGCCTAGCATTTGCACAGTTTCTTTTTGCCAATCAAATGTAGGACGACGTCTATTATCTAATATGTGTGCGGCTACAAACTCACCCCATTTCTCGCCATGCTGTTCAATAATACGGAAGTCATATACTTCTGGAGCAATAAAGGCTTTGTTTGTATCTTCGTAACGACCTTTATCGATTGTGTCAACCCAAACTGTCCAGTCTGCCTTAAAGTTGTTGCGCATTTCAACCAATGGTGCAACAAAATCACAGATAACATAATCTACATCTGTCATAGAATCTGCTAGTTCACGCATACGTAAACTCTGACGAATACGTCCAGCATCACTGAAATCCCAGTCATTGTATTTTTTACGCACATCGTCGGCGTTTAACCAACCCACACGTTTTTTATCTGCTTGCAAATGGTCAACAATGTGTTGAGCCAAATAAGTCTTGCCTGCGCCGGGCAGGCCCATGATTAAAATACGTTGTGTCATTTTTATTTCCTATTATCTTAAGTTGTTCATTGCATTTGCAAAATGAGTAAATGCAATAATACATTTTATCTGTAGTAACAATTGTGGATCTACGGTATTGTCATAATATGCCGAATCGCTAATCAATTTATCAACTAGGTTAATTATATTACTATCAAATGTGTTGATGTTAAATTCAAAGGGTAAATGGTCAATATAACATTGATCGCAATTATTCTTTTTACTTACATAAGAAAAAATATAGTCTCTTTCTTTTTTTGAAAAAGATGCAGAATTGTATAATCCAACTACTATAATTTTTTTGTACAAGTTACCAATGTCTTCTCGCAAATATGGTAACATTAAGTTTTTCCGTGCATATTCATTTCCATTTCCTTGAAGAGTGTTGTGCTAGATCATCTGTGGCATGATGTTCCACAGGTTGAAAGTATTTACTGTTGGTATCATCCTGCAGAACATATTTCAATTGTGGATGATCAAACTCTATAGGGAATTCTAATTGTTTTGAAATTTGAAGCAAATAATTTTCTCTATAAAGATGAAGTAACTCGTAACTTAGGAATACAGGATTCCATGTTGTTAATTTTTCATATTCTGCTAGTGCTATATCATATGTGGGTTCACCTCGCACACGAGTTTCTTGATAGTTTAATATGTTACGGTCACGACCAATGATAGCAATCTTTACACGAATGCCCAGACCCATGGCAGTGGCAGCAAAACGCACAATGTTGGGCACGGTGCGCTCACCGTTCATCATGTATGGTGTGCTTACGCTGGTCACAAAGTACTCGCAGTTGCCCCAGTTGAATTCCTTTAGCCGATCAGGATCTTCCCAGTACTCAGCAAAGGGTTCTTGATCATGTCCTATCCAGTATTCATGTAACAAGGCATGCCAGGCATACACATCGGGATGTAGTGCAAAGATTTTTGACCATAAATGATTACCGGATCCCTGCGGCCCTGTTAATATTAAAAGTGTTTTTGCCATGCAATCTTGTTCCAAATTCTTTCGTGTACGTAATACAATATGGTATTCAGTGTGACTTGAGTTATTGCAATTGTGCCAGCAACAGAAAAATCACCTAGCACCAAATAAGATATTGCAAAAGTTGCACCGCTACCAGTTATACGCCAACTAATTGTCTTGACTAAACTTCTTGTTGATGTGTCTGTGCTCATTGTAGTGAGGATAAGAAATTGCGAGTCTTATCTGTGATAACACCAGTCAACTGAAATGTCACTCTAGGATGGTGACCTGCATTGGCTGTGGAGTGCGGTATGTTAACCCAGTCGAATGTTGATACATCGCCGGCCTGCCATTGATTCCAGTGATAGTTCCCATATTCCCAAAACTGTCCTGGTTGCCAGTCTGTTAATTGTACAAAATAACGTCCTATCTTTGACGGATCTTCTGGGCACCATTTCTGCAGTTTGTCTATGTGTAAGTTCCACACTTCTCCAGGTTGTTGTACATGTATGCGTTCCATGCAATCATCAAGGCCAAATGCCGCGGTAATTGCTTGCAACGAAGCGGGAATACGCCAGTTAATGTGAGTAATGATCATTTTGGGATCTGCACCCACACGTTCAATGTCGTATTCTTCTGCTAACAAATCTTCACGCGGAGGAGGAACACCTTCACCTTTGTAGCCGCGAGTTTCCCAGGTTGCTGGATTAGAGTTGGCCACAATGTCTGCTATGTCTGCTGTCCATGTGGGTTCGATATGTCCTAGATGGGTGATTACATCTTTGAATCGATCTATTTTGACGCTGTCAAAATGATATGTGCTATAACTCTTTGTGTAATCCCAACTGCTTTTGAATTCTTCTGTTATCATATTACTTTTACCCTTACGTCTGATGTTGCATAGTCTTGAGAATATTCCACAGGCGGGAGTTCAATGTTTAGTGCTTGTGCCAATTGAACATTGTCTGACACTATTTTACCAGTGTACTTCCACCAGGCTTTCAGGATGTCTCGATTTTGACTTTTGATAATCCGAGCCATGTGTTTTAAGTCTTTGAAATACTCGTGATAGTCAGGGTAAGTGATGTCAAAATGCCCACACTTGACCCACCAGCCCAGACATGAATCATCGCCACGATGTACAATTACAACAGGCGTTTCAGGGAATAATTCTCGCAAATGTTCAATATGATTGGAAAACACATGGCTTTTGATAATTCGTGTACCTTTGGATTCTTTGAATTGAAAGGGTTCTGCAAATATTTTTTCCAGTTGTTCTCGATTCAATGCGGTTAAATCTTCGGGCAATGGAGAGATCATGCCGGGGTCAAAGTATGCACCCAAATGCATTAGTTCTTTAACCCCAGTATCGCCAGCGTCGTGATAATAAGTCCACTCATCTCTATAGTCGCTACGATCAATGTCTGCGCTGTAGTAGATGTTTTTAACTACGCTACTCCATTTTGAGCCTGGAGCACCGGCTACGAATATGTATTTCATTCTTTACTTAAATCAATTCGACTCAACACAGGAATAAATGCCGCACGTAATTCGTCCATTTGCTTTCGAAGCCCGACAGGAGTCAACTCATCTTCAGCATAGAAAATAACATTGGCATCCGTGTACTCTTTGTATTCTGCTGAACGAATAGCCTTGCTGAATTGCTGTTGATACCATGCAACAATGTCCTTGTCTGTGCCAGGCGGCAATTGTATTGACCAGGCCGCATACACATTGATACCAGGCGCTACTGTGTTTAACAATGGGACATCAGGAAATTGTGCCATCCGACGTGTGCCTGTAAATCCAATGGGTTTTACCTTGCCTGCATCAACTAGAGCTTTGGCCACTGCAATAGGAATAATAGCAAACTCAGTGCCAGCAAATTTTGGATCAAAGCTAGCGGCACTTTGTACTGCAGGCTGTGGTCCGTTAAACTTGATGGGTTTGACTGTGTCTTTGTTGCCCTTGCCCTTGTCCATCAAATACTCAAATGCTGTGCGATGTGCGCCACCACCAATGGCAATGTTGATTGTTCTGCCTGACTGAATATACTTCACAAACTCTTGTGGGGTGTTAATGCCGCTTTTGACGCCAGCAACCAATACCAACGGGCTCTTGCCCATGGTCAACACATCAACAAATGAGTCGTAGTTGTATTTCTTAATTGACTTTTCCCAGATATCATTTGTAACATAACTGCTCATATGACTAGGCAAGTTAATAGTATAGCCGTCATTTGGCGCTTCTAAAAAACGGTTGTTGGCAATAACACTATCTGCTCCAGGAATGTTTTGTACAACATACACAAACTTTGGGTTTTGTTTCTGTACAATATCAGCTAGTTTTCTAAAGGCCATTTCATTACCTGCACCGGGTGTGTTACCTATGTATACAGTAACGGGTTTGGTTGGTTCCCATGCGTAAACTAGTGTACTTGCAGTAACAAGTAATGCGGCTATAAACTTTTTTAATGTACTCATATTATCTCCTTAAATATACTTAATTAAAAAAACAAGACCAGGAAAATTTTTACAGGTCTTGTAAAATTATTTATCCTAAAGGTAAAATTTTATATGAATACCAAAATTTTTAACTTACTCAACAAAAATTTGCAGACTGCTTTTAATTTACCCAAGTATCAGAGAATTCTTGAAACTATTGGACCAAACACTGAAGTTGACAAACTTCCTTGGACTCCTGCACGTTATAGAAAGTTCAAAGACGCTGTGGAAGTAGAACTAAGCTTGCCTTGCGATTATGTAGGTACATTACTCAGTATCACCAATGATCTCAGCGAGCGTTATATCAATCGCTTCTTTGGAGAAATCTGGAAACCCAGAACCGGGGACTACGATTATACAGGATGGCAACTAGCTGAAGAAATTCAAAAGCAAAATCCCAAAAGTGTGTTAGACGTAGGCTGTGGATATCATCCGTTTAAAGGACGCATCGATAACCTAGTAGGCATTGATCCTTATAACAACTGTGCTGATTACATGGTAGACATCCTTGACTACAAGGTTAAACCTGCTAGCCACGATCACATTATTGCACTAGGATCAATTAACTTTAATAGCCGAGACGAAATCGAAAGTCGTTTTGGCCACTGTGTTGATTTGTTAGCCAGAGGCGGTAAATTTTATCTAAGAGCCAATCCTGGTATCACGCACAAGACAGGACCTTACGTAGAAATCTTTCCGTGGAGTTTTGAAGTAGTAAACGAGTTTGCTGAAAAATACAATCTTAAGCTATTAGAGTTTAAAAAGGATGCCAACGATAGACTGTACTTTGTGTATTCTAAACCTTGATATCTTTGATTAAATCAAAAGCAGCCAAATGAGCTTGTTCTAAAGGGTGTAAGGTATTGCTGATAGGATAGCCTTTAACCTGACTCCACTCTAAGAAATTCTTATCTTCAAACTTAGTCATGTAAGGGCGTACATAGTTTTGTAGGTCCATAATTCCTGGCGGCGCATGATATTTACTGTCAAAGGTCAAATCGTCCATGTAGGTCATTATAAATGGGCAGTTTTTTTCTTTTAATGTGTCTATGGCCAGGCGCATGCACATCAGAGTATTGAGTTTATCTCTGTACTCAGAGTGCAAATTTTTAAAATAAAACTTAGAGTTAGTATCTTCTTCTATAGGGCGTAGTGTTAGCCAATCGTCTTTGTGATCAGTGTGATCAAAACGATCAATCCAGGTCCATCCAACAACAAACAAGCTGTGCTCATTGCAGCCTGCTTGATTTAACACACGGTCAAGTATGCTGAGATTGCCAATGCCCGGACGGGCATAACAAATATATTGGTAATCCAAATGATTAGCAAGATGTGCGGGCCAGGTTAGTTTACTGGGTGTGGCCCAAAGAGCGCCATTTCCGTCGTCAGATAAATCTGTTCCAAAAATGAAACTGCACCCAAAGCTTTTGAGTTTCATAGGTATAGTTATATACCTGCGGCGGCCTGTAGACTGCGAATATCTTTTTCGCGTTCAAAAATTTGTTTTGGTTGGATGCCTGCGGCTATGCGCATTTCGTTTAGCTCTGACTCTTTTTCTTTGCGATACAGTTTAGGACTTAGCGGAACCAAACTGTCAAATATTTCTTGAGTAAAAGGGTGCTCTTTCTCTTCGTAGCGCATGGTCCAATCGTCGGGACCAAACTCAGTGAGTGTGCTTAAATCGTCGATTAATTCTGCTGTGTGCTTGCCTGAAGTACTGCGTCTGCGCATTTCTACATACACAAGATATCTGCCTGCCTTGATTTCTCCAGGACTGGTGTCAGAATCCAACACAAAGTCGTATCCTTTTTCGAACCAATTCACAAGATCCTTTGCGGCCTGTTTACTGCGAACAAAAAAGCTTAGTACAATAATTTCGTCGTCGTCGCCCATTTTACTAGCAAATTCGTCAACGTGAATCGTGGGCTTCATCATGCCCTCTAGGTCCTTGTATTCAAGACCTTCAAACAGCGGCTGGTTGTTGTGCATCTTGTCCTCCAATTGCTGGTTGTTGTGCAGATTGTTCTGGTGTGTCTTCCTGACGGAATTCATCTTGATCTAGATCTTCTTCGTAGGCGCTGTCTAGATCTTGTAGGTCAATTTGTTCGCCTTCCATCTCAATAGAGCCTGTGCGAATATCGGTCATCAATGTCTTGGGCATGACTATTTCAACCAGCCATACTTTTTTATCGATTAATCTTGCTTTGTGTGTGCCAGGGATAAAATCATCAGGTTCCTCAATTTTAATTGGAATCTTCATGTTTTTCTTCATGTATTTTACTTCGCAGTCGAAGGGAAGTAAACGACGAGCCCCACGCGGGTCGGGCATGAGTTTTTCAGGCCACATAAAAATACAGCCAACTTTGTATTTTCCGATAGTTGGACCTTGTACTAGTTCACCCAAAATCCAATTTTTAAATGCATAGATATCTAGCTCATCTAGCACACGTTCAAAGTCTAATAGGCTCAACAAGCTACCTTCAGACATGTAGATGTTTTTAATATTGTCGGCTACCAGCCAGTAATCACTGTGGTCTTTAAAGATATCTTTATCAAGTTTATTGCTCATACTATTATTTATTGTTCTCTAGAAACTAGTTGGTTTTTGCTTTATTGTTGGGATCCGGACAGCCTAATACTTATGACATAATTTACCGAAATACAGATACACTAAACTTATTTTTATAATGCCTAAATACTTGTGCCCAGGAAAGGGAGTTAACTATGTTCAAAGGAGAACCGAACTTGAGTAGAAACCGAGGCGCCAAGGCGCAAAAACGCATCCAAACAGTTACTGAAAATACCATTCAATTTAACTTACAACCCAACTTAAAACAACGAGCAATAGAACTTATACCCAAAACTAAAAATCAAGAAAATCTTATATTAAATTTACTCGACGCAGATCAGCACATCATAGTAACAGCAGGTCCAGCAGGAACTGGTAAAACTTATCTGGCTATGCTGGCAGCGGTCAAAGCATTTAGAAGTGGAGAAGCCAAGCGTATTGTTCTAACTCGTCCCGCCATAGGCGTGGAGGATGAACAACATGGCTTTTTACCCGGCAATCTAGTGGCCAAAATGGAACCCTGGACACGACCCCTGCTTGATGTACTGCGTGAGTACTACCGACCCACAGAGATCACTGCAATGATTGAAGACGGCACCATTGAAATCTCACCCTTGGCCTACATGCGTGGACGCACGTTCAAGCATGCTTGGATTGTTGCAGACGAAATGCAAAACGCTACTCCTGCACAAATGAAGATGCTGTTAAGCCGCATAGGCACAGGCAGTCGTATTGTGGTCACTGGAGATGTGGAACAAGCAGACCGTCAACAAGATAACAATGGGTTGTTGGATCTGTGCTTAAAATTAGAAGCAAGACCCATCAACGGTATGGCTGTGTGCAGGATGACCGGTCGTGACATTCAAAGACATCCTATAATTGGAGAGGTATTGCGATTATATCAATAAACATTTAACAACAAAGGGCAGTCTATAAATATTTGAATGATTAAAATAGACCAAATCCGTGCATTACATATTGAACTTAGTTCTCGTTGTAATGCACGATGTCCCATGTGTATGCGTAACTACCGAGGCGTAGATTTTAATGGAGGATATCCGTTAACTGAGTTGTCACTTAGTGATATTCAACACATATTCCCTTCAGACTTTTTAAAACAAATTAACCGTATTAACTTTAACGGAAATCTTGGAGATTTTAGTTTGGCCAGCGATGCGTTGGAAATAGTCGAGTACTTTTTATCTAATAGTACTGCCAAAATACAAATTGAAACAAATGGCAGTACACGTTCTACTGCCTGGTGGCAGAAATTAAACAACCATCGAATTGAAGTATTATTTGCATTAGACGGGCTCAAAGACACACACAGTCTGTACCGTCAGGACACTGACTGGGAGAAGATCATCGATAATGCTGTGGCATTAATCCAGGCAGGCGGAAATGCTGTTTGGAAATTTATCCCGTTTAAACATAATCAACATCAATTTGATAGTTGTCAGACACTGAGCCGTCAGTTGGGATTTTCAGATTTTATAGTACGAGATCACGGACGTAACCAAGGACCGGTATTTACAAGAAACGGCGAGTTTAGTCATTGGCTAGGTGATGCACAACCTGACATACCCGACGCTAACAATTTGATTGAAGATCATGTTACCTGGTTTGATCATAAAAAGAAAATACCCTGGGTTGATGATAATGCACAAATAGATTGTGGCCATATAAAACAAAAAGAGATTTACATAGCTGCCGACGGATCTGTGTATCCTTGTTGTTATTTGGGATTTTTTCCAAAGACAATGCACCAGCCCGGTAATAGTCAATTTAAAGATTTAGTTAAAGAAAACAATGCATTAGAATACAGTCTAGAGCATTGTATTGATTGGTTTGAACAGGTAGAAAAAACCTGGACTTTACCCAGTGTGGCGCAGGGTAAGTTGTATATGTGTGTTAGTGCATGCGGACACTGATACTTTTCTATTCACCAATGATAATATTGTAGAGTTCTTTCCAGTTTTTTACTATTGGAATCGATGCATGATAGTGGTGCATGTTATGCCCGTGTTCGATGATAATTGATTTGAGTCCAATATCAAACCCGACTTTGGCATTTTCGGGTTTGTCTTCTACCCACCAACATGCTGAACCTCTGTAAGGCTCAAGTGCTTCGTGTTTGTCAGCACCTGTAGGCAAACAAACAATCTCTTCAAATACTGTATCGCCAAACAATTTGTCAAGATTCATTCTGCGTAATTTTTGTGCGTTGGGATCTGTACTAAGGCTAGTAATACAATGAAACACATAGCCATGTTCTTCATGCAGACGTTTTACATAGTACATGGCATCACGCAGGGGCGGCAAGAATCCAATTGCGGCGCTTTCATTAAACATCTTGATCAGTTTGCGACCTTGTTCGTGAGAGATATTGTAGCGTTCCCCAATGTCGTAGTTTAGATCACCGCCGGGTACCTTTGTAAATCCATGTTCGTCCATCCAGATAGCAAAAGCGTACTCCCAATTAAGCAGTACTCCGTCACAATCAACCAGGATTACTTGACTGTTCAGCTGGCTGAGAGATCGGTTCTTGTTTAGTAATTTCATATCCGTTTTCTTTAAGTAATCGTGTAATGGTTGACTCGTAGTATTGATAAAAATATGTCATAATTTTATCCCAATCTTTGGGTAAATTTTGACCCTCCATAGTACACTTTGTTACTTGTAATTTTTTAAAGTCCAAGATAACATTACAGGTCTGAATGTCTTTGGTTCTAACATTTTTAGACACAGCCATAACTTCGTCAATTTTGCCATCTGCTTTTCTAAAGTATGTAATAAGCATGTATCTCATAGTTGACTTAATTCCACTAGTGTTGCTGATAAATTAATTTCTTGGTCTGCCATCATTGGAATATTAACAATGCCTTGTCTAATAATAACAATGGCCTGATCTTGCTTCATAGGGTCATCACTCCATAAATCAAGATTATCATACATCCAACGATACACTTCTTCCATCTCCTCCGGCCGCACACTTGAGCATAACAAAATACGTGCTTCTTTAACTCGACCAGCTTTGAATAAATTAACTACATCCAATTTCCAATCTTTAATTGCACCGCCTTCGTCGCCCTTGGGGGAAGTGAGTTGCCCACTGGTAGAATTCATCTGACACATGTTAAGACATTTACGCAGATCAGGATACGTTGCTTTTACGTATGTGTCCAAGGTATCCAAGTCAAACTCTACACCTTCTGTGACCAATACAGTGGCAATGCGAGCAGTAAACTCAGTGACATCTACTCGTTCAATGTGAAAGCCTTGGCATCTGGAATGTAGTGCAGGAATAATACGGTTAGGGTAATTACAAGTAAGAATGAATCTAGCACTGGCATGATAAGTTTCCATAACACCACGCAACGCAGCCTGTCCATTTGGAGTAATATAGTCTGCCTCGTCTAACAGTACAACTTTAAATTCACCAAATGGCATTGTTTGTACAAAGCCGGTGATCTTATCTCTGATTGTGTCCACAGAGTTTTCTCTTGATGCATTAATTTCTAATAAATCATATTCGTCAATGCCCAATTGATGTATTAGTATTTTAGCCAATGTAGTTTTGCCCACACCCGGGGCACCACTGAACAACAAGTGAGGTATTGAACCTGACTTGACCCATCCTGCTACCTGTTCTTTTTGTGCAGTATCTCTAAACACATATCCATCTAGGTCTTTTGGGCGATACTTTTCTGTCCAAAGTTCTTTCATATTACCAACTCTCCACGTCTGTTATATCTAATTTAATTGTTGACTTAGGATCAAACTCAATGCTAACATTGGGCCCGATACCGCTGACGGATTCTTCTGACCACGTTACTCTGTCAAGATCATACATTTCAAAAACTTCTTTAAGTTTTTCAAATTGGTTTCTGCTAATTACGATTTTTGTCATTTCTTTTTAGTATCTCAATCATCCTATCTTGTTCCCACCGATCTTCATCTGCAAATTTAGGCAGGTCTACATACAAGTCTTCTATAAAGCATTTTACACGATATAAGTCTTGTTTGCAACAGGAAGAGGTAAAACCGTCGTTGTATGGGGAACGAACTTGAGAGGCAATAGAACGCAGTTGCTGATAAATGTCAGCAACGTCCCAGTCTTGTTTAAAACCCATTAACGGCGAGAGGATGCTTGAATGGCGTCAGACATAGTGTCATCAGACGGCTGAGTCTCAGATATCAATAGGATATCCTTTGGATCAACTTTTCGAATTGTTTTTGTTCCAACGTCATCTTCAATTTCCACACCACGTGTCCAACGTCCGTGTGCTACACAAATCCATTGTCCAACAGTGACATCTTTTTGTTCAGGACCAACAGCATAAACTTCACCCCAGCGTGGTCTGATTCCGGCTGTGGTGCCATTGTCGTTTAATAGCAAAATACCGCTTTGTAGTTTGCGGCCCGAAAACTCCATTTCAGCAACAATTACTGTGTCGCCTAGTGGTCGTAGTTTGGAAATTTTATGCGGTGCAAAAGCTAATTTCATCTTAAATTTTCCTGTTTTCTTCCTGTGCCATCTGACGTGCTGTTTTTAATGGTTCTTGTTTGACCTGTCTTGCTCTGGCAATGGCCGCGGCTAAACCAACAACTTCCTGAGCCTCAGGACCTGAGGCAGCCTCAGGTACATCAATTGGTTTGACAAAATTATCATTGAAATCTTCTGGTGCATCGGGTATTTCAACCACTGGAGTTGATGCTTCTGCTGATTTGGCACTAGAATAAATCTTTGTATCTTGCACATTTGTTTGACGTCCATATTGTTTGTTTACTCGATTATTGCGAGAATCAATAGGACGATTCATACTGTCAATTAAATCACCACGAGCATTTACGCCCATATTACCCACAGCACGTACTTCTTCATTCTGAAGTTGTAGTGCTCCAAGGTCAACGGTTTTTCCGTTGGCAGTTTTATAAATTTTGCGTGTCATTGTCTATCCTCTTAAAATTTTATTTAACGTAAAAACTCGGTAGGGTCTAAATCATAGTGCAGACTGTCTACTTGATGAACTTCCAACAAGTATAACACATAACTGGCCACACTAGATCCACGGCCTACTCCCCAGATTACACGATTTTCCTTCATTACATCTACTAAGTATTTCAAATAACGCAGTAGCCCAAATAAATTACGTTCTTGAAATAACAATAATTCTTGCCCGACTCTTTGTAGTTCTGCATCAGTTTTACAAAGAGTTAACACATGTTCAGCAATATCTAAATTTTTATAAGCATCGGGCATATACCAGGTATCTTGTTTAAATCTGTCCCAATCTGAAATAGAAACATCATTGTTATCCGGAAATGTCCAGGTGGTCAACGACTCCGGCGCTTCCTCTAAGAGAGATACCAATTGCTCAATGTTCACAGATTTGTCAACTATGATTCCGGACATTGAACAAACATCATGTCCTTGCATGGTAAGGTCACATAGATCATGATCAGAGAATATTAATTCTCCAAATTTACTTTTTTTCATCTTTTAAAAAATCTGCAAATAACACAGTACTATGATCTTTGTCGTTTGTCAACTCGGTATTTTCCCAGTCTAGATCTAACTCTTTCCATTCAGGCATTCTATCCAAAGTAATAACTTTGCTAGTTCCACGTTTCTTTTTAGAATTATTTGTCCAGGAAGGTTTGGAGTCGTTCCACCAACCGGTGTATTCAAATCCATTGATAGATTCATTTTCGTTGTGTGCATAAATCATACTGTCGCCGTGTATACTGGATATTTCTATGTCTGTAATAATCAGTCTAGACTCTGTGATTGCATTGAATTTTGAAAATAGCACAAATCCAATCACTTGGTCAACAGGTTCAGTAGGTAACGTAATTAGTCGTTGCTCTGTTTCTCTATAAGCTGTGATTAGTTCACTGTCATCTGCAATCAACACACCGTCATTCAACACCGAATCTATCCAGTAGCGTATTCTTTCGTAGGCAATATTTTGCTCATTGGGATCACTGGTTGCTGTGACCATTTTTAATTCTATGGAATACAAGTTAATTAAAAACTTTTTTTGATATACCATGCCAGCGGCAAAGTCAAATGTTTTTCTTAATTTAACATTCATGATATATCTATTTTATCTGAGAAATCAGGACCTGATTTTTTACTTGCATCATACATTTTTTGTGTTTTTTCTCGATACTTGTTAGTGTATGTTTCTATGGCCATTCTTATCTGGTCTGACAAAAATGCATTTCCTGTCCGATGTGCAAAACCTAATTTTTTGTTCAACTCGGATATCTTAGATTGTAATTCTTCTAAGCTCAGTCCGTCAATGTTGTTTATTAGTGGATGTTCCATGAATAAAAAAGCCCTTGATGCTATTATAGCAATAAGGGCCTGTAAGGTCAAGTGTTTTGGTTAGGCAAATGTCACACCGTTTGCGCCAATGGCAAACCATTTTGAGTTAATGTACATCAGTGTACATGCATCGCCAATAGTGTCAAATGTAATTGTGCCTGTGCCTGATGACTTCCATCCTGCATTGGTCACTGTAATAACCATGTCTCCGCTGTCAGCGTACATGGCAAATACTTTGACCTGACCAGTGTAACCGGCTGCCAACGTAGCAGTTTCAGCAGCCGACGTACTAAAATATGATGTAGTCAACAATACGTTTGCGGCACCACCAGATGCCAAGTCTTCGGAACTTGGTAGGTAAATTGGATCTAGGTTTCTGTTTTGGTCAATGATGGTAATTGTACTTCCACCATCGCCAGTTTCAAATTCAAATTCATAGGTACCTGTTTTATTAAATGTAATAATATTGCTGGCAAGACCTTGAATGTTGCTAGTTCCTAGACTAACGGCAGCTGGCAATGTCAGCGTGTGGCTGGTGCTGGCAATGTTGATCTGCAAGCGCAAACGTGCCACTGATCCTGCGGCTGGAAAATTAGTAAAAGAAAGAGTAATAGCGCCAGATGTTGTTAATGTATAGTATGGTCCGGCAGCGTAGTTAATTGTCTGCGATCCAGTGACTGTTCCTAGTGCAACACGAGTTTCGCTCATGTCTTGTAACTGAGCGTTTTGTAGTAAACTACCACCCATGTTATTGTCCAAGGTTGATCCGGTTAGCGCCGCTTTTAAAATTACCTTGCTCTGAAGGTCGCTGATTTCAGCCGACGCATAAGCAAAATTGGTTTTTGTGTTGGTAAAATTGTCACGAAAACCTTGACTATCGTTGTCCTGACCAGCAACTGGGTAGGTGCCGTCAATGTTGTTTGGGTTGATATTACTTGCCATATTTTATCCTAAAATTGTCCTCTTTGGAAATACCAGATATTTATCGTACACATCGGTGTTTGTTAATATATTAACTGGTGCTATAAATCTAGTACTATTACCATCAAAGATGGTAGGAGTTGTTGGTCTTTCTGGAATGTAAGTCCAGGCGCGATAGGTTAATCCGGGCGGCGCCGCGTAAGGAACATACAACTCTTGACCCCTATAAGTATTCCCGTTTAAAATTTTAACATAGTCGTTGGGGACCACTTGTAGAACTGGAGTTAAAAATACCACATTTTCAGCAGTGATGGAAATTCTATAAACATCCAGACGTTCAGGCGGGGGAATTACCACTGACTCATCATAGGTGCCATCATCGTAGGGAACTATAGCTGGTTGTGTGGGATCGTAACCTCCTAGATAATTGCTAAAGGCTTCATCTATAGTCATTCCACCAAAGTTTTCTTGCTTCTTTAAGATGAGAGTTTCGCCGTTTAAAAAACGTCCTGATGCTCCATCTATACCACCCAGGGATCTGATGTAGTCTAACGTTTGATTATTAATTTGTGAATATGCCAATGTAGTAACATAATCAACCTGTCCAATGTATCTTAATCCCAGCGGGCGTTCTACAGTATCAAATGTAGTGGCTGCCGGTGGGTACGGAATCCACTTGCCGCCAAACACACTATCTTCATAAGGGAACCAGTTGTAAGTCAGTGAGCGGTCTAGTTCATATCTATCAACTTCAAAATCAATGATATTGAGCTCTTGACCAAACAGTTCTTTAATGTTATAGGCAATTCTACCCGAACTGCCTGGTTTAACATACGCAATTACCCAGGCAGTTGTAAATCCTAAAACTTGTCCATTTGATTGTTTTGATGTCATCCACAATGGTAATACTGGACTAATTTGCCCAACAACATCGATCACTTGGGTTCGCATGTCAACTAGGCTATTTGGATACACCACCGATACCTCAGTTGAATCACCAGCATTAATAGGGTAAGCAAGAGTCACAGCCTTGCCAACACTTTGTCCTTCGTTGTTGACTAGATTGTCAATAATTTCACTGTAGACAATTTCATAGATAACCTTGCCATTGTTGTCCAGTGCTTGTGCAGTTTTGATATCGCCAAGTGTTAGGTTTTTCCAATAGTGGTTGATGTCTAAGCTAGAAATATATTTTTCTAAACTTGATGCAGTCAATCCATATGCGTGATCATATACCACATTCTGTGATATTCCAAAATTGGCATCATCAGAGCGATATATCAAATCTGCAGGAATAATATCCTGATTTTGTACCAGTTGTCCAATGATTGCACGATCTTTTAGAGGAGGCATGGCCTTGATATATAATTTTTCGTAAGGCTCGTTGTATGCACGATTTACTGTGATAGAAAATCTACGGAACACAGACACAAGGTTTATATTTGCTGTATCTTCAACTTGTACTGTGGCTGTTGCACCAACTCCGCCACCGCCAGTGATGGTAACAGTTGGTGGGCTTACATATCCAAATCCGCCGTTGCCCAGAGCAATACTAGTGATAACACCACCAACTATGGTCACTACGCCAGCAGTTGCACGTTCTGAATTCGAAGTGCTTGGGGGAGCAGAAATAGTCACAGTTGGTGCAGATACATATCCTGATCCACCGTTGGTAATCTGAATTGCTGAAACTTTATAACCCGAGGTAGCTGTTTGAGGACTGTATGCGTTGACAGTAAAATCAAACTTTAAGTCAAACGTAGTTGGATCAGCAACAACTCGGGTACTAGGATCTGTGTCAAACGTGGTTGTTCCGCTGTCCAGGGCAAATGTATTAAAACTAACTTTACCTACTATGTTCCCTGAAGGCAATAATCTAAGACCCTGAGGAAGCTTGCTGTCAGAACCTGACAACAGTTGATATTCTAAAGGACGACCCCCGGTGTTGTATGCTTCCACTGAGTAGAGACTAATAGCACCATTGTCTATAGTGCCTAAATCTGGGTCAGTCAGCCAGATAACATCTGTTTCCACATTGCCAATGATGGTCATTGTGTAATAGTAAAACTCAGAAATGATTGTGGGGTCGTTGGCTTTTAATACACGGATTGCAAACTTGTAGGTATTTTCTGTTGCTCCAATGGCCGGAATATATCCATAAAACCAACCAGTTGTTGGATTCAGTGAAAGACCTGGTGGGAGACTAAATGTTCCACGATCAAATCCAACACCATCTTCGTCGTATACTGTTCCGCTGGCGTCAAATCCAATGCCGGCGCCAACAGTTAAGCTGTACTCAATTGGATCTCCGTCAAAGTCAATGGCATCAAATTTAAATGCAAAGAAATTGTCAGCTCTGATCCTGCCTAGATCGCCAGGAGGGGTAATCATCACTGGAGTACGTATGGGAACAACGTCGGCAGTGATAAATGTGTTGTCTGCTGTGAAATCTGTGGTGTCTGCACTCATTGAATCTTTGCTGTAGACAAATATTTCAAAAGTGCGTATGTTACTGTCTTTGCCGTCACTGAGTTCTAGGCTAAATTGATAATTTTTACTGGTACTACGTGTTGAAAAATCAAAAGGATATTCTTCGTACTGTGACATATCGTAGCCGGGTTCGGCTGTGCCTGGCACACCAGTTAATGGTTTAATAATTCCAGTTATTAATCCTGAAGAAGTAACAATCAATCCAGGAGGAAGGGTGCCTGACAAATAACTGACTTTTACTGTGTCTCCGGGGTCAGTGTCTACATACTCAATTTGAATATGCACTTCGGTTCCATCATAGAACGTGCCAATATTGCCTGGCGGAGTAATAAAGTCAGGAGCATCCTGCCCTGTTACTGTTAGCTCAAAGGTTCTGTCAGTAAGACGGTCTACAACTTCTTTTCCGTTGACTAATTTTTCAGTGTATGCTCGGACCGCAAATCTATAAGTGACATCTCTAGAAACCTCTGCAGGAACACCTTGCAGGCTGGCAATTGCTTTTGGGACACCTTCAATAATACCAGTTTTACGACATTGGATTCCATCGGGCAGTTGTCCGGCAATCATTCGATAGTAGATTTCTTCGCCGTATGTTTCAGCCAAAATTGGAACTTGGTAAAATATACCCTCAGGTATAGTACCTAAACTACCAGCCGCTGTGATCCAAGTTGGTTGGGTTGACATGTTAGAAAGATGATCCAGCTACTCTTTTCCAAACATTACTGCTGCCGTCGTAGTCTTGATAGCAGTAATAAAAATATTGATCATCGTAGGCAATCATTCCGGCTAGATCGCCAGTGGTGCCCACAGACGTTCCTGGGGGAATATCTTGTACACGACTATATAATTCAGCAAAATTATTGTTACATTTTGTGTATGCTGTGCGTAGAGGATCACCGGTGCCATCGTTTGGCGAGGTTCCTACGTTGATAATTTCTCTTGACATGCTAATCCTTGTTTACAATATTTATGGCGTTTAGTATCAGTTTTACAATCCAAATCTTGATCGTAGACCATAGTAGTTCTGCTGTAGCTGTTCCTGGGTGAGTTTGGTATTATACAGGAACATATTGGCCACATAGCCCCAGGGTTGACCCGCAGTATCGTTATTACCCCAACCCCAATGTGTGGTTCCGCCTGCCCCATATGCTATTGAACTTCCCGCTTGTATGCCATTTATATAAAATGTTTGAGATGAATCGTCCCCTACCACAGCATATTGAACCCATACGCCAACCGAAGAAGCGAGGTCATATCCTGAACTTCTGAATGCGGTGTCCCAATATCCTAATGTATTTGAGTTATTGGGAATTGTGATTGGAGTGTATTTAGGTGAATTTGTATAAAGCAATGTTCTAAATGATGCTGGATTGCCTGCTTCTAATCTAGCCCATGTGATATATGTATATCCTGTTGTTGGTAATGTAGGACCGGTACCATTTACAACAACTCTACTATTACCTGTGGTACAATCAAAACACTTTACCCCGTTCAACATAGTGTATGTTGCGCCAGTCAATGTATTGGTGTATCCATTTCCAGATAAATCTGTTACTGTTGTTCCACTACCGGGATAACTGCTAGCATTGTCAGCATCGATCCAGATGGCAAGATTCTGTGTGATGATACTAGCATCTACTACTCTTGTGCCGTTGAGGGTTACGCCTTGGATTATCATTTATTATTCTTTAAAAAGGTTTCAATGCATTTTGCGTTACTGTGTTGTTGTTTGTAACAGTCTGAACACTTGAAGTGTCAGTGGTCACAGCCGCACCCAACATCAAATACTGGGTATTGGCCGGACTAGTTAATGGTGCCGAAGGTGCTGTCACAGTGGCACTGGTGCTGTCATAAACTGCTGTGCCCACAGTGGCTCTTAGATTGGTGATAAAGCCAGGCCAATAGCCCCCGTAGAATTTGCCTATCCAGTTACACACGCCTGTGTAATCAAGATTATTGACCTGTGTGCCACCGCTCACACTGGTTCCGCCTGCGGCACCTGTAGCACGACTGCAGGTCACATAAGAATTGGTGTTGACAAAGGTGCCCACCCACATGGTTTCTACCTGTGTGCTGGCATTGCGGTTCAATATGATGTATTGCCACTTGTTGATTTGTAGGGTGTTGCTGGGAAAAGTATAAGTCCTGGCACCACCACCACCATATTTGTCCAAGGTAAATGACTGTGCATCAGTGTTGAACAAACTTAGCGCACCAGATTGATCTGTGGCAACAAACGCCCTTTGACTGGTATAGTCGGCATTGTTGTAGAACCAACCTTCTATGGTATAAGCACCGGTGCCCAGAGCAAAGCCTGGCGTCATACTGAGATATTGACTGCTTCCGTTGAACTGCAGGCTACCGGCCAAGGCGGTATAACTCACAGCACTGGGTACATTAGCCATCATGGCCATCATTGCACCGCTCATTATGCCACCCCCGTACCGTTGATAAACCAAGTGTCAGTATCAACTTTTATCAGAGTGGCCATACCAAATGTGGATACGGTTCTATTGCTAGAGGTGGCATTGCCAGCTAGATATAGTGTAACGCCAGGCCCTTGTGACACGGTGATGTTGCCTGTGCCTTGATTGACCACAGTGATGGCGGCACCAATCTGTTGTATTTGGCCAGAATTGGGAGGTATAACCAGGCTGTAGTTTGTGCTTTGTGTTGAGTAATAATGTTTGCCAGCATCGGTTGTGGTAATGGTTGTGTTGCCTGTAAATGCCACCTGCGGTATGTCTCGGTAACCCAACGCAAAACCGTTGACATTGCCAGTCACGTTGCCACTGGTAACCAAGTTGCCACCTGTGACGTTGCCTGTGGCTGTCAGCGTGTTTGTTTTGATATCGTCCAGTGCTACATCACCAATGGAGCCTTCCAAAGGATTGCGTATTGTTCTTGCTATACCATCTGTGCCTTTTAAAAATCCCATAATTGTTCCTTTGTTTTTTGTGTTAGTTTGATATGATCATGGTTGATCCATTAACTGATTTGGATCCAACCGTAATTCACAGTGACATTACCGCCGCTGGTGTTGTCGATACCAAAAGAGAACACATTGGTATTGGCCACAGCAGGGGAAGCATTGCTGATAGCACCGGCTGTGCCTATGATTTGAGCAGGGATGCTAGTAAACGCCAATATGTTGCCACCGCCTGTATAGTTCCAGGCATACTGATATCCTATTGCTGGCACGTTGGTGTTGGACACACTGACCGTGGCATTGTAGACTATGATACCGTTGGGTATGTTGCAGTTGACCCATAGTTGATATGTGTTGTTGATCGGCACAGTGAAACTCTGGGTGCTGTTGCCCACAGGCACCGTCCAGGAACCCTCAACCCTTGTGACCACAGGCACCGGGGTGTTGTTGGCATAGTTCACAGCAAAAGTATTGCCAGGTAGAGTCAAGTTTCCGGTGTTGTCAAACACAGTGGAATAACTGCCGGCAACTAGGGTAACATTTGCCTGCGTACCGACCACATTGCTGGTAATTGAAATGTTACCAATCAAGTTACCGGCTGTGATGTTTCCTGTGGTTGTGATAGTATTGCTACCATATGCAGCCAAGAATGTGGCCACATTGGCATTGCCATAACTTGAGGCTATGCCAGTTAACTGGCTACCATTACCAATAAAAAAGTTACCAGACACGTTGCCAGTGGCACTGACAATGCCTGCAGTTAAGATGTTGCCACCTGTGATGTTGCCAGAACCTCCTACTGTACCAGTGCCAAATGCTACATTGCCATTGAAATTTGCACCATTGATATTTCCGCCAGTTATAGTGCCTGATCCAGCTGATATGTTACCAGCAGTGACATTGCCCACAGCACTGACGTTGCCAGGAGCAGTTAAATTACCAGTGTTGCCAAAGGTCCAGGTCTTAGAATCATTTAGAGAATTTGCAACTATTTGTGCATCACCAATGCCGGCAGCAAGTTGAACATTTCCAGCCGGAGCATAAAATGCCGAAACATTGGCATCACTGCTGATAGAAAGATAATCAAAATTTATTCGACCAGCGGTTGGTAATGTCAGGGTGCCATCTGCATTCCAATACCACGATTTGGTTACTTGAGTACCACTACCATCGCGTTTGGCAATATCCAAGGTAGCATTGTTTTGTGATACATAGAAGTTTGAGTTAATGGCCATATTTGGGGCCACGATTACATTAGCGTTTTGCCACATCAACTGTGAATATTGATCACTCTGCATAGTGATACTTTCACTAACTGGTGCTAGTATTACGCTATTAGGGAATTGTGTAGTACCACCTGTGCCAAAGGTCCACTGTGCTGTGTTGCCTGCGTTGTCGTTGGTATTGATAACAACATTACCTGTATTTGCTAACTTGACATAGAAGTTATCACTACCTAAGAACAACTCGGTTGTATACAAGTTTCCACTTGTCATGTGTATATGGTCACCGTCATTCGCTGTTGGATAAATCAATAACTGTTGATTGGTAGTAGTTCCACCTGTTGGTTTTAAAGCAATGGCACTACCACTAAGTGATTGGTCCGGAATGTTGGTTTCATAAACAATACTGCCTAATGGCAAGGTCAAGTTACCAGTGGGATCAAATGTCCATTGTGCTGAGTTGCCCACATCGTCATTGCTGTTGATCACTATATTACCGGTGTTGGCCAGTTTGACGTACAGGTTATCGTCACCTAAGAACAACTCTGTGTTGTATAAGTTGCCCGTGGTCAAGTGCAAGTGATTTGCATCATTGACTGTGGGATAAATCAACAACTCTTGATCAGCATTGGTTCCACCTGTTGGTTTTAAAGCAATGGCACTACCACTAAGTCCCTGATCCGGAATGTTGGTTTCATAAACAACACTATTCAATGGCAAGGTCAAGTTGCCAGCGGTGTCAAATGTCCAGGTTTTGGTTCCAGCAACATTACCGGCCTGTATGGCCACGTTGCCGCCCTGTAAAACAGCAACATTGGCTTCTTCATCTGTGCCCAAAATTACATTTCCACTACCACCACCGGCTGCCACATGTATATCCGCGGCCCCGGTCAAGTAAATATTTAAATATTCGCTACTGCTACCATTTGGTTGTAGATTTAAGTTACCTGTGCCAATGATGTTGACATCATCAAAGGTCACATTGCCTGTGTCGGCAGTTGAAATTCCAGTGAGTTGACTGCCGTTGCCTTTGACGTAAGAACCAGAAATGTTGGCGGTGGTTGTGATGTTGCCTGTTCCACTGATGACATTGGTACCTAAATTGCTCAACAAAGTTGTGACATTACTATTGCCATATGTTGCCGGAAATCCATTTGCTAGGCTGATGTTACCTAAAATAAATCCACCTGAAATGTTGCCAGTGCTTGTGATGTTACCTGTTCCGCTGATAGTATTACTACCTAAATTGCCCAACAATGTGGTGACATTACTATTGCCATATGAACTTACAATGCCAGTTAGTTGTCTACCATTGCCAAGAATATTTCCACCTGAAATGTTACCAGTGCTTGTGATGTTACCTGTGCCGCTGATAGTATTACTGCCCAAATTGCCCAGCAATGCAGTAACATTGGCATTGCCGTAGCTGGATACCAGTGGTGATCCATTGGCATAGAAATAGTCATCTGTGTAAATTGCCCCGGCTCGTAGTACATTGTCAATGGCATCAACCATTATGGTGCTGTCATCTGCAAACACACTACCTTTTAAATCCCCAACAAAAACGTTGCTGGTGTAACTGATATTTCCTGCTGACAAGTTTCCTGTAATTGTCACGTTGCCGTCAATGTTTAGGCCAGTAAAATAACCCAACCGATATCGTAGATTTGCGGTACCAATATCATACACCTGCGATATATTTGGGCGCACATGATTTCTAGTAGAAATAACACCAGTTCCGTTGGTGGCCAGCGTTAGATTACCATTGGTATTGGTAACCTGTATGGTGTTGTTGAGTATGGTAATATTTGAGCCAACAGGACCGGCGGCCCAGATTTGGTCAAAATTATTGTCGGTTTTTATGAATGCTACACGTAACGGATCACCTGTGCCGTCATTGGGTGCGGCTCCGTAATTGATAATTTCTTGGGACATGCGCCTAGATCCTTTTGGTTTGCAGTATTTACCGCAAACCTGCGCATGTTAGATTTGCAGTTAAACGCTAAAGCTTGATCCGCATCCGCAGGTGGTGGCAGCCTGCGGGTTGTTGATTACAAAACTACTGCCCCATTCGTTTTCATCAAAGCGAATTTCACATTCTTGCATGTAGGTCATTGACATAGAATCAACCACAATAGTTAAATCGTCAAACTTAAAATCAAAATCGTCTTCATTTTGTTCTTCATCAAAGGTAAATCCGTATTGGAAACCCGAACATCCGCCACCTTGCACAAACACACGGAATTTGAGATTGGGGTTGTTTTCTTCAAGTTTTAACTCTCTAAGCCGAGTAACTGCTGATTCTGATATGTTCATAATGTATGTATATTATAGTTGTACATGGTGATGTTTTTCACACTATCCCCTGCCAGGAAAATAATCCTGCATCACACCCTCACGGTGTAAATCGTTGGTAATACAATGTAATCCACCATCCCAAAAATACCTATGCCGGAAATTACATATATGAGGAGTAACCCCATGCCTGCTAAACGCATCAAATACTGTTTTGTTGTATCCGTTTACAATGACATTTTGTTTGTCAACAACAATCATATTTACATCAAACACTGATTCTTCTACGTATCCCACCCAATGATTCATCCAGCTTTCTACGTAATCAGTAAAATCTTGATTTAACTCTTGCCCTGGAACCCACCATTTGCCTTGATTTTTTTGTTTTAAAGTTAGAAACGGTTGCACTTTTTCCCAGGACTCGCCCGGCAAGTAAACTATTTCCCAATCAGGAAAGTTTTCTGTGTAATTATAGGGTTGCATTATACTTAATATCAGCCCAGGAACCACAGGACAAAAACATCCGTCTGTGTGTCCGCTGGTGTCCATCATTTTAACACGATAGTTTGGTAATTTACTCTGCAAGTTCTTTTGTAAATTACTCAGTGCATATTTGCCCGGTTCTTCTTGATACGTTCCCACAATTAAATCTTTACCAATGCGAGTGGTCATTGCGGCGTTCATTTTGACAGACATGCCCATGTACTCAAATCCGGTATCAATTGGAAATTCAATTTGATTGCCTTGTTTTTCTATCAATGACAATATTGAGGAGTTTGTTTTTTTATTTCCTAAAAAATAAAACGTTTCTCCTAGCATTATTGAATTATCTCTAGGTTGCATTTCCCAGGGTCCTGGTACAGGCTGATTATTTTTAATACTGTACTGGGCACGATCCACCATGGCATCAATGTCAGGTCTGACAGTTTCTACACCAAAGCTGTTTAATAACTTGATTAGATTTTGGTAATCTTGTTCTGTTTCGTTGGCTATTTGATAAAATACTTCACGAACTTTTTTGTTTGTGATATAATCGTACAGTTCAGGAGGATAGCTAATGCCCACCGACATTACCTTTAATGGATCCCAATGCTGATAAACTGAATACACTTTTATTCCATTTCTGGATATTATAGACGTTGGTTGCAAACGTCCCAGTCAATGATCTTCCAAATATTGTCTAGATAGCGTTCTTTGTCTGCTTGGTAATCCAGTGCCCAGGCATGTTCCCACCAATCAATAAGTACGCATATATCTGTGCGAACAGCATGGTTGGCAATGGTCTTGATGTCACCACCGGTGCTCAAGTATACCCAACCTGATCCTTGAATTTTCATTGCAGTTTCTTTGAAAGCGTCTTTGAAATCTTCGTAGGTTTTAAACTTTTCTTCTATCAGCGCAAGTACTGCACCTTTTGGTCTATTGGCGCCTTTGGGAGCCCTAAGCTGAGGGAAAAACTTGTTGTGTAAAAAACTGCCAGCACGATTAAAATCCGCATTGCCTTCTCCTGCGTTGTACCGCTTGGCGTAGCCTCGGGCCAAGTGTTCAAAATGATAGTCTATGGTTTCTTCACTCATGACAGGTTCAAGGTCTTTCTTGCCATAAGGTAGCGGGGTGGTTTCCAGCTTGGCAGGACGGGTACTTGCTTCTACTAGATTGATGTGGTCACGTAATTCCATACATGTATTTACCGGCGTCGAGTGATACGGCCACGTGTGAGATCGTATGGACTAAACTCTACTTCTACTGTGTCGCCTAGTAAAATCTTAATGTTATGTTGTCGCATTTTTCCGGAAATTACGCCTGTTACAGGCTCTTCCATGTGTGCAAGTTTTACTCTAAACATTGCATTGGGCAACACGTCGATCACTTGCCCGTCTATTCTGAAACCTTCTTCTTTAGCCACGTTTTAAATTATTTCCTTTTTAGTAAACAATTACTTAGTCAAATTTCCACCAGCTTTGGTTTCCATTGATCAGCACGTTCTTCGTAGTTGATGTATCCACGTGGGTTGCACACAATACGAGTTGATCCAATCATATAGTCAAAATCTTCATGGGTGTGCCCGTGTGTCCACAGTTTAATCTGCGGGTGATCCAGGATAAACTCATCTAGACTACTGCTATAGCCACCGTTCATCAACTGTTCATTGGCCCATCTTGGATGAGTACTCATACGACTGGGTGCCATGTGTCCCACAACCACAAACTTTCTATCATGTTGTTCTGCTACAACTGATCTAATGTAGCTCACACTCTTTTTGTGTGCCTGTGCCACATGTGCTGGACGCAGGGTAGTAAAACCAAGATCACTGTTGCGGATGATTCGGAAGTCGTTCATCATGTCCGCAATGGCATGCAAGGTCAGTGGATCACCTCGGTTCATGTCAGTCCACAATGTGCTTCCAACAAAGGTGACATCATTGATGGTTTTAGAGTCGTTTTCCATGAAGTATACGTTGGGGAACTTGACACATTCTTCTCTTAGGTATTCGATGCCAATAGGCCACTTGCCATGATAGAATTCATGATTGCCAGCCACATAGATCACATGCGGAAATTGAAAGCTACAGCGACTCAAGAACTCACGAAAGCGCACAGCATTTTTCTGTCGAGAGCCCAGAGTTTCCAACATTGCCCCGGTGAGTAATTGGTTGCTTTCAGGATGGTCGTGCAAGTCTTGTGCCAGCATGATGTCGCCACCAAGAATCAACACATCAGCATTGTCCTCGTTCTTGATCATGCAATCTCCAAACTCAAGATGGATATCGCTAGTTACATAAATTTTCATTTGAATACTTTTAAGTCAGTTGGCTTGACAATTATAACATTATGTACTGTATCTTTATACTTGATTGGTAGGTCTAAGTGTACACTAACTCTAGGACCCTCAACCAGGTTAATCACAGTATCATTGCCAACAGTACCAACAAAGGGAATTTTATTCCATTTGCCTACAACGCGATCGCCAATAAACCAAGTTGGCTTATAAGCATTGCGTTCAAAATAGTCAGTGAGATTGCCCATTGTCTCGCCATTGTTGTTTAGCTAGTTTAAATTCTTCAATTATTTTTAGAATTAATTTATAAAGTGTTGGACCAAACAAGCCAAGAATAAACCCTGCTAAGAAAAAATTCATTGCGTCAACAAATGCTGTCATAATCAAAGTCCTTGCTGTGGTGTTTTTTTAGTTCAAAATCCATGTGTAATTTGTCAATTGATTTTTCCAATGTACATTTTACAATACTCAGATCGTAGGAGGTGTATGCACAATGTGTTGGAGTTTGATCAATCAATTCAATGCATTCTCTAACTGTGAGTTCAATTAGTTTTTCTACATCCATGATGCTCATCCAACGTCCACTGACATCTGTTCCTACTTTTTTAATTAACTTTTCTACAATTTCTTTGTTCATTTATCGTCTCATTGTTGAAATTTCAATGGCTTCCTCATCACTAAAGATAGGGACAGCATTGCTCTTGTGCATGGTACCAATACCTTTGACCTTTGTCCCTGTGTACTGTGGAGTTTGTTTGATAGTTACAGCACCAGTGACCCATGTGTCAAGACTGGGAATTTTAGGAGTTTCTCTACCCGCAGGTGTGCTCAATTTATATGTCAATGGCTCGGCTGTCATAGCACGGCGACGTCGACGTTCTTCTTGTTCAATGCCCTGTGTCTTTAGTAGTTCTTTCCAGGACTCTTCGAGTTCGCGAGCACGTTGTGCTTCTGCGGCATTACGGAATTTGATTTTGCCACGCTTCTTGCCGTTAAGGCTCAAGCTAGGGTGATGTAAGTGCATGCTCATTTTGTTATTCCCAATACAAATGCTGTGGCCAGGGCGCCGGAAGAAAAACGATAGCCTTCTTTGCAGGGCCAGTAGTGTCGGCCTGCTTCGTAGCCGTGTTGGATCATCCATTTTATCCAGCGTTCGTGCCGAGCTGTAAACTCTTTCCGAGCCCACCTCCAGTCGCCTGCATCGAGGCCACCTTCTAGTATGACCATAACGTCCTGCATAAACGGGCGAGTTTCAACAACAATATCGCAGTGATTGTGTACAAGTTTCATGCTATTATTATAGCATAACAAGATTTAGTGGTCAACTGGTATTTTACAAACCGGAATTGGTTCCATTTTGTGCAAGTTTCGGGCACGTATAGCACGGTATGCTTTGAGCCTTTTCTTTTCTTGTGCATTATCAACACCCGAATTGGTTTCTGCTTGGTGCATGGCCTGTTCTAATTCTGGATAAGTCATACCCAATTGATCTTCGTCGGTACGACCATCTGTCCATAGGCCATCTGTAGGAGCCGCATCAATGATTTCTTGTGGCAAGCCAAATTCACGACCCATGTCCCACACAGCAGTTTTCATGCAGTCACCAATAGGACTGATATCTACGCCGCCATCACCGTATTTGGTAAAGAAGCCCACACCAAAGTCTTCTACCCGATTGCCTGTGCCCACAACAATACCACCATGGCTTTGTGCAATTTGGTACAAGGTCATCATTCTCAATCTAGCACGTGAGTTGGCAAAAGCTAGATAAACTCGTTGTTCATCTGCATTTTCCCTACAGTAAGGTATGAGATTTTTTTCAAATGAATCAAAAACTTTGGTCAAGTCCATGCTCATGTGTGTGACGTTTTCTTGATAGCGATCCAACAACCAAGAAGCCTGCATTGAACTGCGATTATCTAGTTTCTTGTTTTGCCTAATAGGCATTTGCACCACAATGGTTTTTAGTCCAGTGTTGGCACAAAGTGCGCTGACAACTGAGCTGTCAATCCCACCCGAAATGCCAACAACCAGGGTATCAACTTTGGCACTACGGGCGTAGTCTTTGATCCACTTGGTAATGTGTTTAATGCGTTGCTTGGGTGTCATTTGATCTCCGGTGGTGGCATGCTTTTGAGTGTATTCCACATTTTGGTTTTTTCTTTAAACTCAGCTTCGAGTTTTCTATACTGGTCGCCTACTTCACGTAGTTGGTCCCATTCAGCTTCTAATTCAGGATTGGGTTGTAATAAATTAAGACGATCCTGAATTACTTTTAGTGTGTCACTGAGACTGACTCCGTTGATTTTGATATCAGCGTTTTCACCTTTGACATCAATTACGCCACTGCCTTGATTAGAGTTAACATGCACACCGGATGAGGCTGCACCTGTGTTGCTCCAATTAAATCCTGGCCCTGAAACTCCGGTTGTTATTGGTCCAATTGTGTACACCGGGCTTCCACCTGATATTGTCATTGACCCGTATCCTGACCCTAGTGTAATTGTATCCACAGTATTAGAGGACGCCATGGTATCTTGATCAAGCCATGAACTGTCATCAGTTGAGTCTGTTAAATCCAAACTTAATGTATCGGTTGTGGAGGACATACTATTAAACAAATCTAATTGTTCTGTATAATCTTTTTTAATTCCCATGATCCATCCTTTAAGTCTGTCCAATTAAGGACATCACCTTCTTGCCAACCGGCAGCTTCTAATAAATCCTCTGGGAACTTAAGAATAGCATCACCGGTTTCTGGGTCTTCTTCAACTGTAAGAGTCCAGGACTGAGTCATTTTATTTTGTTGCCAAAGCTTCTTTTTCTGCTGTGATTTCTTTACGGCGCTCTTTGATGCCTTTGCTCATTTCTTGCAAGGCCTTGCGAGCACGGGCGGCTGCCGCTTTAACACCCTTTTGGGTAAACTTCTCATTTTCTGCCAGGTAGCTTTCGTAAGCGGCTACGATTTGTTCGTGTTGTGTCATTGTAATCTCCTTAAGTTGACTCTAGTATTTTATGATTAAATGCCACCAATGTCAATGGTTTTTGGCACTCTTAGTCTATGTGTCTTTTGTTCCAGCAATCCCAGATTGTGATATTGTCCCAACCATGTGACCAATTCAAATGGAATACAGATAGGCCTCGTTGTTCAAATATCTTCATGCGATTATTTTCTATGGATACCTGAACATTTGAATCTTTGGCCCATTGTTTGAGCAGTTGCTCTGCATTCTTATCTCGCAGAATAACTATGTACAGAGCTTCTTGAGCTCTGAAATTGCTTATACTCATTTTAATGTATGGTTGTACCGATTGGTATTGTTATATCGTTTAACAGAGATTGCTCAGTTTCGTGAATCAAATCTTCAAACTCATGGTTAAGCTCTATGTAGTCTTCATCGTACTTGCTAGCAGACTTAGAATCCATTCCTAAAAGACGCATTATGTGTCCCATGCGTATTTTTTTATAACCATATGAGTGCATTACTTTGCATAAATCAAGGAGTAGTAATTTTATTGTGTCCTCTGAGACTTTGTCATCTAACATATTTTTAATTATGACTGATACAAAGATATGGTGTTTTTGGCACTCTAATAATTTATGGTTTTAGATTAAGAGGCCATAAAAAAGCGGCCTCTTGGGCCGCTTGTTAATATAAGCATTGCGCTTATACTTGGGCTTCAGGAGCCTTTACTTCTGTTTTTGCAACAGGAGCCTTGGTTGCCACAGTCTTTGCAGACTTTGCAGTTACCTTGATCTCGCCTTTCTTGGCAAGCTTGGTCTTCTCAGACAGCTTGTTGGCTACGGCATAGCTGGCATCACCAGTGTAGCCTTGTGTGTCTTGCAAGAACTGCAGGGCCTGCAGTTTTGTCATGGGCGATGGGAGTTCAACCAAATTAATGGCTGTGCATCCTGCCTTGTTGAGGATCTTGATGCGAGCGACGAGGTCGTTAGCAAAGCGAGCCTTTGTGGTACCGTCTGCGTTAGTTGCGGTACCTGCTACTGTAAAGAGTTTAGATTCTGACATAATGTTGCCTTTCAAAGTTGCCTATTAAGTTAAAGTTTGTATGCTGTTTTTATCAGCATATCATTAGTATAGCAAAAAAGGGTTTTTGTGTCAACCTTTCCTGCTATATTTGAGCAAGCAAATGTGTTGTTTTTTTGCAACATATTTACCCGCTCAAAACTGGTTAATTTTTTGTCCATGTATGTATTATAGCACGAATCAATTAATTGGTCAACCATTTTATTGGTAGTCTTTGTCCAATTTAACATTGGTCAGACCTGCAATGGTTTGGAAACGATTCCAGGCATCCTGGGCCGCAGGGTTGCGTTTGAGTTCACTGCTGGGCAGTACTGCCTCAAGCCAAATCTCAGAGCGGCGAGCTGGATGAGCACCAAACTTGCGTGGTTGGTGCAGTTTACCTGATTCCCAAAGTTCAATGCTGACACTACGAAACTTAGCTTCATCTTCGTCTGTATAGTGGCCCCATTCGGGATTACTCCAACCGCTACTCTGATGATATCCTTGCCAGATACCAGCCCATTGTTCATCATCGTGAGGATCAAAATCCGTGCGACTGATGATAATCAAAACGTCGTTGATGTCTACTCGACCGTCCACAATATCTCGGACACAACGGCTGTAACTAAGTCCAATTTTCATACAATGTTACCATGAAGAATTATAAAATACTTTCAATCCCATGAACAACTCAGCTCGAGCGTTCCGTATAAATTCAAGATCTTGATCTTGATAGTGGTCATCTGCATCATCACCAAAAAAGAATCCAGATGTACCTGGTAATGTACCTGCAATGACATCAAGCTCAAGTCGTTCTAAATCATCATAAGTTAACTCAAGTTCAATACCATTAAAGGTGTTGCCATCCTGATTGCCACCGTTGCGTTGATTCCACAGTTGTTCCATCCAACCATGCAGGTTAGGGTGCTTGCGCCAGTAAGCAAGTTCACGTGGTTTAGATACTACCTTGTTGACAAAATCCCTAGAATCTTGGTCAAATTCGGCACCCTCGTAAAACTCACTTTGTTGTCCAGCTCTGGCAGCCACGTATGCATACATATCAAGTCCCATGCTGGCGCTCCTTATCTAATTGCAATTGCATGTTCGTCACGTCGATTGCTGTAATAACGATGACCGATCCTGCGAATAGTATCTGCGGCTGTCTGCGGATCAGCATCAAACATATCCTGAATGTCATCTTTGGTAATGCCTTCTTGAGCATTAAAAATATAAATTTCGTAGTGTCGTTGACTATTATAACGTGCTCTGAGTTCAAGGTGCATCAAATTGGGAATCCTCACAGTATCGGGTTCACCTTTTAGTGCGGCCCAAACTTTGGCGCCCTGAGTTTCGGTAATGTCAATCAAGGTCTCAAGACCGTAGCAGTCCCACATGGCCAAAAATTGATGGTCTTTGGGATTCATAGTTGAAACTTTTTCAAATAGTCTTTGGCCAAGGACAAGTCTTCTTTGTTAATAGCATTAATGGTTTCGTCAACTAGTTCTAGCAAAATCAATCGCATGAGTGTTTCGCTCATTTCTCGTTCTTGAAGATCTAAAGTTGCCTGCCAAGCTTCTATGTCTTCATAGTGTTCAAGACTCCACATTATGTCCAGCATTTCAACCTGACGACCAGTGAGATTACTAATATTAATATCTTTATCAAACATTATAACACCTTAACACGATTGAGTTGGGTTTTGTTGTCACGATGAGCTTTTACAGTACCAATCAATTTGATTTGGATACCTGAATTCAGCTGAGATTTGTAGCTGAAAAACAAGGCTCGATTATCTTGGGTAATTGCAGTGACCCAAAAAATGTTGTATGTGTTGCTCCAGTTGGCACTCACAACTTCTGCATCTAATGCTACTTTGTCGCTGACATTGCCAACATAGCCGCCGCTGGCATTGCGTACACGGTCCTGGATTGACTGGCGCACCAATGCACGTTGATGGCTCTGTGGCAAACATGCAACCACAGCCAATTCCAGTCGATGTTGTACAGTATCAAATTCATCTTCAACAGCCACAACCCGGCTGACACTTGCATCAAATGCACTGAGCTGGCCTTTGAGCGCACGGAAGGTAAGATCATTTTGCAAGAATCTACGGCACTCGCGACCAATCAAACGATCCTCGTCGGTGATGGTACCGGGCACAGCCAGGAAGTCCATCATGATGTCACGATTGCGCTTCTGGAGAGTCTCATAGGAACCATCTTCAGTTATATTGGTCTTATCTTCTTTGAGATATTCTCCGTTAACACGTTGTGCCGCTACAGCCGCACCCCAAACATCATCAACAGAATACTTAAATGAATTCACTGTAGCTTTGGTGCGACGAACACCATAACGAGGATTGTAACCATTTGCTGGGTGAAAATAAGTCTTGGGATTCACGGTGTCTCCTGTTTACTTAACTAATACGTAGGGCTTGCTCCACTCACCAATATTCAGGTGAATGTAAAAAGCGGTGTCAAAATAATCTGTCATTGCATCACTGCGGTCGTACCACTGACGCTCGGGTGCAGTCTTGATGATACGCAAGAACTGATCAATTGCATCCTTGGCTTCGCCAGTAAAATGATCTTGGAACCAGTAGGGGTTAATCTGCATGTAACCTTCTGCAAGACGACTGTCAACATGACGGTGATCTATGGTCTGATTGTGATTTTCAAAGAAATCAATAGGACCAGATTTAACAGTGACTTCAACGCTGAGTGAACCACTGCCTTTACGGGCACTGAATTTAAACTTGGGGAATTGTGCTTTGAGTGCGTCGCGAATTGACTTGACTTCTTGTGCTCCGATATATGCCATTTTCTGCTCCTGTTTTGTTAGTGTATGTGTATATTATAGCAAATTGGGAATTATTGGTCAACCAAAATCAATTGGCCATCAAATTGATTTGGACCTGGTGACCTTCGTGTGTAATCACGGTGCCCACTGGACGGCTTTCGCCCAGAACTGGACTACGACGACGAATTTCTGCCAGATACTCCACAGCATATCGCAGAGCCGCACCATGCGATACTGTGGCTGTTTTTGTAAAAACATCATTGATGGTTGCATACATACCAAATCCGTCAATGATAAAACGAATTCGGGTGCTGTTGCTAAAACCAGATACGTGACGCATTTTGATTTCCTTTTAGCGGCTGAGATTCATAACACGGGCATCAAATTCCATGAAGCTGACTTCAAATGGAACAAACACTTCTTTGCCAACACGGCCAGCATCTTCAGCATCTGACCAGCTGTCTTTGGTCACTACAATCACAAAACAATCGTAGCCACGGTTGTCAATTTTTTGAACAACACCTTCAACAAAACAATCTTCGCGGCCTATCAACGGCTTGAAATCATATGCACGGATGGTGTCACCGACTTGAGCAATCTTTGCAAATTTTAACATACCAGCTCCTTTTTGTTTACTATACAAGTATTATAGCAAAATGGGCAATTCTGGTCAACCAGCTATTTCTGCGACTTTTTTAAGCAGAAAAACGTGGCATCTACTGTGTTGCGAAAATACAACAGAACTTTTAACTCTGATTTTCTGCCTTTTCTGCGCCATTCTTCGTTGAGAAATTGCACACGATAAAACCAACGTCGACCTGCTTGGGTACCCGGGAGGCCAAACATCTCGGTGGCTGTTGCCACAGCACCAACCTTCCACTCATCGGTCCAACTAATTTTACCGCCATCAACTCGTGTGGTTTTCATTAGTCACCCGAATCAATTTGATAACGATCGCCACAGTGGACACAATCATAATTGGTCAAACATCGCCCGGCATTACTGCTTTGATAATGGTGAGTGCATGGATCACCTTGTGCGTTCAATCGGACTTTGCCACGTGGGGTGCCGTACATGTACTGGCCGCCACAATTGGAACAACCTAGGGTGTCTGTGTCTTTGTCGTAGCCTGAATAGACATGTTTGTATTTTTGTTGTTCAGGGCTTGGCGTCACACGACCAGAGCCGTTGCACACAGGACAAGTTCCGTATTCTACTGTCATTTTATTTCCTTACGCAACCAACCACATCAATTCTTCTTTGACTTCAATGCTTTCGCTACCGTCGTACTCGTGGATTCTAAATTCAGCACCCACATCAAGCCAGGCAATTTCTAGATCTCTCATGCCACCGTCGTAGATGTCAGGATACTTGAGGCTAACGTAAACTGCTAATTCATCCCATTGTTCTTTTTCTACAAAATCAACAATCACAGGATTGAACACCAGCTCGGGCAACTCTTGATTCCAAGTTGACCAACCAGCACCAAAGCCGGGCGAGTACAATACTGCTACTTTACCGTCTCTGATTAATTTTTTCATTTTTCAATTCCCAAATGTTGTTTTATCTGCATCATTGCATCGTCGTATCCATTCAGATACAAGTTGGACATACAGTCTTGAGCAATGGCTTCTGTAAATTTGCGCAGAATGGAGTAGGTGTCCTCCATCTGATCCAAGGGATCTCTGTCCAGGATTTCCGCAAATTTAATAATAAGGTTATCTACGTTTTGATGCATTGTATTAAACTCCGGTATGGAAAGGGTTGCGTCTACGCAAATGAGCCAGTGCCGATTCTTTGCTGTCGAACCTACCACTGATAGGTGTTTGGTGGGCTCCACGCACAATGTACCAGCCACCCAACAAACCATTATATACGACTTTCATTATACTGTCTCCGCTGTTTTAGGATAACGATCGTAAGCCTCACTGGCTCCGTCACATGAGAATTTGCTAGAGCCAAACTGGTTGATCACATGCACAAGAATGTCATCATAAGCGGCCCACTCAATACACTCTTTGCGAGCTGTTTGATAGTTATTTGTTGTCAACAAAATTTGACGTCCAAATACATCTGTGATAGCATCTTCCTTAGATGATACCTTAGTTACCACTCGATATTTGTAAGGCATGTTACCGTATCGCATATCAATTGCTCCAGTAGGCTTCGCTGTCAACTCGGCAAGCCCAAGGTGTGTCAGCGTCAATTTTCACTGGCTTGCCTGTCATCAAATTACGAACAGTGATCTTGGGTGCCGTGTAAGTGTCACGGCTCACAATGTTCAGTTGGCTTTCGTTCCAACCTGCTTTGTTGCAGAGACGGGTACGAGTTGCTTTGGCGGCACCAAATGTTTTGTAGGCACGAGTCTTGTTGGGACCGTCGGTAACGATTAAACCAGTACCTTTTGAGACAATTACGTATGACATATCTAACTCCTTTGTTTCTTACTATACTTCTATTATAGCAAAATGGGTAATTCTGGTCAACTGTTTTGTGTGTTGTGAAAAAACAACACTTTCTGTCTATTTTTTAAGCAGATTGAGTGTTGTTTTTACGCAACAGATCAGAGTTCAATGGCTCTGCGGAACAAGATTTCTTGTTTGGAAAATGCCTGTATTTCCCAAGGCTGTTCCAGATACGGGACTTTGCGTCCGTAGTACTTGCCTTTCCACAGCTTGCCACGTGGTGTCAACTGCAAGGTGCCTTTGGCAAACTGTGCCACATGAGTGAGCTCGTGCGCCAGGGTGGCACCCATGGCCTGAAGATCCTTAACGGGTTTGAGCACAATCAAATAGGTGTCCAAACCTTTGAGAGGAACTGTGGTGCCCAGGTCTTCAAGGTCAGGATCTAATATGATGTGCAGGAGTTTTTTATGTTTTACGAGCTTCAATTGCTCTATCATAGAAGGTAGAAGTGCTTCTACGTATTTTTTGGCTTTGGGATTGCCTTCAACATAAAATTCCATGCGTTGCTCCTTGTTGCTATAACTTCTATTATAACAAAACAGGGAATTCTGGTCAACCACAGATTTCTGCTTAATTTTTAAGCAGTTTTATAGTGTTGTTTTTACGCAACAAAATCTATATAACCAGATTCAGCAGTCCAGTCCATGGTTGACAATTTCTTTGCAATAGCAGTCAGTGTTTCTTCTTTGGAAAACTCTGCGTTCTTTTTAATCCAACGTCGATGATTTTCTGCCAACACATCAATGTTGGTCGTCCAGCCTTGTTGCTGTAGGTTATTGACAAAATTTTCTTTAAACAACAAGTTAAAATTAATGTTTTTACCGTAGGTATTTGCAACACGATCGTACATGGTCTGCATCCATAATCTTTTTGATTGTTCAAACCAATACGAAGCGGCTTTTTCAAACTTTCCATTGAGGCAAAGAGTTTTAGCTATCTCAAACCAAGATTCGCCAGGTGCAACTTTGATAGCAAGTTTTTGCAGTTTCATTTGTCTTAGAACTATCTGCTCTTGTACCTGTGGGTCAGTGACTACAATATTAATCAATGACCAGTTGCTGTTGATAATTGGTTCAAATAAATGTGTGCTAACAAAACCATTTGGGGGTACAGGTAATTGCTGAACAGCATCCAACACTGACATTTCGTTGTCTTGTATTTTTCTTTCAAACTTTTTTAAAGAATGATCAGTAGGAACGCTGATACCGGATATTTTGGTTAGCTTTATTCCATTGCAACTGGTCACAAACAAATCACCAGCTGAGCCGCCATTGTAGGAAACAAAAGTATAATCAGTATTCATTTTTATGTTTGCAGATATGAGAAAGCCAATCAGGATTCCAGCGATCGATTAAATCTTTCTGTAACTGTCCCGTGGCTAGTTGTTTAACCAGATCTTCTGTGTCTAAACTGATCACAGTCAAAAACAATTCAGGGTCTCTGTAGGGATCTAGTATTTGAAAATCACCAAACCATTGCTGGAACGTTGGTTGAGAATGCAATTTAACAATTGCTGATCTCAATGAATTAACATTGTCAAATGTATGTTCTGGCAGATAGATTGCAGTATCGTAACAGTCAAATATTTGATTGACCAACTTTGAAGATTGTGCGTACAGTTCACCGTGATGCAAGAGTGCCAGATCGCCGTAGTATCCTGTGATTAAATTATTTGTATTGTAAAATGCCGGCTTGACATTGTCTAACTGACTATACGGATAATCTATTGTTTCTTGAGTGTCACTGTAGACTACGTCAAATGGAAGTTTGTTAAAATAAAACCTTGTGTGATTGGCTACAACTCCAGTAAACTCAACCTGATGATGCAATGCCAAAAACGCAAGGGTACTGGAGTCAAGTCCGCCCGAGAATGCAATCTGTGTTTTATCACTGATGTTTGCGCAAGTTTGTAAATTAGACAATAACCTTAGCTCAATGTCAACAAGTACCTGTTCCCAAGTTTTAATTTCAGGAACAATAGCAGATTTGATTTTTTTATACTGTAACCAATTGATTCCTAGCTCGTCGTGACAATTAAATTTAACCGTCAACGGAGATATTGCTGTGTCTATGTACTTGTTAATATTGGTAAGAATAATGCCTTTGCCAAACCCAAGATTAAAGTCTTTATAAAAACTAAACTCAACTGTGACTTCTTCGTCACCAAACTCAAACTCAACAAAGTTTCCTCCGTGCTCGCCTAAACGATAACCAAAAAATTTATCTTGATTAATATCATAGTAGGCATTAACCCAAAGATGAGGGGCCAGTTGATGACGATATGGGAACTCTGTGAGCTCTTGTTCAGCGATGCAAAAGTACATTAAGGTTGTTGAATAAGATAGTTATAATACTCGTAGTGCTTGTCTAACGTCCAGGCGGCTAGATCAACGTCAGTGCCATCGTGAGTTCGAAATCTTGCATTAAAAATATCAGTATAACGTTGCCACGGATTCCAAACACTCGGAGTATGACTGCCCCAACCTGATTCTTTAAGCAAATGATGTTTTTCTCTACTGAGTTTTACAGTTGGGCAATTAAGAGCTTGATCAATAGTAATTAGTCCTACAATCATTAAGTCTCGAATTCTTGCGGCAGGAATCAAGTGTTCAAAGTCTGTTTCAACATCGGCGCCAATTTCGTGATAATGAGCACCCATGCCGTCACGTTGTTTAATGCAATACTCGTGATATCTTCTTAGTAAATTGTCCATGTCATCTCTGACCAGTCGTAGAGTCTGTTGGTCATTTGTGCTGTTACGATAGATGTCTAGCACAGAAACCAGTCGGTCATGACAGTAACGATAAGTGGCTCTGTATGCTTCTTGGTTGCGAGGTGTTTTTGAATAAACTGGCGCAACAAAGTTTTCAAGTAGTTGTTGATTCATCTATTAATCCTATCAATCGTTTGGCCCATTGTGCATGACAGCTGGCGCTGTGATGCATTCCATCATTTCCTTTATTATCTACTATCCAAGATAGCCCTGGCAGTTTTTCATCAACATGCAAAACAATACCTTGACTGTTTAATACTGCATGGTATTGTTGATTGATGTTTTCAATCATGATGTTAACAATAGGCACCTTGGCAAGATTGCATAATAAATTACAAGTGATGATTGTTTGTAGCCAAGGATTATAAAAGTTTTCTTCACCCAATACTAATAGCTGTTTAAAAACGGCGCTGTCACTCTGAATGTTTTCGTTTGTAGCATAGCCATTGACCCAGGTGATACGTCTAAAAACATTAGGCCATTGGCATATTACAAAATCAGGTAAATTTATTTTTAGTTCATGAACTAAATGTTTTTCTACATGAAAACAATTGCCACCTGGTGTTCCTAAATTTTTTACAGAACGTTGATAATGTTTGCTTAGTAAGCTTACATAGCATTCATCGGGATTTACACCCACACCTGCTGTGTGGCTACATCCAATGGCAAGTGCATGGTTCATTGCATTAGTCCCGGAGCAACAACGCCTTCTTCGATGCCCATTTTAGAACCGTCACCGTGGAATGGTAATTCCAGTTTGCCGCCACCTACAACATGTACTTCTCGCAAGAAGTTACTCATTGCAGTCGGAGCAGTCCAGGTGGCACCGTCGCCTTTGTAAAAGGCCCATTGTTGACGCCCTTTGGCATGTACCACGCTGGAGTCATTCCATACATTGGCGATGCTGGCGCACAATTTACGCATCCAACCGTCGGGCAAGGTTAGCCCTGCACTACCAGCCAGGCGGAATAACTCGTACAATCCAATAAAGCAACCTTGATCGATTTCTTCTTGCTCGGGCCAGGTGTGCTGAATTGCATCCAATATATTAAACAATACTCGTCCTGTTGGGTCGGCGTCAATTACTTTTTGCGCATACTTGAAGTGGCTAAAGAAATAATCACTGTCGCCACGCAAGGCCACACTTTTGCGAGTATTCTTATCTTCAAGGTCGATGCCCAGGGCATCAAATTGATCTTGCATTTTACGAGCACGAACAGTTTTTGTCTCTCTGCTACCGTTCTTGTAACGAACTAGTGCATTGCGATGAAGGTCGCCGGGATTAAGACGTTTAACGCCTGTGTCGTTGAGCATTTCAAATGCATAACTAGGAAAGTTAGGGTCGTCTGTTTCTACCACAGCACAAGGTACCTCGGTATAGCCCAAGATGGCCGCGGCCAGGGTACGGTGCTGTCCATCGTATGTTTCCACCCTGTCACGACCTAGCACACGACATGCGCTCACTGGGGAGCAGATGCGAGGATCCCACTTTTTCATGATACTAAGAATGTGTTTGTGAATTACATCTCGTTGGACTTCGTAGTCAATCCACAAAATATCAATTTTTTCTTGATTGCTTGTTGGGAAATACACAGCCAAAGATTGAACACGATTGCGCATTGCATCAATCTGTCCTTTGGTAATGTTTAGTTCTTTGATGATGGTGGCTTCAACTTCTGAAGCCACATCGGTGAGTTTACGTGTGAGGCGTTTGGCCATAGTATCTTTCTTTCGGTGTTAATGAAAGTATCATCGTTACAAGCACCATGCTCGATCTGTTTGATACCGTTCAAGTGTTAGTATAACAAACTGTTAGATATTTGTCAACCTAGTACTTTTTACTTAAAAAAGATCAAGACCATCAGGCTACTTTGGATAATAAACCCAAGTGCAATGGTCACAATATTAAGGAAGTTACGTTGTACCACTGCCTGTGCAAACATAGCAGTGAGTCCTGCCCAGGTCAATAGGACCATGTCTACACTGGGCATTCGATCACTGAGTCCAGTTAAAACTGCAATCAGTGTTGGTAATGTGGCTGAGTGTAATAGCACAACTGCCAACCAACTTAGTGTGGCTGCCGAGATTGGAGCAATCCATTCTTGTAACCATGCAACAGTTTTTTCAATATCAAAGTTTTTCATTTAGATCTCACTTGTAAAAAATATGTCGGCCAATCTTGGCCACTTGTTTCTTGTTCCACTGCGGATTCACATAGTCTGCATGATAGTAAAGTGCATCTTTAAGTTCAGGCAGTCGGAATCCATCAACCATGACCATCTTGGCGGCTTCAGCACTCTCGTCCCATAGCTTTTTGTGAACAGGTTTGGTTTTGAAATTCTGTTCACAGTACCATGAGAATTGGCAAAGCACCCGTTCATAAATCACGTTCTTTTGGTGAACCACTTGACACGGATCATTGGGAAATTTTCCGCTTTCCACACGATTCATGACCACCTGTGCTACTGCCAGCTTTCCTTCTGCTGGTTCGCCTGCGGCTTCCCAGTAGACATTTTGAGTCATACATTGTAACTTGCGCTCTTTCTCTTTGAGAGCTGTTTTGTAGGCTCCGATCGAACCTACATTTTCAAAATCAACAGTGGCCAAGCTATCAAGTTTGTTTTGGACCACTGTATTAACTACTGCTATGCCGAACAAGGCAATTATCAAAAATATTGACAAATTAACTGTCATTTTGATATATTTTGTCATTGGTTTCTCCTTTGGTTATAGTGCGCAGTTGCCTGTGCACCAAGAGCCTGAAAATATACAAAAGCTCTTGATTTTCCATACTCTAAATTTCCGAGGACGTAAGTTTATATATGGGATCTATGTATTATATAAACTATACTTTATCTTGTCAACTAATTTGATAACTATGCCCATTTTAACAGAAACGCACAGCAATCTCTGTCAGAATCAAAATAAAATCGATAACGTCCCGGGCGCTGATCCGAGCTTACCTCTACCAATTGCCAGCGCCACTCATCAATTAACTCTGATTTGGACCAAGAAATTATATCATCAATTGCGCCGTGTGGTTTGGAAATTTCCTTGACATAAGGAAAGGTGTCGCCGGCCCTGCTGACATAGGATTCGTATTCCGGAACAGGGGTAAGTTGTATTGTGCCCATTAGACCTTTATATAGTTCTTGTGAATATATCGGTCTGCACTTTCTGCGGAGGGTTTGTAAAACAATACATGATCTGTTATGTTAAAATGATTGCAGAACGACTGCCCTAATCTTGTTCCATATTTCAAAGACTCAAATGTATATTCTTTTTTAAATTGCTCGTATTGTTGTAATTCTAGAAACGTTTCTCGAATCACTGGATTGATGTCTTTGATCAGTGGTTGAAACCACGGTTGTTTAACAGTCAAAAGATCACCTCAGCGTTACCAAGTTGGTAGTAGGCACGTGCTCGATGGTATCCACGATGTTGCTTGGGAAACAAATAAGATCGTAGACGTATATTATCTTGCGCCAACACACCAGTAAGCATGGACAACAATGGATTCTGATGATCTACTGATATCAAGCAAGGAGATCTACAAAGGTCTGACATGAGCCAAAAATCCACTGACTCCCTGGATCGACGACTCTTGAAGATACGCTCAATCAATCGATAGGTTCCATCTATCTTGTCAAGATTTATTCCAATAATTTTATTCTTGGTTACATCATCAGAAGTTTGTTCTATTACACGATCCATGGCACAATCCTCGGCATAAAAATAAGGAAGCCGGTAAATCAGGCCAAGTTCGTTTTTAGTAATATTTAAATCACCGCAGACTAATTTTCCAAGTTTGGAACGAAAATCGCTTAGAGTCCCGCCATACTTGAGTTGGCTCCAAGTGATACGACCTCTGTAGTATTCTCTAATTTTACTGGCTGTGGTACGGTCCTCGTCAGTGACAGTTACAGCATCAAGATCAAGCCAGCGTGTGCCTGGGTGACTCAACCAATGTCGATAGCTGGCACAAGATAGTGCAATTGGGTCGTCTTTAAAAGATACACAGGGCAGGATTGGATTAAGCAGAGATTCAAGTGTGGTTAACGCATTATTTTCAGAGAGATTCATAGTATTTTCCAATATCAAATCAGTCATAGTTGCAGTCATTCATTATAGCACAAGTTGTATTATTTGTCAATTTCCATCCAGGTATGGTCACCCATGTATTTTACTTGAGTTATATACTCATAATCAACTGGTGCACCGGTATTCCAATCATTAGGGCCGTGATGTGTTAGCAACATCTTTTCTTTTCGTTTATCCCAGGCCAACCAATAACATTGTCCCATTACAACTTGAAATTGATATTCGGCCGCATGCACAGCATCTGTAACATCTAGTCTACGTTTGATATCCTGTGCTTGTTTTTCCAATACTGCAACCAGTTCCATAATACGATCATATTCTTGCTGGGCATAGATCCTGGCATGATTGATCATTATATCTTTTTGTTTGGTAACTGGTACCAGATCAAATTTAGGTCCACCAGATTCAGTTGCGTAAGGAGTTACGTTCCTATTAAAGAAATGAATCAGTGTGTTGCCTGTGGCAACATCAAAACTGGTTCGACCTTTGGCAGAGTTTGGCTGGTCTCCCATTAATCCCACAGACCCTGGTAGTACTTGCCAAACAAACGGAAACCGTTTTGAATACGTGCTTCTACTATCTTCATGGCTTCATAGTCACATTGGTAGGTGTTATTGGGACCATCTTTCATTTGAAAGTACCGGTGTTCACCTTTGGGCACTTCGTTTCCGTCCTTGTCTACAGGAACACTAATCCAATCAATTTCACCTGAACGAAAAGCATCTTGCCATGAGTCGTCTATCTTGCACTCAAATGCAAAGATCATTTCATCCATGACCCAATCCCAACGCCGGAAGTGATTATCATCTATGTCCCACTCATTTTCTTTAGGCGGTGCGGTGGTGCTACGTAGGTGTTCAGGCACATCCTCATCTTCCACTAGCGGGCTACCATGTTTGGTTGCTTTGAGCTGTTTAAGCATGGGCAACACAATGTGAGCCAATGTGTGATCCATGCTCCAGGTATCGTAGCGATCAATCTTAACGTATTCAATCTTTGGATGCACACGATCTAACACCCACTGGATTGCTCTGCTGACAGGTTCCAATCGGTCACTCCACTTCTCGCACCACTCAGGACGTTCTACATAGGAACTCTTACCACCGGCCTTGACTGCCTCAAGGTCATCTTGTAGAGTCTGCAAAAGTTTCCAGCGAGCACACTTGGACCAGTCAGTCCAGAAGAATGCATAATCCAACATGGTGTAAGGTGAGATCCAGTGATCTCGATATCCGCTGAGATAAACTTTCATTTCATTTCTTTCCACTTTAACATTGCTACCATTTCCTTTTTTGTATCTTTAAATTTAATAGCCCAGGAATTGTTGTACCAAGCCCAACAATAATCTTGACCAGTTTCAAACCCAATACTAGATAACCAATTGGAAATTTCCAGTAGTTTCCAGGAATCGAACACCATCATTTGTCAGATCAACCAGTAGACTTAAATCGCTGAATAACAGCGTCATCACCGTCAGTGATCTTAATTTGTAATTGTTTATTTGACAGTTTGTCCTGCATCTCTTTAACTGATCGTCCTTGCACTACAAATTCATTGTTGTCTGTATTCCAAACGTAAAACATGCCACCAACTTCTTCTATTCGTGCTCTAATAACTAACTCTGACGCTTCACGAGTTTCTTGACTGTTTGCATTAATTAGCATGTCTGCAAGTCGGCCCAACACAATATATCCCAGCCACATGCAAACAATAATTCCAAATAATGTGCCTAATAAAAAATCGTTCAATTCCATTATTTTATCCCATACGCTTTCTACAATCCCAATACAACTTGTGAATCTCTGCGGCAGACTCGTAGTGTTCTTCAAATTCAAAGTACTCAGTACATTTTGTGTATAGATCTTTATTTAAATCAATATTATGCAAAGACTCTGCGTTCACAACACAATATTCGTCAGGTACAGGACGAACATGTTTTACTAAATTATGAACTTCTACTGCTTCTGCGATTACTGTTGTGGGTGCTGTTTCATAAAATTCTTTAGCAGAGTCATACCAGGGCCAGTTTTCTTCTTTGATTCCTTGATAGAATTCTCTCCAGTCGTTGCCTTGAATGCTGGATTTAAAGGCATTGAAATCATCTATGTATTGTTGCACTGGTCTACCACCCAGTGTTGGATGAACATTCAAGTAGTGTGCTAAACAACTTTTTTCATTGTCAAAATCCAATATCAATAGCTTATCATAATCATAGGTCGGCCAATCATGTGTGTGTAATATCTGCATAAAAGAATCTAATTTTTCTCTATGTAAAAATTCTTTTTTCAACCAATTTTTTTGATTACGGCCGGAGTTATAAACTTTTCTGCGAATAAATTCAATTTTGGCACTGACAGTATTGTCAATATCAATATTAAAAATATCAGCGTAGTTACATTTGTCATCAAGAGACAGCAACCATCTCAAATGATTGCCACAACCGCCCCTGGGGAAAATTATACCTTTACGCAAGTTTTTATTTGGCACGATTGTTAAGATATTGTTCGTGTTGTATCCATTTGTTGTTGACTAAAAATCCCCATTCACGTTTTTGAGGACCAGGCATGAACATGGTCCAACATTCTACTGTGGGATCTAGTTCAATCCTGTGATAACTAGTAGCACTACAAATCCTAAAATGACCAGGAGCTCGCCACTTTGCAATCTCGCCAATTTTTTCGCCGTTTGAATTAAACTGAGGAATCCATTCATAGTATCCACCTTTCAAAATTACAGTAGCATAAGGCCATGGATGATCATGTACATCATCGGGATCGCTTTTGAGAAACTTATGTACAAAAATGTTAAACGGAAACCATGTACGATCTTTAAGGAACACATAGTAGCGTTCTAGATATGGTTCATTTGATTGTCGATCCAGAATCAACCGATATCGGCCTAGTCGATGCATGAGTTTTTTAATCATATATAAATTATACACTAAAATGATTTGTTAGTCAAGTGTAGTACAAGGTTAAATATCGCACAATGGAATTTTCTGCTACTAATTGGTTAACTTGGCAACGTGCTTCTAATGCTGTTAATTTTTTGGATCCACCATTTAGATTAGGTGACTATTACCCAGATTGGTTCAAAAATCTCAAAGCTGACGTTAGACATTACTTACCCCAAGGTCATATGCAAAATCACACAGCTCGAGTATGTTTAGGCTTGCGTGGTATTAATAGTGTGGGATGGACCATTATTGATCCAAAGTACCCATATGTTGGAGGTCACGTGGTATTTCATCCTGAGCAGTTGCATGGTACCAAGTGGTGCGAAAAAAATTCTTCTGGAGAATATGTTTGGAAAATAGTCCTTATGGCATTGCCCTGGCGGGCAAAGATGGCTCCAGGATGGAGATTGATTGTTGGAGATTACCCACTGGCATTCAGTGAGGATTGGCATACATTTTCAGGTTGTGTGGATGCAAACTACAAGATCAATAATGATGGACAACTGGGATCCTTTTACAAATATGATGAGCCCATTGACCCCAACTTCAACTATTACAATATTGAAACAGTAATGGCTGTCAAACGAGACCTGATTGCTACTACACCGGGAGCTGTGACTTTTTCAATCATTCCATATTATGATCCAGATTATCAAGCCCCGGAGTTTAAAGGTTTTCCAAGTTTTGATTAATTGGTCAAGCAAAAGCCCTACTTGGTAGGGCTTTTGGCAAATGTGTCCAGTTTGGGCTGGACAGCGAATTTGGGTCTAAATTAGATTAGACCAGACCCAGGGCCAAAGCCTTGTAACCAGCGGCTACAATCTTGCGACTTGGTTTGCCAAGTGCGTACTCAGTTACGCGAATGCCATTGCCAGCTGTGCGGCTATTGGCATAAACAGCAAAGCCGTTTTGGCGGATGCGGCTTACTTCAGCACCCAAGTTACCAACGCCAAAGCGTTTCTTGGCTTCAGCTGGGCTGAGTGTTTCACCGCTTTGTAAGGCACGGAAGACCTTGTAAGTTTTGGTAGTTTCGTTAAAATGTTTCACAGTTTTCACCTTTCAGATTTAAAATAAAATGATGTTTTGTTTTACATCATGTGTTATTATATTACGTTTAGTGTAGATATGCAATAGTGTTTGGCAAACTAAGTTAAAACAGTTTGCCAATTAATCTGCATTGATATTCATTTTGATATGTTTACAGTCGCCTCGAAATCTAAAACCACTACAAGTGCAAGAATAGGTTCCGTTGAGTTCGGACACTTTGTATTCATCTCCGCGACTGCCCGTTACTATCCACACACGACCTTCAGGTTGTTCCTCTTTGGCCTGGAATTTCCATGAATTTGGCACTTCAACAAATTTACGACCACGTACATTAAATCCAATGGGCTTTTTAAATTTGAACGGAGAGTTGGTGCCATGCCGTACATAAGCATACATTTTGCTTTTGGAATCATTTAGAAAGTAAACATGATTTGGGAACTCGTCGGCCCATTCAGTCACTTCGAGATATGCCTTCATTTGTTCACCGTCACACTAGATTTGAATACGCCACCTATCACTACTATAGCCAACCAAGTCTCAAACGAGTAAGGAATAGCCAACGCAGGAAACAATGTGTTCAATGACCAAATGGTTACAATAGGGCCAATGACGACCAAAAATACAATGAATAGAATTGCGAGAAAAAGCTTTGACATAAAATTATCCTTTTGTCTGATGTCGATACTCACGTTTGAGCCAATATTTGTATTTTTGAAAATATTCTTTCATGGTCAAACGTGGCTGTCCCCAACCGTCGTGTTCGTCGCAGTTGTCTCTCCAGAGATCATTGAGCCATTGACGAAACGGTTTAGCAGTCATACCACCTCTAACATGTTAGCAGGAACTTTCCACAACCCAGTGGTCAATCGACCATTATTAGATTCGCGAATTGTAATGTATTTGATAGCAATCTTTTCCACAGTACCAACAACAGTTACTCCACGTTTGGCACTGGTAAACTTTACAGTACTACCAATGGTCACACTTCGTTTCTTTTGTTGGGTAAGTTGGGTTCGGGCAAATCTAATTGCATCACCAATGCTAACCAGCTCATCATTGGTAAATGATCCGGCAATGATTGCACTATTAATTTCTTGGATGGTAGTCATGGTTGTTTCCTTAACATTCAATATCAATATTACGACCTTTGTCTAAATCTAAACGAAGGTTTCTACTTACTCGCTCTGCAATGATTTGGTCAAGTCGTCGTTGTTCAATTTTTTTACTGTAATCTTGTTCCCGTTGCTTTTCCAAACGAGCCTGATCCAACCGATACTGTTCGGTATTGTACTTTATAGCACTTTGTTCCGCTCTTGAGATATTCATGCTGACAACACCTTAAGCCACTTTGCGAAAGTATTGGTAGGGCAAACCCAGATCGTAGCACAGGTATTCCCAGTCGCCATTGGCGTTAGAGGCATCCATGATCCAACGAAGTGCTGTCTCACGGTTGCCAGCACCCATACAGATGGTATTGACCACATGACGCTCAAACTTGTCGATAGCCTCAGCTTCAGCGGCCTTGCGAGCAGTTTCTTCACGCTCAATGGCTTGACCCAGGACCACAAACTCAGATGTAAAATCGTCAAGAGTCCAAGCGGATGTATCAATACCACGGGGACGAAAGCCGTAGGCATCCTTGTACATGTCCCAAAATGTGCATTGGGCTTGTTCCAAATCCGACATCTCGTCCCACGATTTAAGTTCTGTAGTCATTTGTGGCTCCTTTTTAATTACTATACAAGTATTATAGCAAATTGGGATTATTTGGTCAACCGTTTTATCAATAACTGATTCAGGGTTGGTTTGAGTCCCAACTTCTTACGTAAAAGTTCACCCAGGGTTTTCTTTTTTTGTTTTGGCATCTTTGGTTCCTTTTTTGTTTTCATACTCGTATTATAGCAAATTGGCAATTATTGGTCAACTGTATGCTTTTACCAGCCCAGAAAAACCAATTGCTACACTTACAAGATTTACAAACATCTGTGGTTTATTTACAACACGCACAGTCCATGCTAGAAACAGTATGGTTCCTATAAAAAATGTAAGGATATTGTAGGGATAAGCCTCGGGTCCGACGGCGTTTAAACTGTGCCCTGCTACTATAAACACGGCACCTGCCCATTGTAGTATTTCGTTAGTATCTAATTTCATGTTATTATTATAGCAAAATGGTAATTATTGGTCAACCAAAATTTGTTGTAAAAAAACAACAAAATTTAATGAAAATTTACCCATTTTGTGTCAACGATCTTGTGAGCACAGGCGTTATTATATTATACAGAGATAATTCTGTATATTTTAACTTTAAAGGAAACTTACCATGAAATTAGTCGCAACATTAATCGCTTCAGCATTTGCTGTTACCGCTTTCGCCGCAGAACCTGCCAAGAAAGAAGAAAAGAAAGCTGATGCCAAGCCTGCTGTTACTGCCCCGGCAGCCAAGCCTGCTGTTACTGCAACACCAGCAACGCCTGCCAAAAGTGAGCCTGCGAAGAAAGACGCACCTAAAGCAGACGCAAAAGCCGCAAAATAATCTAGACGATAGTGACTTTGTCGTCGTTGATGATGAAGTTACATTTGGACGTAATCGGAGGAGTTTGGAGTTTGGACAATTAGTACACGACAATGAACTATCTGATTACGTAAAATTTAGATTATGGTTGGCTAGGAATCTAGCCCTTATGAAGTATAAACAACTGCATGAGCAAACATAAAAGCCACCCTAGGGTGGCTTTTCAGTGATATTGAAGTCTATTTTTACTTCTTGTTAAATGCCCAATATATCACACCAATTGATACCAAGCCAACTAGTCCTTGACTGCCCAAGGCAGAGACCAGTTTAACAATGCTACCAACAACGTCGATACCCAAGAAGGGCACGGCGGCTCCAAATAAAATTTGAAGTACAACGCCAACGGCGATTAACTTAATACCAAGGTCAACAATTTGGCCTAAAAAGGCACTGACCATTCCATACGCTTTGTCCATAATATAGACTCCTTAAAAAAGCAGATTGTATAACCTGCAGAATTATTTAAAGATATATCCAGTATCAGGGCTAGTTGAGTCCGATTCTTGGGTATTTTAGTCATTAACTTGGTGCTTAATGATTGATTTTTAATTACTCAGTAGAAACCATTAGAGATATTGCAACGCAACATAAATACTCCGTAGAAACCACAAGTCTCTATATCAAAAGGAAAACACACAATGAAAACTTTATCTGACTTTATGTTAGGAATTATAGAACGCCTGGCCGAAATGTTTCCAGGTAGCAGTTATCAAAGCCGTTTAGATGCTTATCTAAACACCAAAGGCATTACCGATGCCGCACAGTTGGAAAATTATATCCGACATTTTAATTCTCAAAAGGAAAATTATCTATGAAAATTATTACAACAATTTACGAATGTTTAATTGCTTGGGCAGAAATAATCCATGCATATCGTCAAAGCCCTGCAAGCAAATACAACTATTGGAAATAATTATGGAATTGGCAGCAATTCAAATCATATTATTTGGAGTAATAATTCTTGTATACCTGGCAGAGGAGTCTGATAAATGACATTTATAGAAACTCTTGTGATGTTGTTGCGTTGGAAACAACAAGGATGGGAAGTACATCCTGTTATCGGTGATGACTTTGCTGGCTGGTTTTAAGTTACAACAACCAACCTAGATCTAGACGCTGATGTATCCACGGATAAATTGGCGTTTCAAAATCTATATACCAAATGCCATTCCAACCCAGGTAATTGGCATGTACAATCTTATCCTTGTTTCCTAGCCAATCGTCGGGATATGTTGGCTGATACTTTGAGTAAACTTTGAAATCTGATTTGATATTTTGAAATCTAATAGAATCAATAATCACTGCCATGTCAGATTTCGGGGGCTGTATTTCCTTGTAATTTTTATTAAAGAACTCAATACTTAATCTGTGCTGTCCAGGATACACTGACTGTACAATTAAAAAATCCTGTCTACTTGAATCTGTAACTGTCCATAACACATGGTCATCGAGTTTGATAGTATATTCAGGAACAGTTGTTACCATTCTTGTACTGACTGAAAGATTAATTTTGATATCGTTTTTTTGCATAACCGTACTCATCTAAAAATTCTGCTAGTTCTGGCACAAACTCACGCAAGTCATGTTCTCGTAATTGATCAAATTTAGCACAATAGTCAGTTAGTTCTTGTCTAACAGTTTCTATGTTGACTCCAGTCTGGTCCAACAATCCTATAATCATTTGTGCATGATGAGATATTGATTCTACCACTCTTGATTGATTTCTAACGTTAATATTGTGCAGTACATCTTTATCTTTGAGAATAAATCTTGCAAGTCTTGATTTAATTACTTCCTTGGCCGAGTTAGGAAGGTAACAGGGTCTAAAAAACTCTGGACGATGTAGGACATTACTGTCAATAATGATAGAGTGTTCTAGACAAAAATCCAAAAGTTTATCGTAGTGCATCAGACTTAACAGTTGCGGAACTGTGCGTAATACTGTGCTAAATTTTTCATTTGAGTGGGCTAGATATTGTCGAATGTTGTCGACAATCTTGCTAGTTTTTCCTGGGTATCGAATATAATCATTACTAATGTCTAGATTCTCAATGCTGATTTCAATCTGCACAGACTTAAATTTTTCTAATTGTGTCATCAACTCTGGATCGTAGATAGTTCCATTGGTCACAAAAGTAAGATGGAAATCTGTGTGATTGTTGTTGCACAAGAATGTTATCAAATCTCTAAATCGTTTATGGTACAACGGTTCTCCGCCCATGACATGCAGACAAACAATATCATTGTTGTTTAACAAGTGATCACAGAATTTTCCCCAAGTGGGTGTATCAGTCCAGTCGTGTTTGATCGGAATACTAGAATCTCTTAGGCCAATTTTATTTAAATCGGCAGCCAATAGTGTGCTGTTAAACCCATCACACATCACACAGGCCATGTTGCAAATATTACTAAAGCTAATATGATAAAATCTTGGACTAGATTTATCAGCATTGATAATTTTCCAAACAGGACTTTCTTCTGCGCTTTGTTGAAAATCCTGTCCCGGAAATATAGCAGCCTGCAGATTTCTGCGACTACGAAATGTTACTTCACTGTGTTGATCTTCTTTATAGCAACGATGACATCGGGCAACAGGGTTTCCATTGAGTATATTTTTTCTTGCAGATTGTGCTGAATTTGAATTTGAAAAATACTCATCCACAGTCATTGAATTGATATGCTCACTGTTTGGTAAGTCAGCACGATCAGCAAAATGACAAAAGTTCATTGTGCCGTCTGAATTGATCCTGACTTCAGTCCAGGGACTAATACAAAAAGTTTGTTGGTTGATATTCAATTTATTTTGTTCCATTGTTGTTACTTATCGTGGTAAATATAGGATGCGAGACTTAATTAATATTCTAGATAACCTTGTTTTTGAAGCACGTGGCCTTAGTGCCAGAAATCCCGGCGATGCGTTTGTACGTACCGGATCCACTGATGATCAGGACAAAATTGTTTTTCAAGGCATGCAATTTTATCCAGATCCAGGAAAATATCCCAGCTACGAAGATATGATTGCGGCGTTTGATCAAGTACAACGATCAATCAAGCACCCAATTGAAAAAATTAATCAACCAACTGCACGTACACTAGCATTTGCTATTGCACAATTTGATACTGCTGTTGGTCGTAGATATCTAGCCAAGTTTGCTTCGGACATTAAACCAGTGCGTACCCAAAATACTTTTTTTCAAACAGTAGACATCCCTGGGGGATTTAACCAAGTCAGCGCAAGAGGCAGTAAAGAAAAAGTTGGATACAAGCCCAGTGATGTGTTAACTAACTTCAAGAGTCAAACCCCATCTAGTATATTAGAACAAATAAAAACCAAATTTGGTGCAGACAGCACCGAGTATCAAGCGGCAGCAATTTTTAACAAGTCCACACAGTTTCCAGTTGTGGTTCCTGCTGGTAACATGGACTTTGGGGCTTTTCGTGATTACTTCTGCGAAATGCTACAGCCTATTGCTTTAATAAACAACATGCCAGTCAAGGGCAATGCTGGCAAGGCCGCAGAATTGTTCCTTGGGGGCGACTACAGCGATTGTGTTGTGTCATTCAATGAGGGTGTGGGCGGAGAACTCTATGACAGTTTATTAATAGCGCCAAATGGTAAACAGATTAAACTATCCAGTAAAGGTGCCAAAGGTGCAATGGCATCTAGTGTTAATTTACTCAAGAGTGTGCGTGAACTTGAAGCGGCAGGGATGACACAGTTTACTGAGCAGTATGCAGATGTAATTGATATCTTGGAAACCATCAACAAAGGCAATCACGACTCAGGACCATTAAACCTTGCAACACAACTTGGCATAATCGACAAAACTGAAGCACAACAGGTCATGACTTTAAAACAGTATGCTGGTGTAAAGGGCTTTGATATTGACAACACTGACTTAACTGATAATCTAAAAGCAATTTACAAAGAACGCAAAGCCGATGATCCATCTAAAATTGTACCATTGAATCATTTGGTGTCTAGCATTGCCTACAAAGTCTGTAACGAAATTAATTTAAAAACAAATTTTAGTGAAGCAGGTGCAGATATTCTCAATAACTCTGCGTTTGTTCAAATGTACACTGAAGCTAAAAAAGGCAAGGAAGAATTTATCATCACTGGGTTTACCACAGTATGGCCCAGCAAGTTGTTTACCGAAGTGACGTTAGAAGCACAAAAGAGTTATTCAAGTACTTCGAGCTCGGGCGGCAAGTTGGTATTTAATATCAACAAAGAACCTAGAGTAGAGCCCAACGTAGAAAAGTCAGCTACCACTAACACACCCGGAGCAAACAACGCTGGAGAATTGGTAGACTACATTCCACCACGCAGTGATATCAAAGCGGCCGGGGATGTTGGTGCTCCAAAGAATCCCGATCAAGCATTGGGTCGCAAGCGCCGTCCTGGTGGTCGTTAACGAGCAAGTCGGCTAATGGAATTGCAGATTCCAAAGTCCAGTGCTTCCTCGGCACTGAGCCAGACATCATGTGGTGGCAACAAGCATTGTTTTAGTTTATCTTCATCAAGTCCAGTGGCCTGTTTATAGTGATTAAGCATTCGTTTCTGGCAGAGTTCAAACTCTTTGACTGTGGCAAACAGTTCGTGTGCTTTGCCATCTGATCCCCAACTAAATTGATGACTCAAAATACTGGTATTTGGGGTTAACAATCTTCGGCCTGGAGTTCCTGCTAGAAATATCAACAAACCCGAAGAAGAAATCTGACCTAGCCCAACAGTCTTGATTGGTATGTTGCTACTCTGCATTACGTCGATCAATGCAAAGGCAGGCTCCAAATCTCCACCTTCACTGCAAATCATTAGCAGTAGTTCTTTTTTCTTTTTCTTAACAACATAGTTGGCATGAAGAATCCATTCAATTACCGGCTTAACACTTTCGGTATCTACTGGACCCATAAAGGCATACATACCAGCTTCAAGCAAGCTTTGTCCAGGGCTAATGTAATCTTCGTCATCTTTAATTTGTGTCATGTAATCTCGCTCAAAAGAAAAGGGTCAACTAAAAGTGTATTATAGCACACTTTTAGCTAACCCTAGTACTTATGGTGAACTTACTGGGGCTTTTGAGTTTCTGTACGTTCCATCTCTTTAAAGCTTTCACGACTACGGGTTTCGGCTAATCTGCGCTGGTTACGAGCATCAGTCACTTTCTGGATTCCGTTTGCCTCCCCAATTGGTAGTGCAATTAAAACATAGGCTCTGAAACGCCCATTTTCTGGAATAACTTTGATGCCTTCTGCGGCAACTTCCACACCCGAAATATCAACACCTGGGCAATATGTTTTAATTGCCAGTTCGCTGAACTCAGTGCTGGCATTTTCACTGTCTGTTCGGTAAATCTTGCTTTGCTGATTTACACGGCCGCCTGCACTCATACAAATTTTACCAAATGCAACGGTTTTAGCTTTGCTAACTGCCATGCTGTAATCTGGGCTCACAGCCGTACCATTTTGATAAACAGCAGATTTAGAAACTGGTAGGTCAGTCATCCATTTGGGTGCTCGGTCAATGGCCTGTTCGGCCGCTTTTTCTCTGCGCTGTTCATCATGGTAAACCCTGCGTTCGTAGGGGTCTTTGGGAGACGAACTACATGCCGCCAAAATAACCACAATGGGTGCCAATAAAATAAGTTTTTTCATAATTTTTCCTTAACGAGTTTTAATCCATTCGCCGGCTTTTTTAAGATCTTCGCCGGCACCACCTACTGCTCCGCCCATGGTTCCACAGGCTGTGAGCATCGAGACAAGTAATATAGCAACTGCTTTTTTCATTTTGCCATCTCCTGACTTTGAGTTTTAACTGTATCCACCCCTTTGTCTGACATGCGAGCAATACTGCTGTTAGTAGCAAGTATCTGACCAAAAACTGCAAGCATTAGGACAAGTAATATAGCAACTGCTTTTTTCATTTTGCCATCTCCTGACTTTGAGTTTTAACTGTATCCACCCCTTTGTCTAGCATACGAGCAATACCGCTGAATCCAACCGTAGCAAGTATTAGACCAAAAATGGTACCAATAACAAACATCTTCATTGTAGCCTCCTGGCATTAGTTAACATAGCACAATTGTACATAAAACGCAATATCCAGTCAAGTCAAAATTTGTCCGTAACTACCCATTTTCCTTCTCGGATTTGGCAGATAACACCTTGGTATGTTCGAATATCACGAGCAACAAAATTAGATTCAACAAACCATTTACATTCGGTTCCATTATGATAAAAACGTTTTGGGTATTCTGGATGGGGCCTAAATTGACCAACATCACCAACTGTACCAACTTGTGTGCTAGACAGAACGGACAATTTTGGTTGGTCCTTGCAGACCAGAACTTTTTCATTGGTGGTTTGGTTTTTGCCCACACGTTCTCTAACCGAATCATCGGCTCTAGAAACTGCAATGGCACAGGCTTCATTTTCAGGTCTGTCACCGGACCAATTGTACTCACCAAATGCAGTATGCCAATTTACCCCCACTCTGGCTCTGAAGTCAACTATGCATTTTTTACCAGAAGCAGTGGCAACTACATCTCTCCTGATCTGACTGCGTTCTGCAATAACCGCTGACGTTTTGGTCACTGTACGATCTTGTAGCACACATTCTTGAGCACTAACAGCCGCTGGTATCAGTAAAAGTATTAATGTTTTTTTCATGAACAATCTCTAGACAAGTGCATTAGATGTTGATTAATCAACCAGTTTGTGCGCCCATTATGAATACTTCGACGCTGGTAGTGTTCTTCATTGTTTGTCCAACGGCTCCAGGGTTGTGTTAAATTTCCCACACCTGCCAGCATGCGTTCATCTCTTCCAGAACGCATGCTCTGCAAAAATTGCATTTGCTGTTCTTTAATGCGACAATTGATTTGAAAGCTTTCTAAATCAATGGCATGCATCGGCTGTTGTACAGCACAGCCACTAAACAGGCTGACAAATATAACGGATGCGCCAAATACGGCCACGGACTTGGCGTTGAAATTCTGCAGAATCATTTTGGGTACTCTGAGTTTCTAACCATCTGATTATAGCATGTCGATTGGCACAATCATCAGGAATGAGTGTGACGTCAACAGGCGGCCGGGTAGATGTACACCCTGTAATTAATAAAATGGATAAAAGAAAAATCCTGTTCATGTAGCTATTATACACAAACAGGATTTATTGGTCAACTAGACCGGTAGCCAAATTACTTCTTGGCTGTGTTATTTTGGTAAGCCTTCATGATACCTTCACCAAACTTGGTGTAGTCAAATTTCATTGCTTCCTGGCCAGCTTTTACCATTTCTTGTGATACTGTAGTAAAAGTATCCATTCCAACCTTGGCAGCTTTTTTGGTGTAGTCTGCTTGGGCGTCAATAAACTTGACCATTGAGTCTTTAACAGTTTCGTTTTGAACGAATGTATTAACAAAAGTTTTTTTACCGGTTTGAACGGTGTCGATTAGTGCGTCTGCTGTGAACATAGTGTTCTCCTTTAATTAAGCGAGTTTACAATTTAGGACCCGGCCTATCCAGCGTCCTTAGTGTATATTATATATGATAAATTGTTGCACCGCAACATTTTTACGTGCTATTTTGGTACTTTTGGATAAATTGATAGTGTCTGAGTTTAGTAGTTAAATATTATTATGTACAACATTTACGTAGACACAGAACAAGCCCACTGGTGGCTCAGTCAAGCAACCACATTTTTAAAAATTGGAGACTATACTGTTACATCAGATTTAGAAGAATGGTCGGCTTCACCAGACCGAATAGCCCTGGTTGAAATTTTAGAATTTTCCAATGAAGTTAAAGAAAAAGTCACCCACATTTGTAAAACCGGGCACATGGTGTTGATTTTCATGCCCAAACTGGTTGAATCCGATTGGTGCAAAGAATTTGATTCTTCTAATGTGTTCTTTTTTATAGGTGGTAGTTTAAATTTTGAATTAAACTACTCAGAAGTAAATTTGTGCCCTTATTTCTTTTGGAGTACCAAAGATTTTTATGTTGGTAATCCAAATATACTGGAACAGTTGACATTTGAAAACAAAACACATTATTTTGATGTGTTGTTGGGCCGACACAAGTTGCACAGAGACATGGTGTTTAAAAATATTGACCATGATAAAAATATTGTTACATATTTTCCAACAGATCAAGATCTTGACCTAAGAAATTACTCTGAATCTGAATTTGCATGGCCTTCTGAAATATTGCCCAAGCCCGAACAGGAAATTCCATTTACTGTGCAAGAAGTCCTGGTAAACAATCAAATTGTTAGCTTGAGTCAAATTATACCAGTGGACATTTATAATAAAACACATTTTTCATTTGTGGCAGAAACTGTGCCTGCTAACGAATGGACTTTTTTTACAGAAAAGATAGTTAAACCAATACTGGCACGTAGACTGTTTATTGTGGCGGCTGGCAAGCACTATCTGAAAAATCTAAGACGTCTTGGGTTTAAAACATTTAACAAAGTCATAGATGAAAGCTACGATGGCATAGACAACACAGAAACTCGCGTTAAAATGGCCTGTGACCAAGCAGAATACTTGACCGCTTTAGATCCAGCAGAAGTCACACATCAAATACAATCCATTGTTGAACATAATTACAATGTCATGATGGACACTGATTGGCAACAAACAATGCATAAAGACATTGCAAGTGTTCTAATAAAATACCGTTATCTTAAAGATCATAGTAAATAACATATAGGAGAATCAAATGATTACATTTATTAAAAAACTTTTTGGGCTAGAGAAACCCGCAGTTGCGGAAGCAAAGACAGAAGCACCGTATAAGGTTGAAGTTGCACCAATGGTTGATACAGCAGACATTGCTATTGCTCAACTTCCAACCCCGGTAGCTGAAATTGTGCCCGTGGGCTTTGCTGACATGCCAGTGACAGTTGCACCAACAGAAGTACCAGCTAAACCCAAAGCAACTGTTAAGAAACAACAGCCTAAAAAGAAACCGGCTGCTGTCAAAGCACCTACAAAATCTCGAACACCCCGAAAACCCCCGGCAAAATAAAATTCTTTAGATTATATCACAAGTGGTATAACAAGCCAAATGCCTTGGGTTAACAGCAATGTTCCAAAAATACTTACGCCGATACTGCCCCAAAACATACGTTTGTCCACAGCTAAAATACTAGCAGACAGTAGTACAATGGCCAACTGGAATGCCATTGCGGCAAACGTCAACCATGGGGTATGTTTCTTGGCTTCATCACGTTCGGCTTCAATCTGTAATGCTTTGGCCATCAACTCTTTCTTGCCCTCACCTTTGGCTGGGTCAGACTCGTAACGATCAATCTTGGCTTGTAGTTGTTCTTTGCGTTTTGGATCTGTGGTGGTTTCTAACTGTCCTTCGGCAATACTTTGTTTGATACTCTTGGCTTGATAAAAGTTCCAAGTATCATTTGCTTTGATGGTGTTACTTAATATCTTGCTACTAAATCCGCTAGACATATAGGTTGTAATTGCTAATAATAGTGCAATGACAGTAATGACCCATCCTGCTCTATCTTTAATTTGTGCTTCACGTTCAGAACGTGACAATGTTTTTACTTCTGCCATGTTAAGTCTTTCTTTAATATATTATTTATCTGGTGATCATAGCAAAAGTGAACAGCACAACAGGGATCGCTATTGCCATGAAACTTGTACCTATAAGCAGTCTATCTATCATGTCGGACTGTGCTTGTATCCTGGCATTTTTTATGTCTGCCTGTAGTTTGGCACGTTCCTTGTACATACGCACACGCTCGGCCATCATTTCATCCCAGACATCTTTGTTGCCAGACCATATCAACATTTCTTTTAGTTCTTTTTCAGCATCACGCAGGGCTTTACTCTGCATGGCAATCTGTACAGACATTGCTCTAATCTGTCCGTCAGTGAGAATTTTTTTACTGGTTTGTGCCTCTATGCTGGCAGCGTGAATTGTGTCGCTGTTTTCAAAAAACTTAGCAAACTGACCGTATAGACTGTTGACATCTTTGCCTAGGGCAATGGCCTTTTTGATATAATTTACCGATTGTTGAGCGGCCGTGAACGCAATGCCAATTGTGATAGGATCAATCATGTTTTCTTAGGATCCTTATCTTTAGGTTGCGGCGGGGGTTTAGACCATTCTAGGCATACCACTCTGCGATTGTAGACATCGCCCGTCCATGTCCATTTCACACACCTTGGCTCTTGGGCTAGCATACCTGCTAACATTATTGAGCCTATGGCGTTGAACATGTTACTTGTTGGCCAATGGATTATCCATGGCTTTTTGTATTTTACTATCGACTTCTCTCTTTAGTGTTTCTACTTCGCGATTGATTTCTCTACGGGCCGCAGTAAATTCACTGTTGATTTCTTTGCGTGTGTTTTCCATATCTCGGCGAATTGCAGCCGCTTCGGTCCTAGCACGTTCCAGGTCTTCACGCACAGCCTTGCGCATGTCACGCATTTCTGACTCAGTTTCACGCTGTGCATTCTTAACGCTACGTTCTACTTGCTCGGTCACAGTTTCATTACGGCGAATATCATTCTTCAAATCAGTTTTGATATCACGTGTGTAGTCGCTGGTTTTGCTAGAGTTTTCTTCGATCACTGCCAGTCGCTTGTCAAATCCACTTAGGTCTGGAGCGGCATATTCAGCAATCTTTTTCTTCATGCCCACGTAGTCTTTGTACACTTCAAATGATCCATACAGTCCACCTAGTATAGATGATACGATTGTGGCTGCAACCATTAGTTTGGCTGGGGTAAACTCGTAGCCGCCAATGCTTATAACAGTATCTTTTGATGCGTACTTTTTGGCGGCTGCTTCTAGTTCATCAACCTTTGCGTTTACGTTTTTTATTTCTTCTGCCATTTTTGTTTCCTTATTTGTATTGTAGGTTCACCAAGTCTTGGTGTAATCGATCACTAGACAATTGACGTAAGACTCTGGCATTGTCTACATTAACTTGATTCCGGTAAATCTCTCGTGGTGCATAGAATGCCACATCAGGCATCATCATTGAGTATGCTTGATAACCAGCAGGTTGTGTCGCCATTCTAGTTATATCTACCCTGCCTGCTAGTTCATTTGGTTGAACATTTTTGTTTACTGCGTCTGTCTTTTGTTCTTGTGTAATTGCATTTGGCAACATCGGGCGCTGTTCTATAGCATCATTTAACGGTGAACGACCGCCTACTTTGATACCTTCAGTTTGGGGAGTTGATTCGGGTTCTATTTGTATATTTGATCGTCCAGTTGGTAACTGAAATCCAAAGTTGGTTAATGATGATTCAACTGCTGAAAATGCACTAGTAGAAGGTGCTGAAATAGAGCTGAATTGATATGTTGTAGTAAGTGCCGATAATCCTGTACCAGTACTTTGAACAGTTTCAGTTGTGGTTGCTTGCGTTGGCGGGCGTATTGCTTCTATACTTGTGGCAGTAGAAGCTTGACCTGTTGGTAATGAAAATGCACTGACTTGAGTTTGAGTTGCTGTTCTAGTTGTGGTACCCGATGATGCACCTGTTACTGTTGAACTACTAGCCATACTTTGTGCAACTGCGGAACCAGCTACTGCTTCTGCTTGTTGCTGTGCAGATGTAGCAGATTGAGTAGCCTGTGCTTCGGCGGCCTGAACAACTGCTTTTGCTTCATTGCCTATTCTAGCTTGATTACTACTAATCATACTCATTACGGAACTTAATGATACCGGCGAAGATGATGTGCTTTTGTTATCACCGGCTGTTTTAACTTCACCTGCTCGGGGTTGACTACTGCCGCCACTTGGTGGAGGAGGTTGATTTGCAGGCGGTGGACCTGCTGGATTATTAGAAGCAGTTTGTGTTGTTCCTGGCGGTGGTGGACTACCCGGAGGAGGCTGACTTCCAGGTGGGGGCTCTGAACCTGGTGGTGGCTGACTTCCCGGCGGGGATCCGGCAGCTCCTTCAGTGCCCGGTGGAGGTGGAGGTCGCGTGGGGTCAGACTGTGTACCAGTTGTTGGGTCTATGAATGGTGCACCATCAGTGCCCATCATATTGTTTGAAGTTGTATTATTAGCCATGGATTGTTTAGCCATAGCATAAGCATAGCCCTTACAATTAGTACTATATAAGGGATTAGCAACACAAGGATCAGCAGTATAAATCATTGTTGCCCATGCACCTTCCACAGAAGAACCGGTGCCTGATGCTGACCCTACAATTCTACCTGTACCCAACATGGATTGATTCATACTAACTGGCAACAAATATTTGTCACTAACCGATCCACTGGTGCCATCACCCGTAAAACTGTAAGTCTTTGATTGTATAGACTGGTTGCCACTGTTTGTAAGTGAGACTGTGGCATTAGCATACGCAGGTATGTTCATGGTCCAACTACACGACCCATCTTGATTCCAAGCAGTACATCCTGAAAAACCTTGCCCAACTCTCCAGTTGAACCCGTAGTTGAATCCATGTATGGTTGCCCCAACTCCGGCATTCTGCAATGCGGTGTTGATTGCAAACGCTTGATTTAGACTTGATCCACCTTGAGTTGAATCTAACAAATTATTGGTATTAAGAATACTGCTGAAGCCAGCACATGTTGAACTATAAGCAGGATTGGTAGCACACGGATCTACTTTGTATTTTAAACGAAAATCAACATTCATAACTTCTGGACCATAATTGCCTGCCCAGAAATTATTATCTCTGCCCACCATACCTACTTGTGCTGTGCTTAGTGTTGATGCAATGTAAGATGTAGCAAATGTCTCGTTGAAATTAAAAGTAGTCCAGTTGTATTTGTTATTAGTTGCCGCAGAGTAATCATAGTTTGCTATTAAGTTGCCACCTGAACCATACAACTTGACATAAGCGGCAAGATAATCCTGTCTAGCATCGTCCCATCCATTGCCGTTCTTGGCCATGAAGCTGTAGTTAAATCCAGAAAGTTGCACACCTGCTCCGCCCGCAGATAATGCTGTGTTTATGTTAATGACCTGATTCAGGTCTGCGGTGCCATAACTGAAATTGATGTAGCCGCCTGGTCTAATACTAGGGTTTGGTCCACAGTTGCCTGGTTCACCGGCATAAAAGCACAGTTGATTAACATACACGCCATTGTTCCAGGTACTGGTTGTACCCGTAGGTGAAGTACTGTAATTTATTAAATTACCTGTAGTGGATATATCTTGACTGTTAGAATAACTTGCGGACAACAACGCCAAGGATAGCGCCAATGCCAACTTTCTTATAAGTGTCATCTATTTTTACCTCATCCAACTTTGGAATCTTGTCTGGATTTGCTTCCCACTGTGCTCGTGCTTGTTCACCAATCTTGCCTTCGTATGGGCAAGGGGTGCCTGCGGCCAACATAGCATCAAACACTCTACGGTCTTGGCACATGGTAGCAACCGCCGCAACCTTCATGCCCATGTCATACAAGGTTTTAGATAACTTCAATCGTTCGCAATTCATATCTCTAACTGTGCCACCCGAACTTACACCAAATACCTGTGTCTGTACAGAGCCTGAACTACCTGTTGAACATAAATCAGCGTTGCCGCCACTCAGCATGGCAGGTGCTACCGCAGTAGGAGGAGGTTGAATCACTCGTTGCGTAATTTCAGTTTTATTAATATTAGTATTGGTTACCTCGCCTTGCTGAATATTTGTATTCACAGAACTGTTTTGATTAATATTATTATTGGTAGCTGTGATTGCGCTGGTTGAAGTACTGATATTACGATTGGTCATATCACCAGTGTTTACATTATTGTTAGTAGAAGTGCTTGTACTAACGTTATTATTGTTGTTGGTGGCAGTACTTGTACTGTTATTAATGTTTCTATACGTCATATCACCGGTGTTGACGTTGTTATTATTGTTAGTTGCTGTGCTAGTACTAGTTGAAGTATTAATATTTCTATAAGTCATATCACCAGTGTTGATATTGTTATTGGTATTAACATTAGTACTTGAACTGGTGCTTGCATTGTTGTTATTGTAAGTCATTGTACCGCTATTAACATTGTTGTTGTTATTGTTGTATGTCATTGTACCGGAGTTGACATTATTGTTATTAATTGTGCTGGTACCTGAATTAATGTTGTTGTTGGTGTTGACACTGGTGCTAACGTTGTTATTGTTGTTGGTGTTAACACTGGTGCTGTTGACCGTGGCTGCGCTGGTGCTAGTGCTGTTGCTATTGGTATTGCTGTTTGATGTTACTGTGCTGGTACTGTTTGATGTACTGTTAGTATCAACTAGAGTCTTGGAGTCGTAGGTACCTTGATTAATAAGTGTACTTGTGCCGGTGGTTGTTCCACCAGCAGAACTGGATGTAGTAGTTGTTTGTGCCGTGGCAGTGGCAGTGACCACGAGCACCAGGCTAGCCAGGCCCAGGGCAATTTTTTTCATCATACTCACCTTATAGTTGTTATTGTCTCCGTATTTATTTGTTATAAATCAACAGTTTAGTGGGTATAAAAAAGCCCCTTTCGGGGCTCAGTGCCAGTTACGAGTTCTAGCCGTACTCTATTTTGTACGCGGTTTATTTAATCTGTGTCCACACACGCTCACGGATCTGCTTGGTTAAACTGTCTGGCAATGCCACATAGTCCAAATCAGCGGCATCTTTCTTACCATTCTTAAATGCCCAATCAAAGAACTTTAGTACTTCGTCACTGGTGGCTTTGCTCTTCGGTTCTTTGTACATGATGATGAAACTAGCTGAACTGACAGGCCAAGCATTGGGATTACGTTGATCCACAATACTCAACCCCATACCAGGAACACTAAACCAATCAGCACCGTCTGCGGCTGCGGCAAATGTTAGGTCATCTGGACTAACATACCGGCCTGATTTGTTCTGTAGTTGTAGGAATGTCATGTTGTTTTTCTTAACATACGCATACTCTACATAGCCAATTGAACCTTTGATTCTGTTCACATTGGCAGCAACGCCTTCATTACCTTTGCCACCAACTGCTGTAGCCGCCGGCCACTTGACTGCGGCACCACGACCCACACGCTGTAACCACTCAGGGCTAACTGTGGCAAGATAGTCTGTCCAGTTAAATGTTGTACCTGACCCATCAGCACGATGTACAATGGTGATAGGTTGATCGGGTAACTGTTTACCTGGATTCAATGCTGTTAATTTAGGATCATTCCACTTGGCAATGTTGCCCAAGAACACTTCTGCCATAACTGTACCAGTGATGCGTAGTTCACCTGGCTTGAATCCGTCTAAGTTTACAACAGGAACTGTTCCGCCAATGATAGCAGGAAACTGAACTTGTCCCATCTTGTCCAAGTTCTCACCGCTTACTGGGGCATCAGTTGCTCCAAAGTCCACGGTCTTGGCATTGATCTGTCTGATGCCGCCCGAACTACCAATACTCTGATAGTTTAAACTAGTGCCTGTGGTTTTCTTATATCCTTCGGCCCACTTGGCATAGATTGGGAATGGAAATGTTGCGCCAGCACCTGTGATGTCTGCTTGTGCTGATAAAGTTACTGCGGCTAATAAAATTGCTAGTAGTTTGTTCACTGAGTTCTCCTTGTTGTGACAAGATTATTTAAGGAGAATAATATTACAATTTTGTTACAAAATCATACATGCCAGGCTCTATATTTAGGATCAAGCGGCCTTGAATAACTCGTTAGCAAGGTAATTACCTTAAACGTGCTAGGCCTACCAGTCTAAACACGCTCAGCCACATCCATCCTGCATCAAACTCAAACCAGCGACGACTCAGTCTAGGGTTAGCAGGATCCAAATGATGGTTATTATGCAGGCATTCCCCACCAACAACAATATCCCAAGGAACAATGTTTCTACTGTGATCTTTAGTTTCGCCATTTCTATATCCCCACCAGTGACCTAGACCATTGATGACTCCAGCGGCCCAGAATGGAATCCAAATCATTTGAATGCCCCAAACTAGTAAACCTGGCAGGCCAAATATCAACAAATCTATTAGTAGCATAAGCACAATACCAGCTCGGCTATGCTTGGTGTAGACATTTTGTTCCATCCAGTCATTAGGAGTACCTACTCCGTACTGAGCTACCATTTCAGCGTTTTTGCTGGCTGAGTGATAAAGTCCTGCACCCTTGAACAACACACGCCAAATTCCGTAAACATGTGGCGTGTGCGGGTCACCGGGCTGATCACTGAATCTGTGATGTTTGCGATGTATGGCTACCCATTGCTTGGTGACCATGCCAGTTGTGAGCCATAGCCATGCTCGCATGAAGTGTTCAAGTATTGGATTGAATTCTATTCCCCGATGGGCTTGTCCGCGATGTAAAAATAAAGTGACACATACTATGGTAATATGTGTCACTATCAGTGTGTATATTAGTTCTATCATATAGTATATAGCTAACAAAAATAGTGCCACATATAGCACTATTACTGCAAGGGCTTAGGCAAGCATCCTGATCAAGCCAACACTATCAATTGTGGTTAGCAATAGGTAGTTAGCCAGCATGCCAAAAGATTTCCTAGTCCAACTAGCCCAAGCATACATGGCACAGCCAATGATCCAAATAGGATAAAGAGTAAGAAGCGGAGGAGTGGGGACTGTGAGTGCCATAGTAATACTGCAACCAATACTAATAGCCCAAGCAAGCAACTCAACAGCAAAGCGAATTCTATGGGACTTAAAGTCATCTTGTATCCAGTCAAACGTGGGTTTTAAAAGTTCATTCATTTTTTATTTGGAAAGAAGTCTTGCATTACCCCTTCTCTGTGTAGATCAAGTGTCACGCAATGGATGCCACCGTCCCAGAAGTATCTGTGTCTGAAATTGATAACATGTGGAGTGATTCCATACCTACTTAGTGCTTCAAACACTCGGTCATTGTAGTTAAACACAATTACGTTCTTTGGGTCAATGATCAGCATGTTGACATCAAATACTGTTTCCTCAACATACCCAGTCCAATGACCAAGCCAAGTTTCTACAACATCAATTACATTCTGATCGTATTCGAATCCAGGTATCCACCATTTACCGTTGTTTTTGGCTTTTAAATCCTTGAATGGTTTAATGTGATCCCAACTCTGTCCAGGGAGATAAACAACTTCCCAGCCTGGAAAAGTTTCTGCATAAGTTGGTACATCTTTTAAACTGATAATTAGTCCAGGAGTAACCGGACAGTAAACAGCATCGCCGTGACCACCAGTGTTGATAATATGTGTGCGATTATTTGGAAATTCTTGTGTTACTACTTGTTTGATTTTATTCTGGTCGTCAGTGTACGACTCTGTGGCAAAGTATAAATCTTTGCCGATACGTGATGTCATCATCCCTTGCACACAGGGATGAGGACTAGTCTTTATTATATTGCCCTGTGATTGAATACGATCAAATATTTTTTTATAAGGGTAGTGATGACGGAACACTTCTTCTTTACTTGCATCAAGCCAATTATGCACATCCAAGCATTCCTGCTGTACATGACTTGGTAGATCAGTGATGTCTACAGAATTTCTTGGCCAACTTGGATCTTTAATTGTTTTGTAAAATTCTTCCCATTGGTTGGTTGGTCTATAAAACGTTTCTCCAATCATAACCATAATATCTCTAGGTTGAAGGGGAGGAGGTGTAAAAGGAGTTCTTGTTTGATTAAACCACTCTGCAGGAATTTCTGGTCTTAATACTTCAACACCAAAGGTTTCTAATACTGTTGCAATTTTTTGCAGGTCTTCTTCTGTTTCAATAGCAATACGCTCAAACAGTCTACGCACATGCGGAACTTTGATCCAGTTATAGAATTCAGGTGGAT